CCCGTTAAATTTAATCAATCTACTATATCTACTGCTACTAAAAAAGCATTAGACGTTGCTTGTGCAAGAATCCTGGACCGTATGGTTAAAAAAGGAATCTTTAACAAGTAATGAAAAGGTTTATTATTACTCTTATTGTCGTAGTATTACTACCGTTCTATGGGTATTCTCAAACTCTGGTACAAACATTCATTGACCCTTGTACAAAAGTGGTCTCTACATTTGTTATCCCTATTACTGGTAGCACTGTTATTGTTTTTTATAACAAGTCTCGTGTGTTTACTGCAGCTGATGTTAGGAGCGGTGCTTTTAACACTTGGCTTAATCAAGTATATGAAGATTATAGAAAGTTATCACCTTGTTCTGTGGCTCAAGCTTCAGCAACTAGCACTCAGATTACAGCCGGTGCTGTTTCTGCTGCTGTAAGTGCTGCCGCATCAGCAGCTGCTTCTACTGCCGCAGCGTCTGCTGCCTCTTCAGCTGCCTCTAGTGCAGCTTCTCAAGCCGCTAGTTCTGCGGCTTCTTCTGCTTCTAGTAGTGCAGCATCATCTGCAAGTTCTTCTGCGGCAAGTTCAGCTAGTAGTTCTGCTGCCAGTTCATCATCATCTACTTCTTCCACAGGTGGGAGTTCTTCCAGTAGTAGTTCAGAATCTAGCAGCAGCAGCTCTAGTGAAAGTTCTTCTAGTTCAGAATCATCATCTTCTAGTAGCTCAGAATCTAAATCTGAGTCTAAATCAGAATCTAAATCAAGTGGTGGTGGATCTAAATCTAAAGGAGGAGGTTCTAAAGGTCCTGCTAAAGTTAATCCTATATTATTTAACTCTGACTTTACTGGTGGGCAAAGTCTAGATAATAGTTTCAGTATTATTATGACCGGTGGGATATCTCAGTCTTCTATGACTGGGCAATCTTCCTGGGGAATAACCGGTATGTTGTGGAGCAACTTTCAACAGTTTGCTCTTAGTAGTAGATATACATTAATGCATTTTGATGAAGGTAAACTTCAAGGTATATCTAACTTTGGTGCCACTGCAGCATATGCTTTTGGTACAGTGTTTGGTTTTGGTACTTACGCATATATTTATCCTATGGGTAAGTGGGGTGTGACAGGAGCTAACCTGACTGTTTCTTTTGCTGGAGCAGATTATATGCCTACTCCTTCTAGTGACCCTCAGAAACAAATGAGTGTTACCAGTTCTATTCTTCTTTTCTACACAAAGCCTTTTACTCTTTCACGTAGATTAACACTATCACCAGATATATATTTTTCTGGTAGTCCTTTAGTATATCTAACTAAGGATGGAACATTTACTGAGTCAACTGATGTCAGTGTACTTACAGGTTTAGGTGTTGATTACTCTTTTACTAAAAGATTTAAATTAAACATAGGGCTCAAGACTAGCATTAGTTCTAGCCCTGATATCCCTATGTTATTTTTTGGTGTAATAGGTTCTAAGATTAACTTATAGTTTCACCTTTAGAATTTACATTAAACATTCTTGTACCATCAAATACAACTACTTGATTATTATCAGAATATTGTTGGATTGCATCTTGGTGGAAGTGATTAAATCTAGATCCTTTAACACCTATAAAGAAAGCTTTATCAGAGTATAAATTACAACGATCTTCTGCATCAGTAATAACTATTGCGTTTACACCGTTTCTATCAATACTTCTAATAGCAGCATCAGTTGTAGTACCACCTGATGTATCTAGCATAGCTAAAGAAATAGGATCATTCTTAAACTTAGTAACGTGATTGTTAAACAAGTATACATCATTAAGCATACCCATTTCACTAAGTTTAACTGTAAATGCTTTACAAAAATCTAGTTTATTAATTCTATTTCCGTTTGCATCTGTTACACCACAACCATCAGACATTGATCCTGAAATATCTATATAGATATCTATCTTACCAATTGACTTTTCATCTTTAACTAAAATATCTTCAGCAAAGATCTTACGTAATTTAGGATGTAGTTCAATATAGTCATCAAGACCACCTAGATTATCAGAGTTAAATAAGTCTTCGTATATAGTCTCTTTCTTAGCACTAAAGTAAGATGCAGACTTATCCATAAGCTTCTTAATCTTGTCTTTAAGACTACCTAATGACATGTTAAGCTTAGATAGTTCTTGCACAACCTTTCTGATATAATCTGGACTAAGATTACCCGCTTGCTTTCCACCGTCTTTATTAACGTTATCAAACATCTTTTCTTGGGTTTCTTTATCTACAGATTCATCAAGACCTTTACAAGTATCAGTTGCATCTTTAACAGCCTGGTCTAACATGTTTTTAGCTTGTTTATCATTAAACATCTTATCCATAGCTTTATCTAAATCATCAGGATCACCTTGACCGTTCATACCATTCATAAACTGTTCATTAGTTTCTGGATCTATATACTCCATCATAGCTGATCTTACAGCAAAGTACGCCATAATATTTCTAGCAAAAATAGTAGACTTAAGATTGCTACCTTCAGCCATAATTTTAGCTACAGGATTATTAGCTCTCTCAAGCATTTTGAACTTAGTATAGTTAGCATCTGTGCGGTCTTCAAATTCTAAGTTTTCCATCTTATGATAGAAAAGCTTATGAATATCTTTAGACATATGCTTAGGAAACTTTCTATAGTTTTCTTGTACTTTCTTAGCAAAAGTATCATAGTCTGGCTTCTGATCAGGAGCTATTTTACTACTAGAAGATACTTTACGATATGCATCTACAATTGCATCTTGATTCTGTATGTAAGCATCTACTACTGTATCTACCTTACGTTCATCTATGTAATGCATGTATGGCTTAATAAGATCAGCTTTCTTATAGAAGTTAATCTTGCCAAACAATCCATCATCTTCATCTTTATAGTAAGACTGAATCTCACCTTTTTTTACTTTTTCAAGAATAGTATATACATTCTTATATTGTTTTGGACTAGCCATGTGTACAAAGTTATGGGTTATAGTATAGTGGATTCAGATGCACCCAATATAGGATGCATCTCTCCACTTTCATTTAGATAATAAATACTATCTGTTTTCCAGTAGTATTGACCACTTATATGACTATAACCCTGTTTTAAAAAGGGTTGCTAGGATCTTGTGGCATAGTTGCATGATACATTATTGCAGAAGAAGAATCAGATTCTGCTTCAGACATCATAGCTTCTAATTCATTATTATCTACTTCATCAACACGTGCTGGGTGATTTTGTAAAATATACTGCATAGAAACTTCAATTTCTCCTACTTGACCTGCATCCATAATACCTCTACTTGCATAAGTATTGATTAAACCTTCAATCTCTGCAATAGCTAATTCTAACTGCTCGTTAGTTTGGTAGCTATGTAACATTTCTACCTTACTCATTACTGCCTTAACTTCTGGAGACATTAGTTTGTTCTGTAATTCAGAACCTGCAGTTTGATCAATCATGATCTGAGCTGTTTTTACAAGGGCTTTATCTACTGAGATATCCCAGATATAAGACACAGCTTTAGAAAGAGTAGGTACGAAAGTTAATGTACGGTCAGAGCTATGTTGGTAACCAACTTCTAAATATTTTTCTAGCTTAGCTGCTGGAATATCTACTTCGTTGATCTCTACTTTATTAGGGATACCGATGTTAAACTTCTCACGGTAGTCACGACCACCTTTGTTGTAATATTTAACCATCTCACCTGCAGATACACGATTTACTGTATGCTTTAACATAAAACGGTCCCAGAATGGAGAACCTTTCTCTTCTTTAGGGATTTCATTACATGTAGCCACAAACAGTTTCCATTTACATGGAATCTTGTGCTTACCGTTAAATAAGAACTTCTCGTTCATTACACCTAGCATGGCGTTACGGATAGCTGAGCTAGCTTTATCTACCTCGTTGATGATAACAATCTCTGCATCAGCAATTGGTGTACTAAGAGAGTACTCATTATCTGTAAATAACTTACCTAAGTCAGGCATACCCTTAATCTCTGATGCTTTAGTACCTTCATCAGTTTCTAAGATGTAGATCTTCTCAGCAAAATCTTTTGCTGTCATCTTTCCATCTTTGTTTAACCATGCTTTAGCATAATCAACTACAGTTTTAGTCTTTGCTACACCTGGCTGACCGATCAATAGACATGGAAGTCCGGTTGCTTCAGCCAAAGCTAACATTTTAAATACTTCCTCCTTATTAATTAAAGAGGTTTCAATCTGACGCACTTCTTGCGTGGTTCTTTTAGTAATAGATTTTACTTTAGACATGTTTCTGTTAATTTTGAATTTTTGTTCTACTGTGTTATCAATTGTTGTATCAACCCAAGTTATAGTACCACTTGAGTCAGTAACTGTTTCTGCGGAAAAACTATATCTTCCTCCGTTAATTGCCATAGTGACATCTTTATAAGTTTGCGAAGGCTGAGAGGTCTTCTGCTGCAACTTCATCTTTTCCCTGTACAGAAGATCCGTCATTGCTGTTTTGTAATTTTCCAGCATCCCTATGTCTGTTGTCATCTTTTTCAGGTTCAGATAAGATGTCCAATAACTCATCATTATTTGGTTCTGTAGATGATACGGTGGTTGTTCCTCCATTATAGTCTTCTTTAGTGTCATCAATTACAGTGAATACTGTCACTGTGGTTTCAGCATCCTTTAGTACAGGATGTTTACGGATCATAGCAATCTGCTGATCTTTAGCATTATACTTTTCTTGGATAGATCCATATCCTAAATCATCACGCTTTAACCATGTAAGACCATTGTATAAGTCTTCTAAGATTTGAGATACATAGATCTCCACTTTGTTTACTGCCATCTTTGTAGATTTTAAAGGTTACCAATTAATTTTAAATTCTGGTCCGTTGTTTCCCTGGATAATTTCATTAGCCTTGTTAAAGACATCATTACAGTCCCATTTACCACCGTTATATACAGCAGAAGCAGGATGAGATGCTTTAAGAATGTAGTGATTTTGTCCAAGGACAGACTCTAGTTCTTGAGCTTTAGCTCCCAATAGGATAAATATTATACCTGAACTAGTCAAGTTTAACATATCTAATAAGTACATTATAAAATCATGCCATATATCATAATGGCTTCCCACCTTATCTATCTCACAAGTAAGAGCTGTATTAATTAACAGCACACCTTGATTAGCCCAGCGTTTTAAGTCTGGATCTTGATGAGTTGGAAACTCCTGATACACAGTACGTTCTATTTCTTGAAATATGAATTTTAAACTAGGTTGTGGCTTTTCTGTAAGACTACAACTAAAAGCTATACCATCAGCTACATTCATACTAGGATAAGGATCTTGTCCAATAATAACAACTCTTACGTCATTTTGTGGACATTCCTCAAATGCTCTAAACACATGCTTTAGAGGAGGAGTAAATCGTTTACCTGCTTCTCTTTGTAGATATAAGCTTTCTAGTATCTTATCAAAGTCACTAGATTGAATGAAACCACGTAACTTTGTGGCCCAGCCAGATGGTGTGAGTTTTTCTATTAGCTTACATTTAATTTCTTCTAGATTTACTGTTTGTGTCATAAACTTTTATACATTTGTATTAAACAAAAACCTAACAATATGTCAAATATTAAAATGATTAAGAAGGATGCTTCTATACAAGTAACCTTTGGCTCTGGTTTTATTCAAAAAATACAAGCCATTGTAGTTCATATGGTTAATGAACGTACAGATGAAGAGCTTGCAGAATTCCAGAGACTAGCTGTAGCTAAAGAAGAACTTACTTTAGAGTGGATGGAACATCTGTCTACTATGATGCTTCTTATGAATGAGATTGAAACTCAAGCTGAACAGCAAGGTTTTACTTATGATGCAGATATTAGCCAATTGGACAGTTAACACTGATGCCAATATCTATTGCTGCTTGGATTGCTAGTGATAGTTCTTCTCTAGAGCATTCACCAAAGCTTTTGGCTAAGAAATACTCTTTGCCACTAACTTCTCTAGCCAAGCATAATCCTGCTTTATCTTTTACTAATAACTTCATATTATCAAACGGCTCTCCTACATGTAATGCTAGTTCTCTAATCATTGCATGTAGCTTAGCTAATTGAGGTAAGGTACCATCATCCTGTTGTACTTCAAAGAAGAATTCTACTATAGTACCATCAGGAATATCTGATACAAATATCTCATGCTGCTTAGAAACAGCTAAGCTAGAGAATTCTAGCCTGCCGTTTCTTTTAATAAACTTACCATTAAAAGGCTGATGATTCATTAGATGATGTATTTACGTCAAAGTATTTAATTTTTCTAGGATCTAGATCCTTAAGAGCTTCAGCTACCCATCTTTCATCTACAGTGTCTTTATAACATAGAATATGTACATATGCAGTTTCTGTAGGATTAAGACGTAATAGACGTCCTAGTCTTTGAGAAGATTTACGCTCATTACCATATGCATGCATGATAATACCAGCTCTAAGTTCAGGTATATTAATACCCTCATTTAGTTGTAGTACACATGATAGTTCAGATATCTTACCATCTTTAAAATCTTGCAGATTCTGCTCAGATTCTAGATTATTAGAATGATAAGAGTGCTTACATATTCTATCTGCCTGATCCTGTGTGTTACAGAATACAATACATTTGTCTTCTATATCAGCTAAGATTTTCTTTACATAAGCTTCTTTAGTTCTAAAGTCCATTAGTACCCGCATTCTCATTACAGAGGCAATTTGTTCTTGTTTCTTACTCTGAGCTGCTACAATTCTTTTGGTCCAATAGTCATAACTCTTACGCTCTGAAGTATAAAACTGCATGCCGCTCTTTATACTAACAGGTAAACTGTTAATATTAGAGATAGGCATCTTGTGTACTATAATTCTATAGTCATTTAGAATATCATCACTAACAGCATCATCAGTAATATACTTGTAAAGCATAGGACAGAACTGATGAACCATCTTACCTTTCTCAGATTGATGATGTCTAGGTGGCGTACCAGTTAAGCCCAGTATTCTACCAGTAAACTGTCCAAGAAACGCTATATGTGAAAGAAGTAAGCTATGACATTCGTCTAGAACAACTATATCATAATGACCTGGATTCTTTTTATGTAAAGAAAGATAGGTTGTATATTCTACATTATCTAGACTTATACCAAACTTAGTTGCATCCGTATTCCAACTATCAAAAATAGATATCTTAGGAGCTACTACTAGTATTCTAAGCTTTTTCATATTAGCTTTCTGATAGTAGTCTATATATTGCAAACCTATTAAGGTTTTACCAACACCCATTGATATACCCAAACCACAACGTTTGTTAGCTATGGCCATATCAAGAGCTTCTTGTTGGATTTCTTCTCTTTTACTCATCTAGTTCATATTCTACGTAACAAAAATTACTGCATAATGTAATGATTCTAAGCTGTTTACTGCATTCATTATCAGCTTTACTGATAGCATCTCTTAGATTATTAGCTACTACTGCTTGTACAAAGCTACCGCCTTGTAAAACATTATCTCTAGTCATCATAGTAGATATCATAACATCTATAATATGTTCAGATACTATAGTATTGTATCTGTTAGCAAAATGCAATACAGCCTTTTTATACTTTTCTCTTGTTTCTGGCCAGTTATTATCCATAATTATTAATTTTATTGATCATCTTCAGGGTCTCCAGTCTGTATAATACCAAATTGATCACCAATTATGCGTAAAGTATTACCTAATTGCTTAGCTAAATTCTTTACAGCTTCTGGATCTAATGAGTTTAACCACTCATCCTGCTTTTCTTCAGGACAATCTTCAAAACACGTAGGTTGTCTACGTTCTTCATCTTCAAACTTGTGAAAGATGTATATACCTGATAAATTTCTTCTATTCATTTTCTTGTTGTTTAGCATCAGCATGACCTTGACAATAACCTCTTCTAAAGCCTATATAACTATAAGCTTGAACAATTTCTCTAATACGTTTAACCTCTTGTTCATTGAGATCAGGATGAAATGTTGGAAAATAACTTACCATTTCATCTGAGAAAGTACCAGCTTTTTCTATAACAGATTTAAAGAAACTATCATCACTGTCTCTACTGTCTATAATTTCATCAAAACCTTCCATAGTTTTTATTTCTTCTGACATACCACTTAGTTATTTTAAAGTTAATAATAAACCAAAATGTAAAAATTGCAGGTATTGCAATCCACCATACATATTCACGTTCGTTAAATTCTAATTCTATTAGCTTTTGTAATAAGTAACTTATAGAAGGAATTACCCATAATGGACTAGTAGATGCTGGATGTATATAACTATTTCTTCTAACTATTTTCATTTGTCTTGTTGTTTAACTAGTTCAATTAGTTTATCAATACAAGCATTTTCTGCTTCTTCATACGTACCATTAAAGTCTAGGTAGTCTTTTAGAAGCGTAATGCTCTTTCCATTTTTAAATATTTTGAATGAAAATTCATGCACTCCTATATCAATAAGAGAAACTAACTCATACTTTTCCCTAAACCACCTAAATACTTGGCTTTTAGTTGGAGCTGCTATGTCTTTATCAGGCATATATAACCCGTCCTCATCTAAAGAAGACAGACATAACTGTCTAGTTTCTATAGTGTAATGACAAAACGTACTTGTATCAAAGCCTATTGAACATAGTTCAAGTGCTTGATCAAAGGATACTATATCCTTTTCTGCTTCTTCTGTAGTGTAAAACATTATAATCTATTTTCTGATAAACCTAATTCTTTTGCTTCTGTAGGGTGGAGCTCGATCCATGAATGGCATGATCTACATACAGGTAACCATGTAGCAATACGTAAATGGTTCTCACCCCTACCTGCTTTATGATGTACTTCTGTAGCTGCACTTGTGCATCCTTGAAGTCTTGCTTTACAAGAAGTATTTACTGTAAGATATGCTGTACGTATTTTAGTATACTGATCTATAGTCTCCCGCATCTTTTTAGATACAGGAGCTATAGATTTAGGTTTCTCAATACTATACCAGCATTCCTTGCAGTATTTATCTTTTCCGTGAGACTTCCATATGTGTTTCATCTGGTTACAACCAGCACATTGTTTAAGTTTCGCTTGTATCCCCATCTCTGTTATTTAAAGCTGTTTGACTAGAATGCAATTTACGCTTTAAAACAATACTATCCGTTACAGGCTTACCTAAAATACTCACTGGTTGTGAGATTTTTTCCACCTCAATAGAGCCACCACCTTCTAATGTTTTTTCTAGAAGTAGACGGTCTAGTTCATTTTCTGGAATAAGTACAAGCTGTGAAATTCCATTGACAATAAATGTGTACTGCATGATAAAATTAAGTTAGTTTAAAAAAGTTGTAGGGCAGAAGCTTAGCTTGAACTAATCTTTCTGCAATTAAGCTTTCACTTGTAATACCTAAGTCTCTAAGACTTAAAGGACATTCAAGATCTTTGTCATAATACTCTTTTTCAGTAATAGACTTTGTAATAGGTGAGTTTGGAAATAATGCAATAAGTAGATTATCTACCTGTTTGCATATAATTTCTTGTTTCCACCTGTTAAGTAGTTTTTGTACTCTTGTATAGAGAACAATTACACTTCTCTTCTTTTCTGCAGACATGGATTTAAGTTCCTGTGCAGTATAGAAGTTTAAACCATATAAAGCTTCAGCATATAGCTGTTCTTGTATAGGGTTAAATCCCGCATGTTCAATCTTTTGATACCTCACTGTACCATAAAGTTGAATTTCTTTAACAGCAGTAGACTCATACTTGATAAATCTATGCTTGTTAACATCTCCAAAAGACACAACTATGCCTTTAGAGTTAGCTGATACTGTTTTGTTTGGGTTGTGCATAACTGATGTTACTTGATAATTGTGATGGAATGGTATATAAAAGGAGAGCCTATTACTAAGCTCTCCTCTTTAAGACTACAATGTAGTTTCTTCAGCTAAGATCTTACGACCTAATTCATTAAGAGCAGAGTTCTTTAAAGAACTAATCTCTTTTTGTGCAAGCTGTACTTCACGGATTTCTAAAGTATTATCATGAGTAATTAACTCATCATAAGCTTCTTGATTAGATGTGAAGAACGTTTGACGATAGATAGGTTGATCGTCTATTCTACATACAACGCCTGTTTGACCAGCAATTTTAAGATCCTTATCAGGATTCTCTGGATTAAACGGTGTAAGAGATTCTTTTACAATAATTTTACCTGATAGCTCAAAGCCATCTACAAACCCAGCTTGTGCTAAGTCATCTACTTTACCCTTAATTAATGCAGAACGCTTTACTGGTTTTAACCAGCCAGCTTCACTAATCTGTGTTACAGATTGCTCTACACGTACATAGCCGTACTCTGGGTTGTTTTGAGATACCCCAATTACGTTACCGTTAATATCAGCGGTAACTCTAACTTTACTTTGTTTCATGTAAAATTGTATTTAAAATAAATAAAAAAGCCCCTAGAAGACGTTCCTAGGGGCGTGTAATGTAAACTAAAGAAGTTTATTAATCTTCTTCAGGTTTATAGTCTATGTCTGTATAACTAATCTTATCTTCATTAGATATATTAGTTAAGTCAGGTAGTACATCTGGAGTTTCATCTACTGGTGATGAAGAAGAATTTTTATGTATTACTGAACCAAACCATGGATCTTCAAGAGTATCTCCATAATTATAGGCAATTAGATATTCAAGTTCTTCATCAGTCATTTCAAAATACTGCTCCGTACTTATTTCTATTACCCTTCCGTTAGGTAGTTGATATAGCATTTTGGTATAATTAGTCTACTATAAAACTAAGTAATATAGTAGTACTTACAAATGCTATATACAGAAAGTATGGATAATAGAGCTATAAGCTATGACTCTTTAGCTTTTTTGTTCTGATTATAAAACCTTTTTTTCCAGTAAGCATTAGTTTTGTTGATAATATCTTGTTTTTCAACTATCTTATCATTTAATGCTACAACTTCTTTTTCTAGTTCTTTAACCTTCTTATAGTTTGTAATCAAACCTTTAAACCATTTAATCATAATTTTATAAATTTATATACTAGTAAACTTTTTAAATAAGTTACTGAATCTACCTTCAATAGAACCGTAGTCCTTACTTAACTCAGGCATATCTACAAGTTCTATATCTTCTACTAAGTCTCCCGTAGGAGAAACAGCCATTCTAATTATCTCATATACATGGCTTTCTGTTTCAGCTCCTGTATCTATTGTAATAATTAGAATTTCTTTTTTAATAGGTAGTTTCTTGTAGTCATCTACTTTTGGGTCATACTCATCTACTGGAGCTTCACGCATCCATGCTTCAGCTGCCCATGCAACTGCATGTATATTAAATCTTTCTTTAACTTTAGCAGCTATCTCGGGTATCATTTTATCTACAAACATCTGTTTGCCTTTATCTGAGTTAGCTATTTTATCAGGAAGAGGTATGTGTACAATAGCAGGTTTGTTCTCTTCTAAATGATCAGCTATTAGAGTTACAGTAGGTTGTATATTACCTGTCTCTAATAACATTTCTTTCATGTTCTTGAGATACTCATCCTTAATTTCTATAAACTGTTCTGCTGTCATAACTAAAATGCATAAGAGTTAAATGATCTGTGTGTTTTATTAGTTTTTTCTAAGAAATACACGATATCCTCTTCAAATTCTTCTATACTAGTACCATCAGCTGATTTTTCAGTGGTATATTGTTTTACAACCAATTGACTTTCTGATATAACAGATGTAATTGTACCTCTATAAGCATGACCAATATGAAAATCATTACCAATAGACCCCTGTGCAGTGATCCATCTAGGCTCTATAGTAGTACAACTAGCTACTTCTTCTTTTACACCTTCATCATTTAATTTAAATACATTATATAACTCTTCTCTATCAGAGTGTACGTTAAATATTGCTTTAAATACTTGAGGATCTTCATGATGAATGTTTACCTCTTGTACAATAGACTTAACTAAGTCCATAGTAATGATAGGTAACTCAGAGATCATTTTGATTGTACATTCACGTAATTCTGGATGTAAAAGAGTATCATCTACTACTTCCATAATAACGTCAAGAGTCATGTCATCAAAAGTCTTTACATATCTAATACGGCTTGGACGTTGTAATAAGTTACGCTCAATACGTAATTCATTAGTAGTCAACAAGAACATAAGTCTATGCTTAGTTTTTAATGCTCCATCCATGATAGGAAGTAATGAGTTATTATACCCGTCATAAATCTTTTCAAACTCATCTATAAAGACAATAACGTCTTGTTGTATCTCGTTTAAGAAGGATACTATAGACTTATGATGGAAAGGAATGATAATAACTGGCAGGTTCATTTCATTACAGATCATTTCTGCTGTAACTGTCTTACCTGTACCCTTAACACCATTAAGTAATACACCAAAATTACCAGTTGTTTCTGCCCATGAACGTTTTACACGATTGATAAAGCTACGCTCTATGCCATATATCTTATACGGAAAGTGAAACTTATCTGCAATTTGTGTAAGATATGGATTCTCAAACTGATCAAGCTGGTATTTATATACAGCTACAGGTAATAAAGGTACCTGCTGGCTAATTTCTTTTAATGCAAAGTTGTTGGCTGATTGTGTCCAGACGTTATTCATGTGTGTGTTGTTTAATCCCACCACTCGGCAGAATGTTCTTCTAAAATTCTAAATATTAATTTATGAGCTTTTTCCTGTCTATGATAACATATATAGTGCGATAAAGCATCTTTATCTTTAAACATAGAATCATCATTATCATAATGAGGATAGTTAGGAAATTTCTTTTTTATAGCTCTAACAGCACTAGGATACTTAGCAATAAAGTCTTCTAAGTTATCTGATTTATAACTATCAAATATTTCGTCACCCATTACTACATAATCATACTTTTCCATCTCATAATAACTAGCATGCTCACGCTCTAAAAGATTGAGAACTACTGTCATCCAATAGTTATCTCTATCTATATTAAGATGTCTATTAGCATTAACAAGATAGGCTCTTTGAAACTCTATCTTTTTTTGTAGCATTTGAGTTATATAAGTATGATCCCAGTCTCTATCATGATAGATAGTTGGCATCCAACGTATAATATTCCATACTCCTTGAAAGAAATATCTTATACGCCAGTGGATATAACGTCCCCATCTAAATCTATTCCATGCTGAATCTTTAGGAATAGGTAGTTTAGTATACTGTTTCATCGTCAAGATGTTTAGCTATTTCTAATAAAGATTTAACATGGGTTTTATCTAATAAGAATTCATCCCATGCACCATATCTGGATTTATAACCAAATATATATTTTATACCATACTTTAGACGGTACCAAAAGGATTGTCTAATTAAATGTATGCGTACATAAGCTTCTGGAGGGTAAAAATCTCCACCTTCATCTAAATGAACTATCATTTGATGTTCACAGCTATAGCAGCTGCATAATAACAGTAATTGTTTGTCTGCCATTTTATTTGATTTAAAAAGTCTATCTCAGGGTTCCATAGTCCTTATGGATCTACCACTGTCCTGATCATGCTACTAGACTGGTTATATACGTCTATACAACTTGTGGTTTGCGGATACTTGCCTAGGTACTTATATTTAATTCGCTACTTAGCTCCTGAGATCAGACTTTTATTGAATAGCTATTACAAGTGATTCTGCACGGGTGTCTTATGAATCCATTATAATCAGCTAATAAAATATGACTATAATTCTGCTGTACCCTACTCTCCACATCTAAAAACAGCTTTTAGTCACATAAGTGAACTTATGGCGTGGGAATAATTATAGTCAATGAGATATGAGAGTTATACATGACACCTGACAGCATCCCATCTTAAGCGGATGGAGCTACATCTAATGTCATCATACAACTCTCAATAAGTTTGTGCAAGACTATCACAGGATAGTGCTTTGTTAGCAAATATACGTCACTTGGGGAGCACCTGAAAAGTCTATATGGATTTTCCTCTTTATTATTCTTTTGCAAGGAATAATACTTCATAGGACCACCTTTTAATACTTAACCAGCTCAACCTTTCGCTACCATGTATACTCTTTACTAGCTCTGTAGATCAGGCTTGCACAATAACTGGCGTGGGAACAAGGACTTAATCATATACTAGCGTAGTTTTATCTACCTAATATATGTGCACATGTTCCACTTGCCTTTAAGAAGGCCCCCCACTAGCATCCAATAGTTGCATAGTTTTGCAAGCTATCACCTACGTGATACTAGTATTGGGGGATGTTATTTTAAAATGATAGTCTTACGGGTTTTGCCTTTACCCATATATAGTCTATCTATTATTCCTTTTGATTGAAGAGTTTCTATGCTCCTCTTTATAGTTGAAGGACTTGTACCACACTCATCAGCCATACGGTATACACTAACTGTTAATTCATTAGTTTGACTACCCGCAAAGGTACATAAATATGCATACAAGCCTTTGTCTTTTAAAGACAACTCTGGATCTCTCATCACTTCATTAGAGACCTGACCAAAGCCATCTTTTAAACGTGGATTTATGCTTTTCATGTAACATGTGATTGTGTCAGTGTAGAACAAAACTACAACGTTTATTGGATTAAACAAAAAATGTAGAGGGAGTCAAAGACCCCCTTCTACACCTTACTACTAACCCCTAAAATGCTAATTGAAAATATCTTTTAAGAAATCATCTACATTAAAGTCATCATTAGGACGACTACTTAACTTTTTAATTACTAGTTTTAAATATGTGTCAAAGTTATAGTGTGATTGCTTAACAATATTAATTCTTTCAAGAAGTGCAGAACTGCTTAACTTATCTATAGCATCTTCTTCTTCATCCTCATCATCTTCATCATTAGCTTTTAGCTCTTGTATTAAGTTAATAATACTAAGCTTAAGCTTATCTTCTTTAGATTGATCTTTTGAATTTAAAAATTCATATCTTTTATATCCTTCCATAGCCATACGTTGATGACCATAAAAAGTAAGAAGTGTGTATTCATATTCTAGAGGATCAGAAATCATTCTGAGGCAGCGTTGTAAGTCTCCTGTTACAGTAGACATGTCTTTAGGAGCATCTTCTGGATCTTCAAATAACTCTTGTCTTTGTAAAGCATTAGAGAAAGATGTAAAGAAGATACGCTCACGGCATTTTGTTCTCAAGTAGCTAGGAATATTCATAGCTTCATGAAACTGGTCTTTGGAGTGGTTAAACTCACGATCTTTTAATATCATAACAATGGATGTAAAAGAGGAAGACCGTAATCTTCCTCTTGTTATTTAAATTGATTTTTCAAACTTAAGTACTAAGCTTGTTACGCCATTATCACTACGTAATTCAAAAGAATTAATAGGAATAATAAACTCACCATGTTTAAAACTACCTTGGTTGTTAACTACAGATTTATCAATAGACTTAGTTAAGTCCATTTTGTTTCTTTTAGTGTACTTTCTTGTAACTCTACCTAAACTTTTGTAGTTTTTCTTCTGCTTGCGTACATACTGATACACAGAGTTAGTAGTTCTAGATAATTCTGCACCTAATGTTTTAGCTACAGTGTAGTCAAACTTTAAACTGCCATTAATATAAGGCATTAATTTACTGATTTCTTCATTAGTGAAGAATTTTTGTGGTTTTAGTTGATTAACCATTTTACTTGTTTTTAGATATTAATAAATAAATTACTGACCTTTAATTATCTTTTGTACAATACGTTGTACTAATTCTTCTGGTGTGTCTGTTGTATCAGAGAAGTAATCATCTAATAAGATCATATTCTTAATACTATCTACAGAAACCATAGCTGTTTCTCTAATGGTGATGCTTTGTTCACCTCTTCTATAAGAATAGATAGAAACATCAGCAAGCATACTAGAATGCTTATCTTGTATAGCTGTTCTTAGAGTATCAATTTTTGTTCTAAGATCTTCTATTTGTTCATCAAACTTACATAGCTGTTTGTACTCTTTAGACTGTTTGATGCTTTCTTTAAGCTTCTCTGCATGAGAGCTAGCGTTTTTTCTAAGTTCATCACGAACTTGTTCAGCCAATGCTTTGGCTAATACGGGTGTTAGTTTTTTCTGTGACATATTGTAGATTAATTAAAAAACTCTATATCTGCAGGTGACCCTGTCAGTTTCTTGTATACTAATTGACTTTTAGCTGCGTTAATAGCTTTACTATACGCATTTACTGCACCAGCTGCTAGCTTTACATCATTTGTATGCTCATACTGGTCTTTTAACTTATCACCGATTTGTTGACAAGCCATTCTTACGTCTCCTACTTTAAAAGTAGTAGTTTTAGTGGTTTTAATTTTAGACATTTGACTGTTTTATTTTACGAATTAATAATACTTTATTACGTTGTAAATCAATAAGTTCTTGAGGTATATCGTTTCTAGCACCTTTACCTAAATCTTTTGCAATAAGCATTTTTAGATATGTATCACTAAGATTTTGCATGTTGTTTTTATGATATTGTTTACCATATTCAGATACACTACCAAAATTTTTAGTAAGATATCTGTAAAGCATCTCACGAACCTTATCTTTGTTTTTTTCACGCCATCTTTTCATGATTTCATGATGTTTTGCTTGATGCTCTTTTCTATATATACGCATGTAAGCATTATAACAAGATTTACAACGATTGCTTGAACTGGATTTTCTATTAGTATCTGTAAGTTTACAATTACAACCAGAACACTTATTACTTAATTGTTTTTTTCTTCCCATATATTATTTTTATATATGACAGATTGATTGAAGATCTACTATCTTAACTGTATTACCCATTAGTATTTCTACATTAGTAGATTGTCTGCTAGCTAGGCAAGAAACATTTAGTTCTTTGCACCATGCTTGAAACTCTGGGGTAATCTTATAAGGCTTGTAGTTGTAAGAAGGAACAGGACGCTCAATTGGTCCTGTAACTCCTAATAGTTTATTTATGAATGCTTTCATATAGAATTATTTATCCATGAATTCAAATATATACTTGTTATCTAGTGTGTCATACACCACCATCATTTCTGTGGGATGAGCTCTATCACTAGATATAGTGTGAGTATTGAATTCTTCGGGGTAATCAAATACGGGTTGACTGTTTCTAATAAAGTGGACAAGTATTAGCATGACAGTGCATGCTAATATTATCCAACCAAAGGCAGTACGATAAGAGTTTTCTCTTGGTTTATACATTGGTATCATGCTTGCTCTATTAAGGGTAGAAGTTTAAGGGCTTGTTTATAACTATTTGCCCATATACGATAGTCTTTGATGATCCACATAGATTTACCTGTAGTAGTATTGATTTCATCTGGTGCCGGATCTAATGTGTTATCATCATATGTAAAACCAGCACTATCATATTCAGGCTCTTCGCTAAGAGAATATGGATTAGGTACATCACCCCATACAGATTCATCATTAAGTACGGCTATTGGTACCCATACAAAACCTGACTGTACACCATTAGGTGTTGACGTCACTATGTTGTTTTTGCATAAGAAGTCAAGCACGCCCTCGTTCTCTGAATAGTCTTTTACAAGCACTTCATTGTCAAGTAATAAGACATCAGGAATATTAACAGTGGCTGTAGCGTATGGTTCACCATCTTCAGCATCAATAAGCTGTATAGCTGGACGACCATTGCTATATTTGTGTAGTTGTATTACTACGTCTCTTGTCTGCCCAAAGGCAGTTAGTTTAAATGTTTTCACGTTAATGAATTTAAGAGTTTAATAATAGGAAGTTAGTTCCCCTTTGATACTATCGCCAGGGTTCTACTAACCATCCATACATTCGGTTATATTGCTAGGAATTATATATTGCTAAATTAAAAAAATATGGATTTTAAGCCTCAATCCACAAAGCCTCTGTTCAGTGAAGTAGAACAGATAAACTCCTATCTAGGGGAAAATTAAACTTTAAGAGGGGTCATATTTGAGCTCTCCTTAACATAGTAGTTAGTATACTATATAGTATCTATGTTAATGGGGTCAAATATGAGCTCACTAAAACTAGTTTGATTAAAGACAAACTAAGCTTATTATGAACATGGCTGTGGATAATATGAACACAGTGTAGGCAGAACGTAATTGCTTGGCTCTACTGTCACGCTGGAACCGTGTGTCAGCCTTGGACTGATGGGTCTCTATAATAAAGCCTATGAACGTAACAGCTATACCAGAAAAGAGAGCTAAGACAAAGTCCTTGTCTTGGAACTCACTTGGGTGGAACATGATGTAAAGAGTGAAGAACATTATGGACATGCCTAATGCTAAGAAGAAGTACTTCATAATATGTATGTATTTAATGGATGGAAAAAAAGAACAGACTATTTACTGCGGCACCGTCTGTAAGGGTAGTAACCGTTTACCATCTTATAGTTTAGAGTCATAAGATATGTTGGACTATATATACCATGAGCAATCATAGTATATAACCTAAGACTCTTTATCAGTCTTCAAGGGTTTTATGAGATTATAGCTATCTTATCCGGCCCAAAAGGGTGGTTTAGAGCTAGTTATGAAATGGAAAGAAGTGGCAGGTGTTGTCCTACCACCCACTCTATCACACGTAAACGTTTATTAAACGGTTTAGTACGTGATAACTACTAACACTTTGGACGTATATCCAGGTGCTAACCTAACAAGTCTAAGCTTTAAGTTCTCAAAGCTTAGTTTCATGTAAGAATACCAGTACGTAAATAAGTTCCAGGTATTAAACATAAGTGTCTTAGATCTGATCATGAGAAATAAGTTGTGGAGGTGAATAGATGTGATGTATTAAAACTTAGTACTCCATCCTAACGTAAAACCTACATCAGGTTAACATCAGTATAAAGTACTAAGTTGTTCCGTGAGGTAACGGAAAAAAGGGGATTATATCCCCTTTGGTGGTTCTGGTTATGACCAGAATCCACCTTGGCTTGCATCCTTTGGGATCAAGCCACCGTCATCCGCAAGGCGGGTGCCGGGGATGACCTGGAAGTTTCCAGCGTCATCTGTGGCTTCAACGACTGCGTCCATGTTACTGGACCAGAAGGTGACAGTACGACCTTGGTCGGTTGTCACTTTGAAGCCTACATTTCCAGTCTTAGAAGCTTTAGCTTCTACAGCTGAAATGTTGAAGGTCAACGTGTCTAGTTGACCGAGTGCTTGTTTCATAAGCAAGTGCAATGATGTTGCTGCCATAAGTTTAAGTTTAACTTGTTAAACGAGGGGGTATTCCCCCGCCAAACTTATGGTGGGGTAGCTTGGTTGGGCGGGTACTCACATCCTCTACTATAAACCTTTTCAGTAGGCAGGTCCTCACATTCTCTAACATGGACCATATTAAGGGGGGGGTAGTTATGTATATATAAAGAAGGGGGGTTATCCACAAATGTTGAAAAATTATTATAGTAAGTTTGGAATGTATTATTAAATTTGTTAAGTTTAAACTTATTAAGTATATTATAATATAAACCAAACAAAAATGATACATGTCTGTAACATCCACTGCCACACCTTAGATATTGAGAAGGCAGAGCTAATGGGACTAGAAGACAGGGGACAATGGATGTCCTTTGCGTTCCATTTAGATGTAGTGGTGGCTATTAAGCTTACATCCCTAGAAGAAGATTCTTTAGTTTACAAATGCACGACAGTTTTCACTGAGCATGGGGATACGTATATTATTGACACTCCCTATGAGGAGTTTCTCCCAGTATTTTTAGATCATTATGAGGGCAATAAGGCTAATGATCAGAAAGATTCTAGCTCTAGCCCGGATTTAGAGTTTTAACAATTTAAAATAAACCAACATGTCAGAACAATTAGAACAAAACGTAAATGCTGAAGAAGCAAAGGTTCCTACAAAAGAGGAGATTATTGCTTTTATTAATGAGCAGATTGAAGTGAAGAAAGTACAGCTTGAGCTTCAACAGTTAAACACAGGATTAGCTACGTCTAGAGCAGAAGAGCTTAAGGCTTTAGCTTTCATTGCCCAAATTACACAGCAAGGAAATAGTAGTGGTAAGCCAGAAGGCACGCCTCACACTATTACACAGGAAGATATGGATAACAATCCAGAGCTTGCTGAAGAAGGTATTAAGGTGGGGGATGAAGTGATCATTCCTACAATGCCTCCTGTAGAAAAGCAAAGATCATTAAAAAAAGATAATTAGTAATGTATGGGTATATCTGTAGTCTATAAGCTAAGGGACTATTCACAGTCATATCAGTTTGAACGTGAACATCCTAAAGAGTTAAGATGGGATAATAAGTACAAGTTATATATGCTCGTGGAGCATGAGACATGTCAAGGCATGTGGTTCTACGAGAAGTCAGTATTATTTGGAGAGATTGTTCTATCGTGGCAAAGTAGCAATGTAGTACATATAGATAGTTTTACTGTATTACCAAGCCATAGGGGGAAAGGATTAGGATATGAAATGATCCACTCCCTTATGGATTGGGCACAGGAAATGGGTTATGAATATATTACAGGAGAGGCTCGTATGGGGGCAAGCTGGCATATATTTGAAAACCTAGGAGCAGAATCCATTCTTTTACATAAGGATTGGAACAAGACAAAAGAAGATTACATGAGTTTTAAAATAACATTATAATGGCACTAGTTAATCAGGTGGATAAAAGAGTGAGAATGACCACTTGGCAAATTGTCAAATATCAGATACTCACACACTGCTATCTCTTTGACATACCTGTGAGTGAGGCAGACTTAAATTGCCTGACACTCTTAGCTATAGAAGGAGAACAGGAACTTACACATTTCTGTAATAAAGCATATGATAAAAAAATATTCTCTAGTACACAGTCTGTACGTAACTGCTTAACCAAGGCAGAGAAGAAAGGACTTATTAAGAAGGAAGGAAAGAATAAGAAAAAGATATTCATCAATCCTGATCTTAAGTTGCATGCACATGGTAATATTTTGTTAGACTATAAATTTTTAAGCGTTGAAGCCTAGAAAGTCTAAAGAACTTATTCCTATAGTAGCAGAGGAACTTAGTATTTCTCAGCAAATGGTGTTGGATGTAACATCATTCTATTGGCAGGAAATAAGAAAGAGTCTGTCTAGTTTAAAACATGCTCGTGTACATGTTACAAACTTAGGAGATTTTACTATTAAGCATTGGAAACTAGATGATAAGATAGAAGGTCTTGAGAAGTTTAAAGAGAATTTCAGACAAAGAGGCTTACAAGAGATTGTCACTAGATTTAGAACTGATGAAGCTCTCTTTGATCTAAAAGCAATTAAGGTGCTGATGGAAGAAGAGAAACAAAGAAAAGATTTTATTAAGTTGCATAAAACTAAAAGTGATGAGTCTAAAAGAGAACATAATCAAGATATGGAAAGCCAAGGGTCAGATACTGGAGGGAGTGACTAATTCTATATTTAAGAGAGAGGATGTAGAGGAGATTGCTAAACATAGAATGAGTGTGTGCCAAGCATGTGACACTTATACAGAAGAAGATGAAGGATGTATGGTAGCAGGTACAGGTCCATGTTGTAACCAACTAATTGGAGGATGCGGTTGTTCATTAGGGTTTAAAACTAGATCCCTATCTTCAGAATGTCCAAAGGGACATTGGCAAGCTGAAGTGAGTCAGGAAGAGGAGGACATGATTAATCAGAAATTAGGAATATAAACATAAAACATATGAGCATTTTGAGATTCACACCACACGATCACAGTTACACAAGCATTAGTCCGGAAGACACTACTAAATGGATATCAGTTACATCTTTTATTAGTAATTTTAAACAACCATTTGACGCAGACAAGATTGCTGAAAAGACATCTAAGTCTAAAAAGTCAAAATGGTATGGTATGACACCAGAAGAAATCAAACAAGCATGGGCTAATGAATCTCTTAGAGCCACTACATTAGGAACATGGTATCACAACTGCAGAGAATCAGATATATGTGCATTAGAAACAATGGAAAGACATGGTAACACTGTGCCTATTTTTAAACCGATTGAGATTGACGGTACTAAATTTTCTCCTAATCAAAAGCTCACAGATGGCGTATATCCTGAACACATGGTTTACTTAAAATCTGCAGGACTATGTGGTCAGTCAGATCTAGTAGAAGTAATTAATGGAGAAGTACATATTACAGATTACAAGACTAACAAAGAAATTAAGACAGAAGGATTTACTAACTGGGAAGGTATTACTACTAAGATGAACTTTCCTTTAGCTCATTTGGATGATTGTAATGTTAACCACTATGCATTACAATTAAGTTTGTATATGTATATCATCTTAAAACACAATCCAAAACTTAAACCCGGCACTCTTACAATTCATCATATTCAGTTTGAAGAAGTGGATAAAGATAAGTTTGGTAATCCAATCACCGCTCTTGATACAAATGGTGATCCTATAGTAAAAGATATTATTCAATATGATCTTCCCTATTTAAAGAAAGAAGTTATTAGTATATTGCACTGGTTAGAAGACAATAGAGATAAATTAAAAGCTAAACACTAATGTTAAAATTAAGAGACCGAAGATTAGTTATAAGTTCTGAGTTTCAAAAAGTCATAGATGAGTTTAATAAGAGGCAGGAAGAAAGAATGATGCAGTTATTAAATCTTTTAAATGGTCCAAAAACTAAAAAGAAGAACAGACGTAAAATGAAAAAGCATGGCCAGAAAAACGTTATTAGTTAGTCCCTTAAAAGAAAGGAAACTTATTGCTAAATTATCTAAAGAGATAATGGAAAAGTATCCAGACTTATCTCCAGAGAATACATTGGTAGTTATGGTGAGCCCTGACTATTCTGCAACAGTTGCTATGCATGTAGCTCACAATCTAAGTAAAGATGGTGAGATGTGTGATATATTACCTATACATGTATCTTATCCAGATGAGACTATAAACAAATATGTTGATAAAGCTACCATGGATTTACATTTTCACTTTCAATTCACTGATAAGTTCTACACTAACTATGTTTTAGTAGAAGCAGGCGTAATTCGTGGAGGTACATATACATGGTTAACTAATTTATTTAAAAAGAAACTGGTTGGTAAGATAATTACCACTACCTTGTATGAGAATATAAATAGTAGATTTAAGAGTGATGTGGTAGGAGAATATTATGATGATACTAAACAAGATCTTACATTCTATTTTGAAAGAGAAAATAAACACTGGAATTAATGGTAAGACTATTTGATATACAAAATGGACAAGTAGTTCCTAGTGAACATTGTTATACATTAAAAACATTAAGTGATATTATTGTAGAATATCCTTTAGACTACATGAAAGTGTATGCTTATGTTTTTTACATGACATGTCCTAACCCAGATTTAAATCCATTCTTTGATGTACCAGAATCTGATAAAGAAGAGTTAATACTTGCAGAGATAGATGCTGAATTTTCCACTGATGATGACGCTATAGTGGACGCAATTAAGTTTTGTGAGAAGTTATATCAAACGCCAACTTATCGTGCCTATATGGGCATGAAAAGCATGGTGGAACGTCTTGGTAAATACATGGAGACAACAGAGATTGAACATGGTAGAGATGGAAACATCACTGCTCTTATAAATGCTGCTGCAAAGTTTGATCAGATTAGACAATCTTTTAAAGCTACGTATAGAGATTTACAAGATGAGCAGCAGTCTCAGGTGAGAGGAGGACAAAACTTAGCATATGACCAATAAAAAAATTATGAAAGAACCAAACAGAGAACGTAAACAAGAGATTAAGTATCATGTTAATCTTAATGCTGAACAAAAGGAAGCAAGGGAGTTAATTATTAATAACCAGATTGTTATTGTAACAGGTAGAGCTGGTAGTGGTAAAAGTTTAGTATGTGCATTAAGTGCACTAGATTTCCTAAACAAAAAGCAGTGTGACCATATTTTTGTAACACGTGCTACTATAGAAGTGGGTAACTCTTTAGGTTTTCTTCCAGGTAGTTTAGATGAGAAGTTTAACCCTTATTTAGAAGCTTTTCAAGAGAATCTAGTAAAGTGTGCGGACAAAGTGAAGATTCAGTCTATGGTAAAAGATGAAAAGATCATAGCCTATCCTGTGCAGTTTATCCGTGGTAAAACTATTGATGACATTCTTGTTGTAGAAGAAGCACAGAACTTAACTAAAGCTGAGATGCTTGCTATTCTAACACGTCTTGGTAAAACAGGTAAGATTATAATTAATGGTGATAATGAGCAACAAGATACTAAACATAGTGTAACAGGTTTAACTTATGCTATTGAACTATCTAAAAAGATTAGTGAGATTAAATGGATTAAACTTAAAGAAAATCATCGTAGTGATATTGTTGGTAAGATATTAGAGTACGAGTATAATAAGTAGAAAACTGTAGAGTGACGAAATTGGCAAACGTGTCCTCCTGTCTCGGGGATGTGGAGCAACTGATAAAGTCTAGATAAGAAGCGTATAAGCCTCTGGGGTTGACCACCTATCATGTCTAGTAACCCCTAAAGTCCACTTGGTGGTTCGAGTCCATCCTCTACAGCATAATAGGTTAACTGGAATAGCGTACAGCTTTTAACTGTAGAAAGGGCTGTTGTACGTGATCGGTTAGAAATGCCAGTTGTAAAAGCAGATGTCCACGCACCCATCTTCTGCTTTCCTATAAGGCCCCGTTGGTGAAATTGGTAGACACGCCAGACTTAGGATCTGGTTCCGTAAGGTGTGAGAGTTCGAGTCTCTCATGGGGCACAAACTTTTTAAACATTAAAGCTATGAAACAAGAAGTGTACACAGATTATGAAAACATCAAAGAGTTTGCAGCTGTAGATACAGATGTAAAATATGAGTTTATGCATGATTGGATATTTCATTTTAATCCATACACTGAGTTATGGAATGCAGTACCAAGACATTTATACAATGCATATTGGAGCAACTATAATATAAAAGGTATATTACGTAGTAAAGAAATAACTACACTTGAGTACTTAATCCATAGAGGTCAGGGTGATATAGATGCTATTAATAAATCATTAGATATTGATGTTTAAGGAAGTACCTACATATGAAAATGGACAATGGGATGTAACAACTTTCTATACAAGAGAGGAGTTTAGAGACTTTTTATTATCTATTTTTAAAGAGCCCGGTAAGTATGAGTTTAATGAGACTAGTAAGATCTTTAATGAAGAAGGTCGTAAGTTTCAGAAACAAGGATATTACTGTGTAGCTCCTGTAAAGACAAAAGACTTTATTGCCTACTGGGATGATCAAAAGCTTAAGTGTCGTAATGGTATTATTGTAAAAGATGATGGTAAGACATGGTATGTAAGTAGAGACTATTATATGTGGTTAAACTTTTTACCTATCTATGATAAAGAAGAAAAAAGGTTTGACTTTGCTAAAGTAAGGGATGCTCAATATCATATGGCTCTATATGAACATTTAGCCGAACTACATTGGAAGCATGCTATTATTCTAAAGAAGCGTCAGATAGCATCCTCTTATTTCCATATGGCTAAATTGATTAACCAGTATTGGTTTGAGGAAGGAGCTGTATTAAAGATTGGTGCTTCATTAAAAGATTACATTAACGAGAAAGGCTCATGGAAGTTTCTTAATGAGTATAAGAACTTCTTAAATGAACATACAGCCTGGTATCGTCCAGCTGAACCTGATAAGGTGGGGGCATGGCAACAACAGATTAAAGTGAGGGTAGGTGGTCGTGATACATACAAAGGTTTAAAATCTACAATTAACCTTTACTCATTTGAAAAAGATCCTACTCATGGTGTCGGTGGACCTGTAACCTATTTCTTTCACGAGGAAGCTGGTATCGCACCTAAGATGGATGATACATATGGTTTCATGAAGCCAGCATTAAAATCTGGTCATATGATTACTGGTCAGTTTATTGCAGCTGGATCAGTCGGTGACTTGGATCAGTGTGAGCCAATGAAAGAATACATCATGCATCCAGAAGAAAATGGTTTTTATGGAGTGGAAAGTAATCTTGTAGACAAGGATGGAACAATTGCTGTAACAGGTCTATTTATTCCAGAACAGTGGTCTATGCCTCCTTATATAGATCAGTGGGGTAATTCTAAGGTGGAGGAAGCTTTAGAAGCTTTAGAGAAAGAATTTGAAAAGATGAAGAAGGATTTAGATCCAGCAGCTTATCAACTTACTGTTTCTCAGCAACCTCGTTGTATTGAAGAAGCTTTTGCTACACGTAAAGTGAGTGTGTTCCCTCCACACTTAGTTGCTAAACAGATGCAACGTATTCAAGATAAAGAATATCCTATAGAATATATTGAGCTTTCTAGAAATGCTGAAGGTAAGATAGTAGATAAACCGTCTAGAAAGATTCCTATCATGGAGTTTCCTATATCTAAAAAGACTGAAGATAAAGAAGGAGTGATCTGTGTATACGAAAGACCACATAAAGATCCACCATTTGGGATGTATTATGCTTCTGTGGACCCTGTTGGGGAAGGTAAGACCACTACATCTGAATCACTATGTTCTATATACGTATATAAGAATCCAGTGGAGGTCATTAAAGATGATGGTAATGGTAGAGTTAAAAACGAGATAGAACGTGACATGATTGTAGCATCATGGTGTGGACGTTTTGATGATCTTAACAAAACTCATGAAAGACTAGAGCTTCTTATAGAATGGTATAATGCTTGGACAGTTGTGGAAAATAACGTAGCTTTATTTATTCAATACATGATAAGTAAGAAAAAACAAAGATATCTTGTACCAAAAGATATGATCTTGTTCTTAAAAGATATTGGAGCCAACCGTAATGTATTCCAAGAGTATGGCTGGAAGAACGTTGGTACACTCTTTAAGGGTACTGTGTTATCATATGGTATAGAATTTTTAAAAGAAGAGCTAGATCATGAGACAAAAGAAAATGGTGATATTGTAAAAACAATATATGGTGCAGAACGTATACCAGATATTATGTTGTTACGTGAGATGCAAGCCTACAGAGATGGCTTAAACGTTGACCGTTTGGTAGCATTTTGTGCTCTTATAGCATTTGCAAAGGTACAACAGAGTAACAGAGGACTGACTAAACGTGTAGAAGTTACAAAAGAAAACTTGGATAACTCCCAGAAATTTAGTAAATTAAATTGGAGCCCCTTTAGACATATCGGTGGCTCTAAAGGTAGTACATTGGGTTCAAAAGGCCCACGTAATCCTTTTAAAAATATGAGATAACTATGGATAATCAAGAACTTCATACTCAAAAAGTAACTATTCTTTCTAGATTAATTAAGGAAAGCTCTCTCACTTTAGAGGAAGCTTTACTTCTTTTACAGGAAGAAGAACTACCAGTGGAAGAGCCTAAACAAGCATATGTTCCACAAACAGGTACATCTACTTGGATTAATACTGGAATAGGAACTACTAATCCTTATACAGTTAGCTATCCAACATTTCTTAGTGGTTTTTCTAGTTCTGGTACTACTTTATCAACTAGTTCTTCATCATTTACTACTACAATTGCTGATGAACCAGCAGACTTAAATAATTAAATATCATGCAGATATACAATGCTCTAGATCTAAAATCTGGAAAAAAGGCTGATTACAATAAGATGGGTACACTTACCCAGCCTATCCAGTTTATAGCTGAAAAAGAAAAGGACGAGGAGTGGAGAGCATGGAACCTAGATTGGCTAGAGTTCCAAGGTATGAAACAGCTTAGACGTAATGCTCGTAGACTTATGAAGAACTACAAGCTGGCTAAGGGTATTATTGATAAAGCTGACTACATTGTAGAAGAAGACAATGAGATGGCTGATCTTATTGACACATTAACTAAAGAAGACGAGTCAGCATTAGAACTTAAGTTCTATCCTATTATTCCAAACGTAATCAATGTCTTATGTAATGAGTTTTCTAAAAGAAGCTCACGTATAATGTTTAAGGCTATTGATGACATTTCATACAATGAGATGATGGAAGAAAAGCGTTCTATGGTAGAAAAGGTGCTACTAGAGGATGCTGAGAGGAAGATGATGATTGAGATGATGAACATGGGTATTGAGCTAGAATCTGAAGAAATGCAGAAAGCTTTAGCCCCAGAAAATCTACAAAAGCTTCCAGAGATTGAAGGATTTTTCCGTAAAGATTATAGATCTATGATTGAAGAGTGGGCTACCCACCAGATGTCAGTAGATGAAGAAAGATTTAAAATGCAAGAGTTAGAAGAACGTGCATTCAGAGATATGCTTATCACTGACCGTGAGTTCTGGCATTTTAAGTTAAACGAAGATGATTATGATGTAGAGCTTTGGAACCCATTGCTTACGTTCTATCATAAGTCTCCAGATGTACGTTATATCTCTCAGGGTAACTGGGTAGGTAAAATGGATATGATGTCTGTATCAGATGTTATTGATAAGTATGGCTGGATGATGACTCAAGATCAGTTAGAATCATTAGAAGCTATTTATCCTGTACGTTCAGCAGGATATGCTGTACAAGGATACCAGAATGATGGTACTTACTATGATCCTACTAAATCTCATGATTGGAATACAGAAATGCCATCATTGGGATACAGACAATATGCTTCTTTATATGATACACAGTTTGGTACTGGAGATATTGTAGAATGGATCTTAGCTGATTCTGAGGACACAGTAGACTTTGGTAAGTCACACTTATTACGTGTATCTACAATCTATTGGAAATCTCAACGTAAGATTGGTCACTTGACTAAGATTACTGAAGAGGGGGAAATTATCCAAGATATCATTGGAGAAAACTACAAGGTTACAGATAAACCTTTGTATAACACTTCTATATACAAGCAAAAGTCTAAAGACAACTTAATCTTTGGTGAGCATATTGATTGGATCTGGATTAACGAAACATGGGGTGGTATTAAAATAGGCCCTAACCGTCCTGCTTTCTGGGGTATGAATAATCCTGGAGGTATCAATCCTATTTACTTAGGACTTAATGGTGGTAAACCGGGACGTATTCCATTCCAGTTTAAAGGTGATGCTACACTTTATGGGTGTAAACTTCCAGTGGAAGGTTCTGTATTTGGTGATCGTAATACCCGCAGTATTTCATTGGTAGACCTCATGAAGCCATATCAGATTGGATACAATATTGTAAACAATCAGATTGCAGATATCCTTGTAGATGAACTTGGTACAGTGATCATGTTAGATCAAAACTCGTTACCACGTCATTCTATGGGTGAGGATTGGGGTAAGAACAACATGGCTAAGGCTTATGTTGCTATGAAGAACTTCCAGATGTTACCGTTAGATACATCTATTACTAACACTGAGAATGCTCTTAACTTTCAACACTACCAAGTATTAAACTTAGAACAAACTAATCGTTTACTTTCTCGTGTAAATCTAGCTAGCTACTTTAAGAACCAAGCTTTTGAAGTGATTGGTCTTAACCCACAACGTATGGGTCAGACTATTGCTCAAGAAACAGCAACTGGTGTAGAGCAGGCTATGAATGCTTCTTATGCACAGACAGAACAATATTTCATTCAACATTCTGATAACTTAATGCCTAGAGTTCATCAGATGCGTACAGACTTAGCTCAATACTATCATTCTAAAAAACCAAGTGTACGTCTTCAGTACATTACATCTAAGGATGAGAAGGTTAATTTTGAAATGAACGGTACTGAGTTGTTAATGAGAGACTTAAATATCTTCTGTACAACAAAAACTAACTCACGTGCTGTAATGGAGCAGCTTAAACAACTTGCTCTTAATAACAATACTACTGGTGCATCTATCTATGACTTAGGTAATGTAATCAAATCAGAGTCTATTGCAGAGTTAACAGGTGTTCTTAAAGATGCTGAACAAAAAACTCAAGCAGCTAAGCAGGCAGAAATGCAGCAGCAACAAGAGTTACAACAGCAGATGATTGAGTCACAAGAACGTCAGAAGCAGATGGATCTACAGTTTAAAGCTGAACAAGCTGATCTAGATAGACAAACTCAGCTTACAGTGGCTGAGATTAGAGCAGCTGGATACGGTGCTAGTGTAGACATTAATAAAAATGAGCAGTCTGATTACCAAGATGCTTTAGAAGGTATTCGTCAGGAACAACGTTACCAAGATCAGATGAACTTGAAACGTGAAACTGAGATGACTAGAAAAGAACAAGGTGCTCAGAAGCTTAATATTGAGCGTGAGAAGATCCAGACTCAAAGAGAAATTGCAGATAAACAACTACAGATTGCTCGTGAAAATAAGAACAAGTATGATGTAGGTGGAACTTCTAAGAAAAAGTAGAAATAATTATAGCTCTATTATCCATACCTTAGATAAAAAAATTACGGTAAAAGTAAATTTTTAAGATTTAAGTTGTATATTAATTATGTAGAGATACACATAAAAACCAAACAAAATGACTGATAATCAAAACAATGTGCAGACATCTGTGCAGCAAGTAGATCTTGACATTGATAGTTGGTTAGGAGCACCAGGTGCAGATAGCATCGTAACTCCTACTACTGAAGATAAGAAAGATCAAAAACCTAACATCTTTAGTCAAGGAAAGTTTGATACAAACTTTTTAGATGAGGATGATGATAATGCGGATGATGATAAAGATCCAGCTGATGACAAAAAGGTAGAAGATCCTGCAGCAGCTAAAGACTTTATTGATGACCTTGTGAATGTAGATGATAATGATGACCAAGATGGTGATGATGATCAATCTACTAAATCTAAAGGTGGAAGACCTAAGACAGAAAAGTCTGGCTTAGTAGAGTTTCTTAAAAAACGTATTGAGTCAAAGGAAATGTTTGCCTTTGATGATTATGATGAGAGTAAGCAGTCTTTAGAAGATTACTTAAGTGGTCTTGGAGAGAAAGATGTTGAGGAGCTATGGCAAGCCAACATTGATAACTTAAAACAAGAAGTTGCTGCTAAAACTCCACAAGAGTTTTTTGAGTCATTACCAGAGGAGTTGCAATATGCAGCTAAGTACGTAGCAGATGGAGGACAAGATTTAAAAGGTCTTTTCCAAGCTCTAGCTCAAGTTGAACAAGTTCGTCAACTAGATCCTACTGATGAGAATGACCAAGAAGGTATTGTAAAGTCTTATTTACAAGCTACTGGTTTTGGTACAGAAGAGGAGATTGAAGAAGAACTAACTACTTGGAAAGATCTAGGAGTACTAGAGAAAAAAGCCAAGCAGTTTAAGCCTAAGTTGGATCAGATGCAGGAAGAGATTGTACAATCTCAGATTGCAGAACAAGAAAACAGAAAGCAGCAACAGGAGCAGGCAGCTGAAACATACATGAAAAATGTATTTGAAGCTCTTAGACCAGCTGAGATTAATGGACTTAAGCTAGATAAAAAGACTCAAGCTCAGTTATATAGTGGATTAGTTCAACCTAACTATCCTTCTATTAGTGGACGACCAACTAACCAGTTAGGTCATCTTTTAGAGAAGTACCAGTTTGTAGAACCTAACTATCCATTGATTGCTGAAGCACTTTGGTTACTATCTAATCCTGAAGAATACCGTCAGAACCTTGTAAAACAAGGGAAGAACCAAGCGGTAGAACAAACAGTGAGACAGTTAAAGACTGAACAAAGTCGTAAAAACGTTTCTACTTATCAGGATGAAGATGAAAATAGGACTAGAAAGATTGCTAGACCTACAAACATTTTTAAACGCTAATTTACAATTAACTTAATTTATTATTAACCCTTTAAATTTAAAAGCCTTATGGCAACTCCAGTTTTGAACAATGGTATATTTCTACGAGATACCAGCTATCAAACTAGCTCGCACGTAGACAGCTACCACCTTTCAAACTTGCTGAAGTCAGCAGAACCTACAGATTTAGGTCCTGTAGATTTATGGGCTATGGCACAAAAAGTAGAAATGCCTTTGTACCAGATGTCTAGCTTTGGCGGTAAGAACGTTATCTCTGTAGATAACGCACGTGGTGAGTACAAGTGGCAGATTCCAGTAACGCAGGATCTTCCATACATTACAGAAGATATTGAATCAGCTAATGCCACTAAAGGTATTGATGGTCAGTCTTTCAAGATTAAATTAAACAAGCGTTCTTTTGGTCATGGTGATATCATCACTTATGACAAGTACAATGGTGTTGAAATGTACATCACTGCTGACGATATTATCCCAGCTGGTGACGGTTTCATCTACACTGTTCAGTTGGTAAACAACGACAACGCTAAGTATTTGGATAACAAATATCTTAAAGTTGGTACTAAGGTGTTCCGTAAAGGTTCTGCTCGTGGTGAATACGGTGAGCGTTTCTCTGATATCGGTAACATCAACGCTGGATTCCGTGAATTCTACAACTATGTAGGTGGTGCTGAAGCTCACGTTCACTATTCTGTTAGCTCTCGTGCTGACTTAATGATGAAAGGTGGAATGAAAGCTGACGGAACAGTTCCAGTTATTGAAATGTGGAGAAACTTTGACAAGAGTGTTGATCCATCTGTTTCTTCTTTAGAAGACATGGCTTCTAAAATGGGTAAAGATTATGTAAAGAAAGCTTACCAATCAGGTCAGTTAACTCGTACATTCTTAACTTCTATGGAAGCTGCTCATTTGACTAAGATTGCTAACGACATTGAAACTTACTTAATGTGGGGACAAGGTGGTAAAGTTAAGCAAGATGGTCCAGATGATATCCGTCTTTCTGTAGGTCTTTGGAAGCAGTTAGATAACTCTTACAAGCGTATTTACAACAAAGGTTCATTCAACTTAGACTTGTTTAAATCTGAGATCTTCAACTTCTTTAATGGTAAAGTTGAGTTCCAAGGTCCAGATCCTAAGCGTCAATTGGTTGTACAAACTGGCCTTGGTGGTATGAAGCTTGTTAACGAAGCTATCAAGCGTGAAGCTATCAACTCTGGATTGGTAATCAATGCATCAGAAGTAGGAGCTATCACTGGTAAAGGTATGGACTTAAACTTTGGTTTTGCATACACTCAATACGTTATTCCGTTCTTGGCTAACGTTAAGTTTGTATTAAACCCAGCGTTTGATAACATCCATACTAATGATATTGAGAACCCAATTATTGATGGTTTCCCATTATCTTCTTATAATTTCATTATCTTTGATATTACTGAGAACACTAACGACAACATCTACTTGTTGAAGTTATCTTGGGATAATCAATTGAAGTGGTTCTACCAAAACGGTACAATGGACTACATGGGACGTACTCAAGGCTTCCAGTCTTCTGGACAGTTCAACGGTTACCGTGTATTCATGACACAAACAATGCCAGCAATCTGGGTAAAAGACCCAACTAAGGTGTTGAAGATTGTTATGAGAAACCCAGTTACTGGAGGATCATTCTAAAAAATAGTATCTAAGGCAGGGGGTTAAAATCCCCTGCCAAAAGATATGTAAAACCCCCTCTGTAGATAGTATCTGCAGACCACCTATTGTATGCGTACCATGATTGATCACATGGGGAGCTCGCAACTCCTAATAGGTTCTATAAAAGGTTACAAGATGTAACCAGTTATAATAAAAACCAAACAAACCAAACATGAGCGGAGTAACAATCGTGGAGAAGTATCCACAAAACAAGAAGTCCACTGTTGCCATTAGACCATTTTTTGATCCTAATGTAGACAATATGGGACTACAGAAGTATGGATTAAGTCTTTTTGACGGAGCGTTCCACGAGGAACAATTAGCTTGTCTTGAGATTAACGGTATCAAAAGATACATTACTGGATTAAATGAGTTTTCTCCAGATGTTAAAGGGCTACCTGCAGATGAGCAAGAAGCTAAAGTTAAACAGATCCGTGTAATAGTTGCACAGTTAGAAAAAGAACTAGCAGCTAATGTAGTTGATCCTACAGATGAAAACTTCTGGAATAAGATCAAGTTGATGAAACCTGATAATTCTGAGTTTTGGGATAAGATTAAAATTAGATGTGGTAACGAACCAAGTTACTTAGAACCTGATAAAGATCCATATGATCTAATTAGATTATATGCTATTGAAGCAGGAGGTTTTTCAATTGTAGCTAAAAGCTTAGAAGAAGCTCGCAGAATGCCAGTTCCTCCTAAGTTTTACTTAGATAAGCTTGAAGAAACAGCTTCAGTACAAACAGAAGTTAAGAAGATGCGTAATAAAGCTCTTGCTGAACTTCAGAAGTTATTTGACAAGAACCAGAATAAACTTCTATATGTAGCAAAAGTGTTAGATCCTAACAGTGCTCAATATAAGAAGTCTACACCAAATGATATTATCTATGACAACATGGATAAGTTTATTAACGGTGATCTTGTTGAGAAAGATAAGCGTAAGACCGCTCAGAGATTCTTAGATGCTGCTACTCTAGATATGGAAACATTAAAGATTAGAGCTATTGTAAAAGATTGTACATATTACAAGTTTATTGCAACTAAGGCTGACGGATTTATCTACCATATGGAAACTACAACAATGTTAGGACGTACTCCTAGTGATTGTGTAGAATACTTAAAGAACCCTTTGAATGAAGAGATCTTGGTAGACTTGACAAAGAAAGTAGAAAAGTACTGGAATCAGTAAAAAAATAGTACCTGGGTTGCTTACCGTAAGATCAGCTCCCAGGTCTTTATAAAATATGAACAACAACCTGTTACAGATAAAAATCAAGCAGAGGCTTAATAAGCTTGGCTCTTTTGACTATGACAACATTGAGTGTTGGCAGATTCAAGAAGCTTTTAATAAAGCTCAGCTTGAGTGGGTACGTAGACGTCTTCATGGCTTAAATGCATTAAAAGAGTCTTCAGAGCAAAGTGTAACTGTAGTTGATGATCTTCAGATTTTATTAAGTGAGACTGAACTACGTGGTTTAGAAAAGCCAAAGTATTTTGAAACAGTTACTATTCCAGCTAACTATTTACATTTTGTAAGAATTAGTGGTGATGTAAAGAATGATTGCTGCCCAAAAAGAACTTTGTCAACTATATACCAAGCTGAAGAAGCTAACGTTGATATATTACTAGCAGATAGTTTTAAGTCACCTTCTTTTGAATGGGCTGAAACATTTTGTACAATACTTGGAGACAAGATTAGAATTTATACAAATGGTCTTTTTACTGTACATGATGTAAAACTTGTGTATTATAGAAAGCCAAAAGATATTCAAATTTTAGGTTGTAGTAATATTTCTACGGGACAAGCTTATACTGATAATGTAGAGTGTGAATTAAAAGATGATATCTGTGAAATTATAGCTGATGAAGCTGCTGCTATTTTAGCAGGTGATATAGAGTCTATGAACCAGTATCAGAGAGAAGTACAAAACGCACAAAGAAATAGTTAATGATACAGAAGTTACAAAGACCTGGACCAATGGGACCTTGCACTGAAACAGCAGCTATGCTAGCTCATGCTCAAGCCCTTACAACTAGTATGCATCAGTTGCATTTAAAGATTACTGGACCTGGATCTTTCTCAATACATAAGGCTCTTAATGAGTTTTATGATGGAATGCCTGGTTTAGTAGATGCTGTAGCTGAACAATATCAAGGAGCTCGTGAGAAGCTTCTAGATTTCCCAGTAGTTCCTGCATATAAGTGCGGATCTGTACAGGAAGCAATATCTCACATGAAAGAACTATATACAGAAGTTACAGAGTTACAAAAGATTATGCCCTTTTCTGAAGTAACAAACCAACTAGATGAGATCAAAAGCTTAATCTCTGGAACTAAGTATAAGTTAATGTTTTTAAGTTAAGTTTTTTTTTATTTATTTATAACCCTTTAAATTAAAGCCCTATGTATTTTCCTAATGCATTCCGCAAGTCATTCTTGCCTGCTAGCACAACATTAGCTAGCTCTGGCGGTACTGATGCTTTAACTGCTGGTCAAATTGGCTTCTTCGATGCTAAGACGTACCAAGCTGTTACAGCTCAAGCTGCTCCTTTTATTTTGGCTCAAGGTTCTTACTTTGCTGCTGACAAAATTGGCCCTGTTCACGGTGGTTACAAAGAGTCTGTTAAGTCTAAAGTAATCAATCCTAAGTACATCAGCCGTTTAATCAAAGTAACTTCTGATGTTGCTCAGAACCAAATCGTATCTGTAGATCCTTCTGCAGCTACAATTAACAGTGACACTACTTACCGTCTACGTTTAGATGTTAAAGGTTCACCTGCGTTGCGTTTCTTAAACCACCAGTTGTACAAGACATTAGACGCTCACAGTGGTTGTGATACTGTAGCTGGTACTACTAACACAGTAGACCAAAACGTGATCTTACTTAAGTGGAAAGATCAAATTAACGAGGCTCCATTGTTGAAAGACTTTGTGGTAGCTAAAGTATGGAATTTAACTACTGCTTCTGTAGCAATCAACCCAACAGCTGGTTCTGCAACTATTGTTGTAGCTAACGCTGATGCAGCTGCTTTCCAAGTAGGTGAAAAGGTTGTACATGCTTCTTTAGCTGGTGGTTCTCAAGTAGTTTCTGTTGGTGCAGCTGATTCAGCTAGCTCTGGTTATGCAAACGTAGTTCTTACTAAAAACGCTGTAGCTTCTACAGATGGTAATGCTAAGATTTACTCTCAAATTGCAACTGGAACTTATGCTCCTTTAACTGCTGCTAACGATATTGCTGCTGTAGATTCTCACTTAGAGATTACTGCTGCTTACGTAGAAACTAAGTTTGGTGCTTGTACTTTCACTCCAACTGATTTCTATGAGTTAGAGCCATTATTTATCTACACATCTTTTGTAGATGAGTCTGGTGATCCTTGTGCTGTAAACGGATTTGTATCTGCAGAGATTCAAGCTCCTAAGCAAGCATCTGGTTTAGGTGAAACTGTATTACGTGAGTTGATCTTAGATGGTCGTTACTTACAAAATGCATACCCTGATAGCTCTCGTGTAGATAGCTTACGTATGCGTGAGATTGAAGCTGATCCAGCTTTAGCAACTGTTAACAAGGCAGGTTTGTATGATCAAGTGTTGATTTTACACAACGTACCTCGTTTCAACAACCCAACTAGCACATTTGATAATGATCAGTATTTGATCGTAGTTCACGTACCAGCAGGTACTTCTACTACTTCAATTACTAACTTCATTGCATCTAGTGCAGCTGCGGCTGGTAATGCAGTAACATTAGAGACTGTATAAGATATTAAGAATATCTAAACATTAAGGGAGAGGACAGATGTCCCTCCCTTTTTGTTTTTTGGACATGTCCCAAAAAATTAGTATATTATTATTGAGAACTTGTACTCTTCAATCTATATAAATATTTAAAGTTTATCGTTATGGCAAGCAAACACCAGCTAAGTTTAGAGCTGCCTGATACCAATAATATCAAGGTTTTACGTCTTTTTGACACTAGTATATATGCAGATGGTCTGCCTGTAGACTGTGGAGCATTAAGAATTACTTCTCCAGGTTTTAATCTACCTGTAGGAATTGAGGTATTACCTAACTTTAACATTGTGTTAAACGCATGTAGTTTAGGTTTGCAACGTACAGCATGTACAGAAGCATCACAACCTTTACCTGATGGTATCTATGTTATTAATTATTCAGTTAGTCCTAACTCAAATGTTTTTGTAGAGTATAATCATTTACGTACAACACAAACAACTAATAAATATTTTAACTTACTTTGTGATCTAGAAATGGCTGCTTGTGAGCCTGATGCAGATGTAAAAGAAAAATTAGAGGAACTACGTTTAATTAAAAGTTTTATTGATGCTGCTAAAGCAAAAGTAGAGTATTGTCATGAACCATCTGCTGGTATGGAACTATTGATGTATGCTCAAAAAAGATTGAATAAGTACACTGCAGAGTGTGCGTAGAGTAAAGATTTCATAAAAAACCAAAGATATGAGAACTTGTACAAATTGTGGAACTACAATTACATGTGGATGCCAAGACAGAATTGCATCCAACGGCACAAGAGTATGTGCTAACTGTATTTCATCTTATGAAATTCAGATTAATGCTCAAGCTTTAATGGCTGCTTTAAATACTAAAACAGAAACTCAAAATGAGAACCCTCCTTCCTAAGAAAGTTAAATACTATAAAGAGTTTGCTGATGTTCTTAATAGAACATACAGACAAATGCGTTATGGTATTGACTCATGTAGACCAGATCTAAATGCTGATCTTATTGATATGAGAAAGCAGATTGTAGATTGGCAGGCTATAGAGGATGAAGGAGCTCTTTCTCAAACTAATATTAATTATACTACTTGGTTACCAGTTAGTTATAGAAATGATACATCTGTACAATATGATACAAGCTATGATGTATGGGGACCTGGTTATTTTAAATCTTCCACTGCAGATGCACCACAACAAGTTGGTGTAGGTTATACATATGGAGATGGTACACAAAATATTATAGAAGTAAATACAGGCGGTTGTGTAACTAGAATTAACTTAAACCCAGCCATTACTATTAATCAAAATAGCTCATTTGTATTTACACAGCAAACACCTGCTACTATGTGGGACATTATCCATGGTATGAACTTAGCTCCTAATGTACGTACAGAAGACTTAACTGGTGCAGATATTCAAGGTGTAATTGACATCATAGATAATAACAGAATCAAAATTTACTTTAATCAACCCGTAGCTGGTAGAGCATATTTATCATAATGGCAGTACAGAAGATATATGTAGATTATGATTTTAACAAGAATAGTATTCTTAATGCTAAGTTACAACCTGTAACTACAACAGAAAGAAATGCTTTAGCTGCTGGGTATAATTCTAGTGATGCTGGTATTGTTGTTTATGATACTACATTACATCTTTTATATGCATGGGATGGTAATCAGTGGGATCAGGTAAGTATATCAGATAGTGATTTAGCTAAAATAGATGAGGCTTTTAATAAAACAGTAGTTGCTATAGATGTAACTGCTGATAATGAGAATAGAACCATCACACTTACATATAGAGATAATCTTTCTATACAAGACAGTTATAAGTTTTCTCATATACATAATCAAACAGTGTCTTCTTCTACATGGAATATTACACATAATTTAAATAAATACCCATCTGTTTCTATAGTAGATGCAAGTAATGCAGAAGTTATAGGAGAAGTTGAGCATGTAAACCCTAATTCATTAATAGTAAAGTTTTCCGCACCTTTTAGTGGGAAAGCATTTTTGAACTAATTATAATATATATACTATGTCTAAAAAGTTTTTAACCAATCTGGATCTCACCCAAAACCAGATTCTAAATGTAGCGGTACACAATAATGCTGGTGCACCGGGCAGTCCAGTAGTTGGTCAAATCTATTTTGACACTACTCCTTCAGTATTAAGAATGTTCTTCTGGGATGGAAGTCAATGGGTTGACATGTCAGGAGATATCCAAGATGTTCTTGGTGGTGCTGGTCTTACAGCATCTACATCAGCTAATGGTGATGTAATCACATTAGATGTAAACGTAGATAATGCTACAATTGAAATTAACAGTGATAGTTTAAGAGTTAAAGACTTAGGTATTACTACTGGTAAGATTGCTAACTCTGCAGTTACAACTGTAAAGATTAATGCTAATGCAGTAACTTTTGATAAGTTACAACAAGTAGCTAACTTAACAGTAATTGGTAATACGTCTGGAGCTACAGCTAATCCTAGTGAAGTAACAATTGTTACAGATTTAGGCAGTGCTTCTAGTACAACTCTTGCTACTTCAGCAGCTATTAAATCTTACATTGATACTAATGTAGGTAATCTTGGTAACTTAGAAGGTGGTTGGGATGCTTCTACTGGTTCTTTTCCAGTAGGTTCAGCTCCTGTAGCAGGAACTAAAGCTGGTGACTACTGGTATGTAACAGTTGCTGGTACAGTGGATAGTGAACCGTTTAATGTAGGTGATGTAGTTGTTGCTAAAGTTAACAGTGCATCTACTAGTTTAAAAGCTGACTGGATCAGATTAGAAGTTAACCGTGATCAAGCTACTACAACTGTATTAGGTTTAGTATATCTTGCTACAAATGCAGAAACTCAAACAGGTACAGATTCTAATAAAGCAGTAACTCCTGCTAGTTTATCTTCTCGTACAGCTACAGAAACACGTACAGGTATTGCAGAGATTGCAACAGATGCTGAAACTGCTGCAGGTACAGATGATGCACGTATTGTTACTCCTTTAAAGTTAAAAACATTATTAGATAACAGAACTGGTGGTTATGCTGCAAATATAGGAGGTTCAGGAACTTCTTATGCTTTGTCACACGGCTTAAACACTATTGATGTAATCGTGATGATTAAAGATAATACAACATTAGAAGAAGTGTTTACAGATGTAGTTATTACAGATGCTGCTACAGTAACTGTAAGTTTTGCTACAGCTCCTTCTGCTAATGCTTATCGTGTAATCATCAAGAAATAATAAAATCTGAATGAAATTTCTATCTGACATACTAGCTAAAGCTGGTCTGACAGTAGATGGTGTAGTTACACTTAACAATACTGCTACTGGTCAGACTCCTGCTGCTAATGATAACTCTACTAAGTTAGCTACAACAGCTTGGGTCAGAGGGTTCGTTACACCGTATACGCTACCTATTGCCTCTGGTACTACTCTTGGTGGTATTAAGATAGGTAGTGGTTTAAGTATAGATGGCACTGGTATAGTATCAGTTGCTGCGTCAGGTGTAGGAGCAATCAGAGCTTTACAACAAATTACTGCTACAGCAGGGCAAACAGTATTTACAGTGTCAGGTGGTTATACACCTGGACTTATTGATGTATTCTTAAATGGTGTATTAATTACACCAGTTGCAATTGACACATCTAATGGTAATACTTTTACATTAGCAGATGCTGCTGTAGCTGGAGATTTACTAGATATTTTTGTATATAATCCAATCTATAATGGATTTATATCTAGTACAGATCAGATTCCAGAAGGAACAATCAATTTATATTATACTAATGCTCGTGCAAGGGCAGCTATAACTCTTACGGTTACTGGTACTTCAGGAGCATCAACATATAATTCTGGTACAGGTGTTTTAAATATTCCTACTTACACATTAGCTGGTTTAGGTGGCGTGCCTACTGGTAGAACAATAACTATTGATGGAGTAGCTTATGATCTATCTGCCGATAGAATATGGAATATTCTTCCTACAGGAGGAGCAGCTGGGGACATATTAGCTAAAAACTCAGCTACAAATTATGATGTAGCTTGGATTCCTAATTACACAAGCAGTGTAAAGCATACAGTAAAAGCTGCAGTTGCTTTAACAAAAGGTCAAGCTGTTTATGTATCATCAGCAGATGGTACTAATATGATTGTATCTAAAGCTTCTAATGCAGCAGAATCTACTTCTAGTAAAACATTAGGACTTGTTGCTCAAGATTTAGCTATTAATGGGCAAGGCTTTGTTGTAACAGAAGGCTTACTTGCTGGTTTAGATACAAGTACAGCTACAGCAGGTGATTCAGTATGGTTAGGTACAAATGGTAATTTAATATTTGGTTTAGTTAATAAACCAACAGCACCTGCTCATTTAGTATTTATTGGTATAGTTACAAGAGTACAACAAAATAATGGTGAGATTTTTGTAAAAGTACAAAACGGTTTTGAGTTAGATGAATTACATAATTTATCTGTTGCAAATGCTTCAGATGGTGATATGATTAAATATGTAGCATCAACTGGTCTATGGACTAAGATTGCTGCTACAACAACTAATATTGCTGAAGGTACTAACCTTTACTATACGGATGCTAGAGTAAATACCTATCTAACAGCTAATAACTATGCTACACAATCCTATGTTGGAACTGCTATAGCAAACTTAGTAGATAGTGCTCCTACAACTTTAGATACATTAAATGAGTTAGCTGCAGCATTAGGAGATGATCCTAATTTTGCTACTACTATTAGTACTTCTATAGGAACAAAAGTTCCTCAGACTAGAACTATTACAATCAATGGTACAGCTTATGATTTATCAGCAGATAGATCATGGACTATAGCTTCTGGTGTAACTTCATTTAACACACGTACAGGAGATATTATTCCTGTTACTGGTGACTACACTACAGCTCAAGTAACAGAATCTGGTAACTTGTACTTTACCAATACAAGAGCTCGTAGTGCAATATCTTTAACAACAACAGGGACATCAGGTGCAGCTACTTATGATAATACAACTGGTGTATTAAACATACCTCAATATCAAGGAGGAGTTACTAGTTTTAATACTCGCACTGGAGCAATTACTCTTTCTTCTACAGATGTAACAGATGCTTTAGGATTTACACCAGCATCTTCAGTTTCTAGTTCATCAAGAACTATTCAAACTTATACAGCTACAGCTAATCAAACTACATTTACAGTAACTGGTGGATATGTAGTAGGTTTAGTTGATGTTTATATAAACGGTATTAAAATATCTACTTCTGATTTTACGGCTACAAATGGCTCTACAGTTGTATTAGCAACAGGAACTGGTGTAGGTAATATTGTAGAAGTAGTTAGATATAATACAGCATTTACAGCAACTAATGCTTTAAGACAAGTTACTTACTTTACAGCTACTGCCGGACAGACAATATTTACTGTTACATATAATCCTGGATTAGTTGATGTATTCTATAATGGATCTAAGTTAGCAGCATCTGACTACACTGCTTCAAATGGTACAAGTGTAGTGTTAGGTTTTGCTGCTACACTAAATGATACTATAGAAATAGTTGCTTATTCTTACGCAGTAGGTGCATATACAGGACAAGCACAATTAAATGGTACAGGTTTTGTAAAGGTAAATGGTACTACTGTAAGTTATGATAATAGTACATATTTAACTACATCATCTGCAGCATCTACGTATCAAACAATACTTACTAATCCTATAACAGGTACTGGTACAAATAACTTTGTTCCTAAATTTACAGCTAGTGGAACTATTGGTAATAGTTCATTAAAAGAAATGAACGCTGGTTGGATGCAGTTAGGTAGCTCTTCTGTTAGTACTGCTGAATTAGATTTGATTGGTAATAGTGGTGCAAATATATTCTTGTATGATGGATATGGTAGTGTAACTATCCAAACTTATTATAATGACTACTTTACTATTTTAGCACAAGTTGGAGCTGTTACAAGAGACTTGATAGCTTACCAATATAGTACACAAACATTATCTTTTTGGAATAGTGGTAGTGGAGCAAAATTATCTATAGCTTCCACTGGAGTAGCAACATTTGCAAGTAGTGTTACAATTGAAGGTAATGGTAGTACTATTAGAAGTGGTAATGAGCTACGTTTTAATCGTACTGATAATGCTATTTATACAAGAATGTATGATGCTGGCTCATTAGCAGCTAATGGTTTTGTATTAGATAATATGAATGGTGAAGGTTTCCATTTTAAAAATAATGGAACTACAATCATGCGTATGCCATCTAATGGTTATATTGGTATTGGTACAATTGATCCAGTTTCTTTATTACATTTAAATTCTGGTAATTTAACTATTACAAAAACAGCAATTGGTAGTACTACAGTAGTTGGAAGTATAGATTTTAGAAATAACCATATGGGTCCTTATACTTGGGCCCAGATTAAAGCACAAAACGGAGCTACTCACGATTTTAGTGATATTATATTCTCTACTACATATGGGTTTAACTCATTGTCAGAAAAAATGAGAATAACTGCTATTGGTAATGTTGGTATACAAACCGCATCTCCAGTTGTAGCATTACAGGTAGGATCAGGTACAGTATCAAGTATTCCATCTTGGATGAGAATAATGACAACTGATACTACACAAACAGGAATTGGAGCTGTATATAATAATAAAGCAATTTATATATATAATAACGGTTCTGCTTTAAAATTAGATGCATATGATTACAGTGCAGGTTCTGCTTTAGATTTTCAAATTGGTGGTAATGGAGGTTCTGTAGTAATTACTCCAAGTGGAGGAAATCTGCTTATAGGAACTACTACAAATGGTGGTCCTAAAATTGCTGCAGAAGGACAAGCATCTGGATGGGGTTATACTTTTTATAATGCTTCAGGAGGAGCTAGTGTAAAAACTTACATATCTCATGGTGGAGCTTATGGTATGGCTATAGATTCATCTATGAATACAGCAGGTGTTTATTTACTAAAACTTGCAAGTGGAGATGGTACTAATAGAGGTACAGTAGAGCAGTTTAAAGTAACAGGTGCAGGAAATGTTCTTATAGGAGGAGGATCAGACGCACAAGTGTGGATGAATCGTGGTCTTAAAATAGAAGGATCTAGACCAAGCATTGATTTAGTTAATAACGGTGGTGGTACTTTAAATACTATGCGTTGGTATGGTGGCGTTGCTAGTAAAGAGTTACATATGAATTTTGATACTTCAACTTCTATATGGGCTCTTAGATTTAATAGTTATTATTTATCTGGTGGTGCTGCGTCACATGAGTTTTATGGAAACGGTAATCTTACAATAGCTGGTGTTCTTACAGAATCATCTTCAATACGCTATAAAAATAATATACAAACAGTTCAAAATGGACTAAATAGTATTTTATCTTTACGTGGTGTTTCCTATACAAAAAAAGAAACTGGGGTTAGTGAATTAGGTCTTATTGCAGAAGAAGTAGAATCTGTATTACCAGATGTTGTTATAAAAGATGCAGAAGGAAAACCAGATTCAGTAGCTTATGCTAGAATTGTGGCTGTACTTGTAGAGGCAGTAAAAGAACTTAAACAAGAAATAAACGTATTAAATGGCAAACTTAACTCCTAGTACAAGAATAAGTGGTGTTGGAGTTAAGTATGACTTTTTCCAACATAGATTTTACGGTGGAGATAACTATTTTCACTATAAAACTAATATAGCTTTATCAACATATGTTATGGTAATGATAGAAGCTATTGGATATGCATACGGTGCTAATCAATCTATAAGATCAAGTTGGGTTTTTTATTCTTATAGTTATTTAGCACAAGCAGGAACAGCTAATGTATATCCTGGATTAAGTGCAGACGGAGTATATGTATCATCAGATGGATATGTTTGTATAAGAGCAAACTGTGCTTCTTATTTTAGTGGATGGTGTTTTAATGCTTATACAGTATGCCCAGCTGGATTTAATGCTGATGTAACATTTACAGCAGTAGTTCAAACTTCAAACTCTGGTAATTATTATTGATATGGCAAACTTAGCATCTCCTACAAATATAGAAAGTGGCATGCAGCAGTATGGTATATATGCCGTAAATACTGTTAGTGGTGGTGGATCATATCTACATATTGAAACTAATTTAAGTAATTACTCATATGTAATGATGATGATAGAAGCTGTAGGGTATTGTTACGGTACAGCAAAACCTATTAGATGTGCATGGAACCATTATGGATATGCATATTTTATAGGTAATGTTGCAAATACAAACTATAACGGTGCTTCTGCTGATGGAGGTTATTATGGAGCATCAGGTTACTATTGTATAAGAGTTTATTTACCTGGACAACATTACACTTGTTTAAACTTAAATGCTTATCCAACAGCTGGTAACGGAGCTCAAGTAAACATAGGAGTTAGAAGGAGTTCACAAAATAATAATTCTGGAGCATATTATTAATTATGAATATAGCAGCACCATTAAGAATACATCCGTATAATAGTTGGCATCTTCAACAAAGGAGTATATACAACTTTTATACAACTGCTGGATCTCCTAACTATGTGCATATGAAAACTAATATATATGCACCTTCACAGGACTCTATGTGGATGTTTGAGGCAGTAGGTTATGCATACGGTGGAGCTGCTCCAATAAGATGTGCTTGGGGGATATACTGTTATCAAGGAAGTTTGCAACAAAGTGGTGTAGCAAATATATATGGAGGAATGAGTGCAGATGGTATGTATGTGTCAAGTGATGGTTATATTTGTATAAGAGGTTATTCTGCAGGTATGTATTATTTAGGATTTACACTTAATGCATATGCTTGTAGATTAGATGCTACTCAACAAAATGTAACTATTACAGCATCGTCACAAAACTCAACATCAGGTAACTATTATTAAAACTAAAGATATGATGGATTATAAAAAGTATAGAGATTCTAATGGAGATATTCACTGGCATATTACTGGTGAGATAGGACAGGATTGGGTGGAAATACAAGAAAATGAAATTCCATTACCAGATCCAAACTATGTTATGCCTTATGATGTACAGCGTATGAATTCATATCCAGCTATAACTAATCAGTTAGATATGTTATGGCATGAATTAAATACTACAGGTACTATATCCACTGAAGGAACTTGGTTTAATACTGTTAAAGAAGTAAAAGATAATAATCCAAAGCCTAGTAACTAATGAGTAAGAATACACAGATATCAGAACTAATTAACTATCTATCAGTAGATGGTAGTGGTAACATTGTTATTACTGGATCTTTAATAGGTCCGGCAGGAGCTACATATGCCACACAATCATATGTAACCACTGCTATATCTAATCTAGTAAATGCTGCACCTACTGCCCTTGATACATTAGCTGAATTATCTGCTGCTCTTAATAATGATGCTTCTTTTGCCACTACAGTTACAAATAGTTTAGCCACTAAATTAAACTTATCTGGAGGAACTCTTAGCGGTCAATTAAGTGGAACTAATGCTAGATTTTTTGGATCACAAGCATATTATGCTGAAGTTAGTGCAGATTCATCTGGTGGGTTTATACAAGCATATAATAGTTCTACATCAAAATATCAGCCTTATTTAGTATATGGTGGTAGTAATACTACTGGATTTTCTTTAATTACAGTAAATAACTCAGGAGCTTCATTTAGTAGTAGTGTAGCTATTGGTACATCATCTGCACCAACTTTTCCATTAGACTTAGTAACATCAACTTCTGGTGCATTTAAGACTATTGCTCAGTTTCAAAATACTGATTATACTACAGGTAATCAGGCTTTTATAAGAGTACGTCAATGGGTAAATTCTGGAGGTTCATCTAGTTCATATTTTGGTACAGGACAAGATGGTAATTTATATATAATAGCTAATAACTCTGCACGAGGTGGTGACTTAATTATTAATGCTGGAAATGGTAATGCAACTTTTGCTGCTAATATTGGAATAGGTACAACACCCGATAATACATATCAAGGTTTAACTATTTATGGTACAAATCCATCATTAAGATTAAAGGCTTCTGCATCAGGTAGTTGGACATGGACAGAGTATGTTAACTCTTCTGGTGTTAATACTTTTAGCATGGGGGTGAGTCATTCAACACCTGTGTTTGTAATAAGAGCAGGAGCTGGTTTAGACAATCCACATTTTGCATTAAGTACAGCTGGTAATGTAGGAATTGGTACAGTAGCACCTGTATCTAAGTTAGATATTAATGGTGGAAATATCCGTTTAGGTGAATACTTAAATAGTGCATCATCATTAATAGGTAAACAAAGAGCAGCAACAGGTGTATTTTATTCTTCTGTAGAATTTTATTCTACAACTGGAGAAGACGTTATTATATTTAATACTCATTTATCTGGTGTATCAGCTGGAGAAAGAGCTCGTATTACAGGAGCTGGTGATATGGGCATCGGTACAACTAGTCCTTTACAAAAATTAGATGTACGTGGTTCAATATTAATGAGTCAAGATAATGCTTTAAGAGCAGGTACAGCTCAAAACTGGATTATTGGTCAAGACTCAGGAACTAATAGAATTCATATTGGTTCTATGGCAGTAGCTAATAATATTGATTTTGACACTTCAGTAGGTACTATAGTGAGATTTGCATCAGGCGGTAATGTTGGTATAAATACTACAGATCCTGCTACTAAATTTGATGTAAATGGGCACATGGGTTTAAGAGGTAGTAATTATTTTTACTTTGGACATAATAGTGGAAGTATTGGTAGTTGGACAACTAGAATGTATGCTAATGGTGCAGAACATAGATTTAACGCAAATGGATTTGCCTTTACTAATGAGGGATATGGATCAAGTGTATGGTTGCAAATACTAAGTAATGGATATGTAGGATTAGGTACAACTTCTCCTGGAGCTCTTTTAGACTTAGGACCAACAGGTGGACGTAAATTATTAGTTTATAATGGCGGCACAGGCAACCAAAGTGGTTTTGGTGTAGACTTAGACGGTGTAAGTTATGGAGCTGGAGCCTTCTTTGCATATGGTGGTAGTGATATTGGACGATACGTAATTGGTAGTTATGATGGAACTACATTTAGAAGCAAATTAACAGTTCATGGATCTGGTGCTGTAGCTATAGCAGCTGGTGTTCCAACATATCCGAAACTTAATGTTGGAGGTTCTTTACAAACTAAACGCACAATTCATAGTTGGTATGAGGCTACACCTCCAGATGGAACATCATATTGGCATATTAAAACTAATATGTGGGGAGGAGGAAGTCCTTATGGTAATACTGAATATACAATGTCTTTGTTTAAAGGATATTTTTATACATATAGTGCTATGGTAAGAGAAGGAATGGTTGGTTTTCATAACTGGAGCGGATCAATTTATAATACAGCATCTAATGGTAATCTTTTTGCAAACGTATATGTTTCTAGTGATGGTTATGTAGTATTAGTAGTTAACTGTGGTGGAGGATCGTATAATAGTTTAACAATTGATTGGTATCAAGCATATGAATATCCGTTTAGAGATAAAACTGTTATAGCAGCAACTAGTTCTGGAAGTACATCAGGTGTTTATTAAAATTAATATATTATGATAAAAGATATAAATACAGTTCAATTTCCAGAAGTTAAAGAAGGAGATAGAGTACTTTGGGCAGATAATAAGTGGTACGTATATACAAATGGAATTTGGATACTAGAAAATAACTAATTATGAGTAACGCTAAAGATACAGGCTTTTTAAGAAATCTCATCAGCTATGATGCAAGCGGTAATATAATATTACCAGCTAACCTTACTGTGACCGGTAGTTTATTAGCTAATGGTGGAGGATCATATGCTACACAATCTTATGTTACTACACAGATAAGTAATTTAGTTAACGCAGCTCCAGGTGCATTAGATACACTTAACGAACTTGCCGCAGCATTAGGTAATGATGCTAACTTTTCTACCACTGTTACTAATAGTATTGCTACTAAACTAGCACTTAGTGGGGGTACATTAACTGGTGCACTTAATGGTACGTCTGCTAGTTTTTCTAGTACTGTATTAGGTAGTTCATATGTACAAGGTGGTTATCTTATTGGTTCTGGATCTGTTGGTTTAGTTTTATTAACTAGTGCAGATTGGGGAGCTTCATCTTCTGTAAAAGCTAGCTCTACTATTAATGGAGGAAATTTTGGACCATACTTGTCTTTTAATAATCCAGCTGATAAAGGTTTTACATTTACTGTAAATAATAGTTCAGTAGCTACAATATCATCTACAGGTGGAGCAACGTTTTTAAATAATGTAGGCATAGGTACAGGAAGTCCCAGCTATAGACTACATGTAGTTAGTTCAAATTATCAAGTTCAAGTAGAACCTACAACTGCTGCGTCAATGGCTTTACTTAAACCAGCGGCTGCTATAGATGGAGTAAATGCATTTACTGTTGGTGTAGAGTTATCTTCTTTAAACACTGCAAACTTTAGATATACTTATAAAGGATACAGTTCAACATCAAACTATGTAGGTATTGGTTTTTGGGGTAACGATGATATATTAAATGTTGTTGGTACAGGTAGAGTTGGTATAGGTACTACTACTCCAATAGATAAATTAGATGTAGTTGGTGAGGTAGTTTTTGGTGCTTTAACAGAAAAAGTATCAATAGGTACAGCATCTCTTGCTTGGAATAGAAAAGTAGCAACTGGTCTTATATATGATTCAGGTAAACATGCTTATCAGTTTCAACATACTGGTAGTACAACAAATACTAGTGATTATTTAGCATTACAAGTATATAGTCCTACTGGTGGACAAGTTACTTCTATAGGGTTAGTTGTAAATGGAGTAGGTAATATAGGTATAGGCACAAATGCTCCAACTGGCTCTTTACATATATATGCATCAGAAACTGCTTTTAGAGTTCAGAGTAGTACAGGTGGTAATATGCAGTTTGGTCAATGGGATACTGTTAATAATAGAATTGAAGGAAGTGGTGGTAGACCAATGTTAATTACTTCTTATTCTCAACCTATTAAATTAGGTATTGATGGTTCTGAAAATATAAGAATTGGAACAAATGGTAATTTAGGTGTAGGTACAACAACTACTACTTGGAAACTTTCTGTTGCTAATGAAATGGTAGTTGGTGCCCATGGTGGTTCTGATTATACATATATATCAGGTGGTAGTGGTTATGGTTCAGTCATTAGAAACTACTATGCCAATGGTACTATTAACAATGAATTTAGAGGTAATGGTAATAATTATGTTAACCTTGGATATGGTAGTTTTGGTGTTGGAACGTCAAATCCAGTTGCTAAGTTGCACGTTAGTGGTGGTAAAATAATTCATACATCTGATGATGGTGGTTATGGTCAGTTTCAAATTAATGCTTCTACAACTAGTACAGAAGCTACTATACTTTTGTCAAATGGCGGTAGTGGTGTAAATAATGGTAACTATACCAATGTTGGGGTTGTTGGTATGGGAGCATATGGTAATGCAAGAGATACATTAGTTATTGGTACTGGTTATAATGCTGGTACTATGTTTATGAAAAATGGTACTACTACTTTTTCTGGTAATGTTATTAATAGTAGTAATTATAAAGGTCTTACTTTTGTTCAACTAACATCTTGTATAGGTTGGAGCACTAGTGTTACTGGTAATACTCAAACAACAATATCAACAACTGGTTTAGGACTACCTTCAGGTGTAAAAGCAATTTCAGTTGTTGGATGGTATCATGTTAGAAATTATGGTGCGGCAGCTGGACAAGGTGATCATGCTACTGCTTGGTTTGGTATTAGTAATGATCAAACTCCTTATCCATGGGCAGGAACAAATGGTGGATATCCGTATGATAGTAATACTTTTACAAGAGCTGATTATGGTTCTTTTGTAATGGAACATGATGGAGATGCATCAATTGCATCAGGGTCTTCTGGTGGTCCTCACTACTATGGTAGTTGGCATAATGGTATTATTAATGTCAATGCTAATGGTACAATATATTGTAACTTAGCATCAGGATATTCAGGAGGAACTCACTACATGGCTTTATATATTCAAGGATATTGGATTTAAAAAAAATTAAAATGACAGAAAAAAATATAATACTAGATGTAGATTACATAGATGATCTAACAGTTTTAGATCAGAAGTATAATATTAAAGCAATATTTGCAAATGGATTACTTTTAAATTTAGATGGAACACCTTTTGGTGAATTACCTATAGATATTGAAGAAAAACGTGCAGAGTTGATTGCAGAGTATAATGCTTTAAACTATCAAAAAAAACGTAAATTTGAATATCCCCCTATTACAGATTATATAGATGCTGTAGTTAAAGGTGATCAAGTTCAGTTAGATAATTATATAGCTAAATGTTTAGCAGTAAAGGCTAAATACCCAAAACCTATTGAGTAATATGAACAAAAATAGACAGACGTCCCATTTAACTAATGTACTAAGCTATGACTTAGATGGTAATATTGTATTATTACATACACCTTCTGGTACAGATAATAGTGCTCGTATACCAACTACAGCATGGGTACGTACATATGTAACGGGATTAACATATGCTACACAAAGTTATGTATCTACTCAGCTTGGATCTTATGTAACACTAAGTGGTCAACAGACTATTACAGGTATTAAGACATTTAGTAATGAGCAGTTATTTGGTAATGGTATTACATTAACCGGTGGATATATTACATACACAAGTGGGTCTTATAACCTTACACTAAATACTAATATACTTACTGCTAATAGAAATGTATTCCTAAAAGATGGAAGCGGTACCCTAGCTTTTACAACAGATATACCTTCATTAGCAGGATATGCTACAGAAGCATATGTTGGTACAGCTATTTCTAATCTGGTAGCCTCAGCACCAGCTACATTAGATACTCTTAATGAATTAGCAGCAGCTCTTGGTAATGATGCAAGTTTTGCTACAACTATCACAACATCTATAGGTACTAAGGTTCCTCAATCAAGAACTATAACTATTAACGGAACAGCATACGATCTTTCTGCTGATAGAGCTTGGACTATTGCAACAGCTGATAGTACAAAACTTCCTCTTGTTGGAGGAACAATGACTGGACAAATTGTAACTCCATCAACTGGATCAGATGTGTATGGTGGAGCTATACAAATTAGAGAAAGAGGATATGTATTAGAAACACAAAGTGCTTGGTCATATAGTCCTGCAATTACATTTCATTGGGGTAATAGATGGGCAAAAAGATTTGGTGGTAGAGCAGATGGTTTATTTGCTATAGATGATGAGCCAATAGCTTTACGTAGTTGGGTAACAGCTCAATCATATTTAACAGGAATTACATCTAGCCAGGTAACAACTGCTTTAGGATATACTCCTTACAATTCTACTAATCCTTCTGGATACATTACGTCATCTGGTACAGCAGCTGCAATTAGTCAAACAATTGGAGCTAATGGAGATACTAACTTAGTATATGCTGCCATAGCAGATAATGACTTTTTTAGAATAAGAGTAGGTGGTGCATCTAATGCTGGTTGGGTAGAAATAGCTACAGCAGATGATGGAACAGAACCTATTTATGTACGTCAGTATACAGGAGTATTTAGTTCTCTTACAAGAACTGCTACATTATTAGATGGTTCTGGTAATACATCATTTCCTGGTACAGTAACAGCTCCTACATTTAGTGGATCATTATCTGGTAATGCATCATCAGCATCTAGTGTAGCTTGGACAAACGTTTCTGGACGACCTACAACTGTTTCTTCTTTTACTAATGATTCAGGTTATATAACTTCTTCTGCTAGTATTAGTGGTAACTCTGCTACAACGTCTCAAAGAGAGTTTAACTATTTAAGAATAAACAGTAGTGATAACTTATATCTTGATTGGAACTATGGATGTTCTATAGTTGGTGTTTATTCATCTACTAGATATCAGGGTATTTTTGCAATGGGTAATGCTTACAAGTTAGCAATTGATGGTTCTACAACAGGTTCCTTATATGGTTTAGCTTGGTCCCATCCAAATGCTGGAGGTGTAGCAGCAAACTTAAATACTCACGGTCTTCTTGTAATGGAGAACGGTACATTCTTAGCAGCTATTTCTGGTTCTATTAGAGCAAGAGATGATGTAAGAGCTCCAGCACTTTATGACTCAGGTTCACGTGTAGCTATTTCTCGTGGTGAGGGTAGAAACTATGTAGACTACTCTCGTTACGTTTATAACAATGGGGCATACTCAGGTTCAGGTTGGGTAGAACCATCTGATTTAGGTGTGCGATATGCTAATAGTGCAGGATCTGCAACAAGTGCAAGTACTGCTACAACTGCGAGTACTGCAAACAATGTGGCTTGGGGTAACGTATCTGGAAGACCGGGTTGGATGACATCTGCTTCTTTAATAGAATCTCATAGTAATGCTAATGAATGGAGAAATTCAGGTTTCTATGAGAATGGTGGTGGTGGTTCTAACTGGCCTTCACAAACATGGTATAACTCTGTTAATGTAAGACATAGTAATCAAGGTAACTATCATGGTTTTCAAATAGCAATGAGTTACTATGATAATAATTTATGGTTTAGAAGTTATCAAGGATCTGGAACTTTTCAATCTTGGGTGTATGCTATTTCAAATGCTAATATTGGTTCACAATCAGTAAGTTATGCTAATACTGCTGGTTCTGCAGATAACCTTTCTGGATTTGATAAAACTAATCCATCTTTTGGTGCAGTGTATTCAAATAACTGGTTTAGAAGTTATGGAGATAGTGGTCTATATAATCAAGATTATGGTTGCCACTTTAGAAGATCAGTTTCAGCAAGTTATGGTACATGGGAACTTTTTGGATATAATAAAAATGGTTATGGTGGTATTAACATTATTGACCCACAAGGTTATTGGAATAATTTAATGTATGAAAATGGTAATGGTGGACTTTATCAACAAAACGGTGATGGATGGCATTTTTACTGGAGTAAAGGAAATGGTTGTTTAGGACTAGGAGGTTCTACAACATCTTCTGGATATAGAGCAAGAACAAACGGAGCTCACTATGTTAGTGGTTTATTATATTCTGAAAGTTATCTTCAAGCAGCTGGTGCTGGGTATTTTGGTGGTGATGTTACAGCTTATTATTCTGATGAACGTTTAAAGGAAAATATTAAGCCTTTAGAAAATGTAATTGATAAGATTAAACAGATTGGTGGTTATACATATACAGCTAATCAGTTAGCCATGACTTTAGGTGCTGCTGAAACACAAGAACAAAGACTTGGTGTAATTGCTCAAGAAATAAAAGCTGTATTCCCAGAAGTTGTAGCACCTGCTCCTTTTGATAGAGATCCATTAACAGGTAACTCAAAAAGTGGTGAAAACTATATGACAGTAAAATATGAGCGTCTTGTTCCTGTTTTAATTGAAGCTATTAAAGAACAACAAACTCAGATTGAAGATCTTAAAAAACAGATAGAATATTTAGTAGACAATAAATAATATAAGCTTTGTTTAATACTGACTCATACGGCAATATATATTTTCCTGCAGGTGTATCTGTAGGTAACTATCCTATTACTCTTAATACACCTACACATGTATTAGTAGCAGGTGTAGGTGGGATGATTTCTAGAGTGGCTACTAGTCAGCTTATTAGTAATACAGATGTTACTTCTGTATTTGGTAGACAAGGTGCTATTACAGCTCAGCCAGGAGATTATAATACAGATATGGTTAAAGAAGAAACCAATCTATATTTTAGTAATGCTAGAGCTAGAGCTTCTATATCACTAACTACTGTTGGAAGTACGGGTCCTGCTACATATAATGCTGTTACTGGTGTGCTTAACGTACCTCAGTATCAAAATGAATTTAATGGTGTAAGTAGTTTTAATACCCGCACAGGTGCAGTGACACTTACAGCTCTTGATGTAACTACAGCTCTTACTTATACACCTATTGCTATAGAAACAGATCCTGTATGGGCAGCTCAAAAAGTATTATATTATACTAAAGTAGAAGCTGATGCTTTATTTTCTGTTATTGGTCATACTCATATTATATCAAACATAGCTGGATTACAGACTGCATTAGACAGTAAAGAACCAAGTATTGCTGCTGGTACTACATCACAGTATTGGAGAGGGGATAAAACATGGCAGAATCTTCCAACTTATTCTTTACCTACAGCTAGTACAACAGTTTTAGGTGGTGTTAAAGTTGATGGTACAACAATTACTATTAATGGTAGTGGAGTAATATCTGGAGCTAATACATACACTTTACCAGTAGCTACAGATACTGTATTAGGAGGTGTAAAGATTGGATCAGGTGTTACAATAACATCAGGTGTTATATCTGTATCTACAAACTATGAAGCCCCAATTACTGCAGGAACTACTGCTCAGTATTGGCGTGGAGATAAGACTTGGCAGACATTACCTGTATATACTTTGGCAGGGCTTGGTGGATTACCACTAGCTGGTGGAGTTATGACAGGAGCAATCACTTTAAAAGAAGGTGCAACTAATGGACTTAAGTTTCCTAATGATGTATTTGGAGGAAGTGGTGATACAGCAGGTATGAGATTAATAGCTCGTTCTGGTGAAGCTATGTCTTTAGAAGTATATCTTACTAATGATGCAGATGATTGGTTTAATATATCTGTTCCTAGTGGAGATGGTGCTAAGGTAAATGGTAACACTATATGGCATGTTGGTAATCTTACTAACTTAAATCAGTTATCTAACGGACCTGGATATCTTACATCATTAGCTGGTGCTGTACTTACAACTTATAATACTTCACTTAATACTGATTCTAGAAACTCTCGTGGTGTAACACGTTTGTATAGAAGAGATGATGATTCTGATTATTCTGTACAAACACATTGGACTGGTTCACATTGGTTTATAAGAGGATATAGTGGTGATACATTCCATGCTGAAGCAAGAGTTGGTTATTCTGATAGTACTGGATCAGTAGCATGGACAAATGTTAGTGGAAGACCTACAGCTCTTAGTCAGTTTAGTAATGATCTAGGAAACTATGGTGGATGGGTTGTAAGAACTGGTGATAGTATGAGTGGTAGATTAACTATTGACTCTCGTAGTTCTACTAATTTAGCATTGCATTTAGTATCTACAGAACCATATCTTCAAATTGAAGCAGTTGGTGCAAGTAATGTAGCATCAATACGCATGTATCCTACTACAGGATACAGAGCTTTAGTTGGAAATTTTGGCTCTGGAGAATTAACACTAGTAGCTGGTAATACAGAATCTGTTTATATAACAAGTGATAGCTTAAGAGTAGCTAAATATAGATTTAACGGTAATAATATATTGTCTGGTAATGGTACTCCAGAGATTGTAGATATGGCATCTGTAGGTATGGCTATGCAGTCATTAAACTACAGATGGTATAATAGTGGGGCAAGTGTTATTTTAATGACACTTGACTCATCAGGAAATCTTACAGCTAATGCTTTTTATGAATCTTCAGATATTAGATATAAGAATGTAATTGAAATTAATCCTAATTTATCTTTAGATGGGCTTGATGTAATTAAGTTTACAAGAAAAGGAAGTAGTGTAATTAGATATGGTTACTCTGCTCAACAGGTTAAATCTTTATCAGAAGACTTAATAGGAGGAACTAGAGATGAAATGACAGTTAACTATTCTGATGTTCATACATTAAAGATAGCTGCTTTAGAAAAACGTATTGCAGAACTTGAAGCTAAATTATACAATAATGGCCTACAGTGACCTTAATCAAAATCAGACTATTAGTTTTAATAATTTACAAAGTGGTGTATCACAAGGAGTGTTTACAGCTAAAACTAGTATTCCTAGTGGTACAAAACAGGTTACTAAAAGTGAAGCTAATACTTATATAAATATTGATACATCTCTTCCATCATATGCTGCTAAAAGCTCTAATCAATTAGTTACTAAACAAGACTTATCAGGAATTACTACAGTTACACCATATTTAATGTATGGTGTAGCAGCTAATTATGCTTACAAATCAATTGATGGTGGTAGCACATGGTCTGCACTTTCTGGTTCACCAGGTTTTGATTTAGACTGGACAGGTATAGCTGGCGATAGTACTGGTACATACATTGCTTTAATATCTGAGATACAAAATAATTTAGTATATATATCTAATAATGGTGGTGCTTCTTTTTCAGCTGTGACATTAAGTTTTATACTAATTGGATTTTATCCAACAGGTGTTTCAATGTCTAAAAATGGTCAGTATATATGTGTTTCAGGTGTAAGTACTAGTTCTAATTCAGGACTTAATACTCTTAGAAATGCCCGTATTGCAACGTCAAATGATTTTGGTGCAAGTTTTGGAGCTGGTTCTTATACAGATGGCTCTGGTCTTGTTTTGTATAACATATCAGGAAAAGTATCTGTGTCTGGTAATGGTCAGTATATGACAGCTGTATTTTCATATAGAGTAGATCCAGGAGCAGTTAATGTTCCACGTCCTTGGTCTTTTAGATTATACTCTAATAATTATGGAGCTACTTGGACAAAAAGTGGAACTAGTGAATATGCAGCATTTTTAGATATTGCTTTAGACTATACTGGACAAAATCAGTTTATAACTTCAGATTGGGTTGAGCCAGGAACTTTTGGCACAAGAGGAATAAAAGCTTTTGTTAGTAATAACTATGGATCAACATGGTCACAAAAATATTCAAACACTACTGCTTATTATTTAGGAGGAGCTCAAAACTCTGGATTTGTTTCTGCTACAATTTCAGATAATGGACAAACAATGGTTGGTGCAACTAACGCAACAGTTAATTTTGAAGGTATGGATTCTAACTCAACACCAGCTAGAATTATAACATCATCTAATTATGGAAGTACATTTTCATCAACTGATGGATATAGTGGCTGTATTGGTATAGCAGGTGGTGATGTTACTACTTCAGGTATAACTAATAATTATATATCAATGCCTTTGTACAATGCAGGTCAATTTAATTATAGTATTAACGGTGGTGTTTCATTTAGTCCAAAAGCAGCTGCTGTTCGTATATGGACAAAGATTTATAGAAAAGCCTACTATTACTCGGGTGGTGGTGGATCTTCTTATCCGGCTTACGGTACTTTTTTATATAGTGAATGTGTAGGTTGTGATTTAACAGCTGTAAGAGCTGATGGAAGTGGAGGAACTTATTATGCTGAAGTTCAACAGTATAATAGTGAAACGTGTTGTTTTGGTGGTGGCGGTGGTCAAGTTTAAATAATAATTAATATATTTACAATATGGCTTTACAATCTTCAGGTGCTATAAGTATTAGTCAGATAAATGCAGAAGTTACTGCAGTTGATAGTAATAGTTTAGCTACTCTTAGCCAAGCTGTTGGTTTTACAGCTGCACATAACATGAGTGAGTTCTATGGGTATAGTAGTTATACGCCACCTACTTGTTATTACTTCTATGCTTCTTATGATGGATACTTTGATTACTACGATTGTAGTGGTAACTGGAGTACACAATATTTTTGGTATGGCGGAGGAGTTTGTGCACAATCTGCAATAAGTGGTGCATTATATAATTCAGGAAACAGTTGCTTAGTATAATTTTAATATTACATCTATGATATCTTATTACAAAATTCATGATTCTTACTTTAAATTAGATTCTGAAAAAACTTTTTTTCTTCAAGTAAATAATTCTGTTAGTCAAAAAGCTATTATTTATGGTGGAGCTTCTCCTGCTGTAGATACTTTACATGCAGCTAGAATTAGAGATAACTGGACTGAAATTACAGAAGAAGAGTATAACACTGTCAAAGCTAGTGTGTTATCTTATCTATCTGCCAACTAGTCATTAACATTTGTGGATAACTTTATTGGCATGTTACTTGTATATCTTTGTATATTCGTAACAGATTAATCTAAAATTTTTAAAACACATGGAAAAAATTTCTCTTAAGTTGTTTGAGTTCTACAATCTAGATGCAGAACTTAACGGTTTAACCAACCAACAAACTGGTGAAAAGATTGCTTCTGGTTTAATCCAGGAGAAATTATCTTTAGTAACTAAGTACTGGCTAACAGAACTTGGTAAGAAAGTAGCAGCTGAAAAAGCTACTGTTGAAGAATTAAAGAATGACCTTATCAAGAAGTTTGGTACAGAAGATGACAAGGGTGGTATCTCTATTCCTATGGTTATTGATGAGTTAGACGAAGAAGGTCAACCTATCAAAGACTTAGATAAGGACGGTAACTGGTTTACTAAGAAAACTATTAATCCAGCTTATCAAGAATTTGAAAAAGAGTTTAATACTTTGCTTCAAACTGAAAAAGAACTTGAGTATAAAGCTTTCTCTCTTGAAGATTTTGAGAAGGTTGAAACCTCAGAAAACTATGGGACATTCTTTAAGCTTATTAAGATTGAAGAAACTAAAGTTGTTCCTTTGAACTAAATCCCTGCTTTCTTTCATATAGGTAAAAAGGCCACCTCCTATGGGGGTGGTTTTTTTGTTATTTCCATAAAAATAATGTATATTATATTGTAGACTACTTAAAATCTAAACATATTGTTATATGGCACTTAAAATCACAACCCAGATAGGAACCGATAAAGGTATCACCTCTGAGGCATATGTACGTATTTCTGACTATCAGATTTCAAAATATGGATCTGCTAGCTTTAGAATTGAGCTTTTTCAATCTCAAGATGATGCTGCTCCTATTGGTACTTACCCAGGAATGGGCAGTGGTACAGCTCGCAACCAACAAATTGGTGAGAGTTTGTATGTAGCTTTAACTAAAGAAGTAGAAGAAACTACTACAGTACAACGTATGGTTCCTGTAGAAGTAGAATATACAGAAGATGTAACTAGTGCTCCAGATACTGAAGGAAATACAACTACTACTACAGTTACAAGAACTCGTGTAGAAATGCAGGAGCAAGATGTGCAAGAGACAGTTACAAAAGTTGTTCCTGATTTATCTTCTGCAGAAGGTGTAGATGTTTTTGCATTTGGTTATGCACATCTTAAAACTAAATTAGAAGGTCTGTTTGGTGCAGACAACGTAGTTGATTGTTAATAACTTATTGATACCCAATATTATATGCTACCTACAAAATCCAATACTGCTGATAAGGGTTGTTCTCCGGTATCCTCAAATTGTGTAATTTGGCAAGGACCGGATCTATCTTGCATTAACCTCTGCAACGGTGATGCTGTTTCTGATGTAGTATATAAGCTTGCAACACAGCTATGTACAATACAGTCAGCCTTAGACTTATCTACTTTAGACTTATCTTGTCTAGTTTCATTTTGCTCGGCAACAAATCCTGCCCCTACTAATAAGACCCTGTCAGCAGTGTTGGATTTTATTATAGAAAAGGTGTGTTGTTTAAATACAACAATTGAAAACTTACCTAACGGAGGTAATTCTTATACTGAACCTAACTTACTTTTACCAACTTGTTTACAATATACTGATCCAGCAACTGGTCAGACTATTACACAACTTGTTCATAATCAATACACTTTAAGATTAGGTAATCAATACTGTACTCTTAAAGCTACTGTAGATGGTCATACAACTACATTGGCTACATATAATACAAGAATTACTGCTTTAGAGAATGCACCTAGTGTAACTCTACCTACAGTGACTCCTAACTGTATTCTTCCTTCAACACCTACTGCTATGAATTTAGTATTAGATGAGTTAGAAGCACAGTATTGTAATTTAAGAAGTGTACTTGGAACTAACGCTGGTTTAACTGCAGCTGTTGGTCAACAATGTCAAAACTTAGCTACACAAAACGCTCTTAGTCAACCAGGCTATGTGAGTGGTTTAACAGGATGGGTTCCTTCTACAGGAGATGCTCTATCTGGTACAGTAGCTGGGGCTATTAAAAACTTATGGGTTGTATTATGTGATATGAGATCAGCTATTTATGATCTTAAAAATGCTGCTGGTACAACTGACTGTTCTGCATTCCTTCTTGGATTTAGTGCAGCAGCTAATGAAGCTCGTACACAAGTTACATTATTCTTCTCTGGTAGTACAGTGGTTCCTGCAGGTTTTGCAAACTGTAATGCTCAAGGATCTAAAGTTACAATTAAAGATACTTCTGGTCACATCTTTACAGGATATGTAGATTTAGTAGCAGCTCAAACTGATACAGATGGTGTAACATTTACAGTATCTGGTGCAGCGTTGAATGCTAGTCAAAACTACACTGTAACAGTTGAAGGCTGTGTAAGCAAGAGTGGTAATACATGTTCTAAAGTGGCTACATTTGATGTACCAGTACCATGTCCTATCATTACATCTGTAAGTGCAACATTAGAATAATATGAACGCAACGTTATCTTGGTCTATTGGTCCGGGGGCTACTACACAGAATGTTCAGTATAAACTGAGCACCTCTAGTACATGGATAACATTTAGTACAGTTGGTGGTAGTGCTACTACTGAAACAGTAACAGGTCTTGACAGTAACTTATTATATAATTTTAGAATAGTAACTAATTGTTCTGGTGGAACACCAGCTCCTAGTGCTGTAATCACTAAGATTAATATACTGTGTCCTACTGTTACAATTACTTCTACTGATACAACTGTTAGTTATAGTTTTCCAGAAATTGGTGGTGATGTTGACTCATACGTAGTTAAACTATATAATTCAGCCGGTACAACAGAAGTAGGTACATCTACTCCTACAGGTACTACAACACGTACTGGTACAATAACAGGATTAACAGCATCAACTACTTATAAATTAAAAGTTGTACCAACAGCTGGATCAATAACTAAAACTGATTGTGAATTTAACAGTGTTAGTACAACTGCTCCTCCTGTATGTAGCATTCCTACAAACGTAGTAGCAACTTTAGCACCTGAAACTTAATTAAAACATTTAAATACTTAAAGATATGTCATGCGGTTGTAACGATACTTCTCTTCCTTTGTCTAACTGTAACGATGGTTGTGCAGATTGCTCTCCTACAAATACAGTGAGTCTACCTCCTTGTCCTGCAGGTGAGCCATGTGATGAGATTGCATATACAGATTGTATAAAATTTGCTGGACCAAATCTTCCAGCTTTAGGTATTGTTAACGGTGATCGTTTACTTACTGTATTAACTAAGCTACATAAAGTTTTAAATGGTTTAGTTAGTCCAACTATTCCTTTGATTAACTATACAGCTACATCTACTACAACTACTCCAATGGTAGTAAGTTACTTAGGACTTGGTCCTGTATATACTTCTACTGCAGGAGCTACAAGTAGTGGTGCTGCTATTACTGTTGGATCTACAACGGGTTTAGCTGTAGGTATGACATTAGAAGTAACAGCTGGAACTGGAGTATTTGCTGCAGGCAGTACAGTGTTATCTATTACAAACACAACAACTTTTGTAGCATCTGCTGTACCTACTACTGCATTATCTGGCGGTGCAACTGTAATTAAAGCTACAGGATCTAATCATCAGATATTTAATATTTCTGTAGTACAAGGAACTCCTCAAACATTTAAAGCATTTACTGGATCTCCTGTTAAAGTATCTGGAACTGGAACTATCGTATAAACCAATTAATATATGTTACCTTGTTCAACAACTAAAACGTTAGTAATTAATTATACTTCTGCTAGTAATATCTTACCAGCAAATGGTTATACAATTCAATGGAGAGCTGTCGGTAGTACAACTTGGAATACTGTAGCTAATAAAACTACTAACCCTATTACTATTCCTAATGTTCCTACTTGTTATAGTATTGAAGGAAAGATTTTAGCTGATTGTGGAACTGGTGAACTTAATGAGTTAGAAACATTTGGTGTAACTGGTGTAGCTACAAGTTGTGCAAGCTATGAACTATTAAGCAGTGGTGATTATACATATACACCATGTGATAGTTCTCAACCATTATCTATTTATAACAATTCGTTAGCTCCACAAACTATCTGTGCTATAGAAGGAACAGTATCTGGTGGTCAGTTTACACGTATTGGTGCATGTTTAAGATAATATATAATTAATGGCTAACGAACTAACTATAAGTTTTACTGCAGCTTCTCCAGCACCATCTGGAGGATACCTGGTTAGATATTGGCCAACAAGTAATCCTACTAATATTCAAACAACTACTGCTACAAGTAGTCCAGTAGTTATTTCAGGATTAACAGCTACATCTTATACAGGTACAATTGAGTCTGTTTGTAGCTTTGGTAATTCTACAAGAGTAAGCTTTGAAGATCAAGTTTGTGAACTAGCTCTTGTTGTTAATACTACAAACCCAACTAATCAAGCTGGAACAAATGGTACAGCTACTGTAACATCTGTTACGGGCGGATCTGGAACTTACACTTATAGTTGGAATACATCTCCTGTACAAACAACGCAGACAGCTACAGGACTTAGTGCTGGAGTGAGTTATACAGTAACTGTGACAGATACTGTTACATCTTGCACAAAAAGTGAGACTATTGAAGTGGGTCAAACATCATTTACATTTGATGCAGATTACATGGTTGTCACTTATCAGTTCTCTGATGGTAGAGATTTAGATACAAGAACAAGAATTGTTTCTATAGAAGGTACTACATATGCAGATCAAAATGCAGCTACTAGGTATATTGGCTATGGTCAATATACTAGAACACCACAATCTGCTAGTTATATAGAAAGTGGTAATGTGTGTAACGTAGCAATTAAACCATTAGCTATTTGGGGAAGTGATAACCTATTAACAGGTTATGAGTCTACAATGATTGACTTTACTCAGATACCTACAGGTCAGAATGAAATAGTAATTGATTGTAGAGCTATATGGTGGGGAGAAGTTGGTGTTCAACCAGTAAGTATTGGTTTTACTCTTTATAAAGGTGGTTGTATGGTTAAACAAGGATCGGCTGGTAATCCTGCTTATAACTTTACAAATCCTACAGCTACTGGTACATTCTCAGGAACATCTTCTAGTAAAGTAATTACAGCTTATAGAGATGGTGGTGGTTTAGCAACTGGATCATCTGATTTAGAAGTTCCAGCCGTTTCAGCTAACCTTACTAGAGGTCAAAGAATTGCAGTGATTACTTATAATAGAACTACTAATGTAGGTAACATTGATATTAATGATACAACCACTCCTGCCGTATAATGAAACATTTAACTAATATAATTGTCAGTAATTTAGGTGTAGACTATACTAAAGAAGATCCTATTGTTCAAAACGGTCATGAGTTTATTATTTATAAAAAGTTTGAAGAAGACTTTTTTATCGTAATGAAAAATAATGGAGAGCTTAGTCAAGTACTAATATCTAATGAAGACGTAACAAACTGGATTAATACTCATGTCTAACACACTAACTATAACCTTTGCAGAGACAAACCCTGATCCTCAAGGAGGATATAGAGTTACTTACTGGCCTACTAATAGTCCAGCTAGTGCTATTGTTATTACACCTAACCCAACTAGTTCTCCTGTAGTAATTACTGGTCTTAATGGTACTTCATACAGTGGTACTGTAGAAGCTGCTTGTGGTGGTGGAAACTATTCAACTCCTGCTACTTTTACAGGTGTGGCTGGTTCAAGTGGTGCTGCTACTTTGGCCGTAGGTACTGTATGCAGCAGTGGTTATGGTAACTATATACTAACTGGAACTGTAGGTAATATTGTTAGAGTGAGACTAGCCATTTCTGGTTTACTTAGCCCTACAAATACAGCGTGGTTAAGTGCAACTATGGGATCTACAACTCCAAGCTTTTCAGCTTCTGGAACTAGTGGGTGTTATCAACCAGGGTCTAGTGCTGGTGTTAGCTTAGAGTTATTTAAAAACATCACTATTCCAGTTGGAGGAACAGTTAATATTAATACTTCAATTTTTACAAATAATTCTACAGCTAGTATGATGTCTGCATCTTTAACTATTATGACAGTTAACGGTGGTGCAAATACTTCTACTGGCACAACTACACTTAGTGGTGTATGTGTTGGTAATTCTTCTGGAGGATCTTGTCCAGGAGCATCATATGTAGGTGATTAAGATATAAAAAAGTCAGTGGTTTTGTTGGTTTCCACCTGACAAACAAAGCCTCTGGTGTTTCTACATCGGAGGCTAATTTTTTTAGAATGTTGATATTTTGTGTATAAAAAGTAATATTATTAAATAAGATCTACTAACTTTATACACCATATACCCAATCCAAACAACTATGACGTTAATCAATCAGGTGTATGGCTCTCTCAGATGGAAAAAAACTGACGAGGTCTGTGCTTCAAAGTTAGGTATTTCACTACAAAAATACCAAGAGATTAAGAAACAAATCTTACAGACTAAAGACCTACTACAGAATGAGTTAGATAGTAGTTTAGTCAATCTAGTAGGTAAGAGAATGTTGGAACTGATAGATGATGATACAATCAAAAATCAGTACATTACAGACCTTGAAAATCATTTGGTAGATACTATCAACCAAACTAAAGAAAAGGTCGTAGAATGGAAGGAAAACCTTGAAGAAGGTGTAGCTGAGATTAAAGGTATAGCCTTCTCAGAGCCTAAGAGTCCAGAAGAGATAATTAGGATATTAAAAATTGACACTGATAAGTGGAAACTTAGTTCCTATTGGAACAAACAACACAAAGACTATTGGCTAATCTCAGCCATGGTTACACAGAAAGTCTTGGAACCCAAAGACTTATTACAAGAAACTTTAGAGAATTTTAACCCGTCATACAAACCCGTTGCAGAGGTATTTGTTAATGACAAATTTGATAATCCAACTGTGGGGATCTTGTCTATTCAGGATCTCCACTTTGGTAAAGAAGGTAATCTTTCTGTAATTGATGACTTTAAAGAAAGCATTAAGAGTCTTGTATTAAGATCCTATCACTCACATAATGTAGAAAAGATCATATATGTTATAGGTGGTGACCTTTTAAACATGGATACATTTAGTGGATTAACTACTAAGGGTACGCCAGTAGATTCTGATCTTAGAGCTCAGGATGCCTATGATGAGGCTTTTGATGCCATGTTCTGGTCAGTTAATTTTATTAAACAGTTCTGTAAAGAACTAGAAGTAGTTTACTTACCTGGTAACCATGATCGTTTATCTTCCTATCATTTAGTACATGCTCTGTCTAAATGCTTCTCTCAAGAGATCTCTATTACATTTAATGCTACATATGAAGAAAGAAAGGTTGTGACCTGGGGTCAAAACTTCTTTGCATTTGAGCATGGTGATGTTACTAAAAAGATGACCGCTCTTGTATATGCTACAGAGTTTCCAGTTCAATGGGGACATACAAGTTTTCGTACATGTTATACAGGACACTTCCATACAAAAAAGGTTACTGAGTTTGTTACAGATAATGAGGTTCATGGTTTTACAATAAAACACTTACCTTCTCTTTCTAAGTCAGATTACTGGCACTACCATAACAAGTTTACAGGATCTAAGCGTCAAGCAGTTATGGAAATTCATGACTTAACTAAAGGTAAGATATCTGAATTTACTCATAATGTTTAAACTATAAAAGTTTAAATAGGAAACTTCATGGATTTTTCGTAAATTATTAATGTAGATCATTGTGGCAAAAGCATGTAAAAAACCGGATTTAAATGCTCCAAGATATAGACCTAAGAAGTTAAATCTTACTAACATAGACTTTTATAAGAAGTTTATTGATAGTAATCCTAAATATGCTTCTATGGATATATCTACTTTTAAAAGTATTATAAGTGCTTTTAATGGAGAGATCTGGAAGAAAGTAGTAGAAGAGAGAGATGGTGTAGAGTTACCAGAGCAACTAGGTTATATCTTTATTGGGACTTGTCCACGTAAAAAGAGTAATGTAGACTTTAGTAAAAGTAAAAAATATGGAACAGTTATCCAGCATCAAAACTGGGAATCTGACCAATATGCTGCTAAGATATTCTATACAAACTTTGAGACTAAGTATAGGTTCAGACATAATGAGATGTGGAGCTTTACTGGTATTAGAGATTTTAAAAGAACGGTTGGACAAACCTACCCACAAGAATGGAAGAAGTATGTCATGGTAGACAATCTTGTAAGGGTAAGTAGACTTTTTAGAAAAGAGAAGTTTAAAGATATTAGGAAACAAGAAACTCAAAACATTATTCTAAATGGAGAATATGATGAGTTTAATTTAGATTAAGGCTATGGCTAAAACTACTATAGGAGATGTAATCTCTAGAGTGCGTACACAGATAAAGGCTGTCAGACAAGATGCTTTCTTGACTGATAGAGCTATCTATGCATTCATCCTAAAGCATGCTAAATGGCTAATGAAACGTGAGGATGGTAAGAATAAACTTCTTGCATATTCTGGTGTAGTGCAGACTATGGACTTTGTTGAACTTATTGAGGTGGATAAAGTAGAAGCATGTTGTACTGGTTTATCTTCTGATTGTACTATTAAACGTACAAAAGAAAAGATGCCAATCTTTATGCAAGGATATAACGGTCCTTTAATTCGTTCTACTACTTCTATAGATGGTTCAGAAGAACTACAGCCAACTAATCCTAGTACATTTTTATCTTTATCTAAATCTAAAAACTTTAAGTATAACAAGTCTAAATACTATTGGTATTTAAATGACTACTTATACTTTCCTAATATTGAATGGGATGCTGTACGTATAGAAGGAATTTTTGAAGAGGATATCTCTGTATTTACTTGTGCTGCTGATAGCTGTATTCAAAAGACAGACCAACCATTCAATGTACCAGATTACTTATTTGGTGAGATAGAAACAAACGTATTTAAAGATCTAATTGGAATGATGCAGATTCCATCAGATACTGCTCAAGATAAACAGAACGTATTACGATGAAAACTGAATTACAATATAGAACTTTTGATCAACTTCTTGATGAAGTTGCTACAGACTTTGTCACCTACAGTAATGAAGGTATGATAGAGCCTGCTCAGCTTATTAAAGTAGCTCAGAGAGTTAACTATGATTTAGGTCTTAGAATTCATGGAACTAAAGAAAAAGTATTAGATATTGAGAAAAGAAAAGTTAAGCTTCCTAGTGATTTTTATGTGCTTAACTATGCATATTTATGTGGTAAATATAAGGTAACATATCCTTCTATGTCTGGTCGTCACACAGAGAGTGTGATATTAGATCCTTCTAAATGCACTATTGTAAATGGTGTAAATACATGTAATACTTGTGGTGGTACAGACACTACATGTATCTGTGAAAGAACATATGCTGTAGAATGTAAGACTGGTGAAAAAGTTTATGTACAAGTAATTGAGAAACGTAAACATGAAGTTAAAACTTATGAGACTTTTGAAAAGCTAAACATAGCCACTTCTACAGGAAGAGTAGATGCTCTTAATGATACTCAGAAGAGTGCGTATATTAAAAATGGTTTTATCTATACTAATCTAGAAGAAGGTTCTATTTTTATTTCTTATCAAGGGGCTCTTGAAGATAATGATGGTAATTTACTTGTACTAGATCATCCTGTTATTAATGAGTATTATGAGTACGCAATGAAACAACGTATTCTAGAAAACTTATACATTAATGGAGAAGATGTAACTCAAAAGATGCAGCTTATTGAACAACGTTTAAGAGCAGCTCGTAATAACTCTTTAAGTATAGTAAACACTCCAGATTTTGCTGAAATGTATAAAGTATGGCAGATGAACCGTAAAGCTCAGTATAATAGATATTACGATATGTTTAAAAGCACAGATGGCTTTTAATTATGAAATTAAGTACCACCATAAAACTACCAACTTATAGTTGTAAACTCATAGTAGTAGTGGTGGAAAGTGTATCTGCAGCAGCAGAAAAACTTTACAAGAAGTATAAGATTAAAGATGATTTTGGAGGAGAGGCTGAAGGAGCATTAGTAATGCCAGATATAGATAATTATTATTTATTACTAGGTAGTCAGTACTTAACTCATAATACCATTGCCCATGAACTTTATCATGCTGTAGTGAGAATAACAGAAGATAGAGATATTACAGATGAAGAGGCACAAGCTTGGTTGGTTGGTCATCTTTCTGGAGAAATATATAAATTTTTGGACAAGAAGAAGTTAGTAATTAAACATGGCTGAAAATACACAGAACCCTACATCTACTACCAATCTTTTTAATAAAGGTATGGTTAAGGATTATAATGAAACCTTCGTTGGTGAGGGATTGTGGACACATGCCCGTAATGCTGTTAATAACTCACATGATGGTCAGATTGGTGTTATTGGTAACGAACCATCTAATCTACATTGTGTAACTCTTCCTTACACTATGATTGGCTGCATTCATCTTACTGATGATATGTGGGCTATCTTTACAACAGATGATGTAGACTCTGAGATTGGTATATTTGATGAGTCAGCTTGTTCTTATACAAAGAAAGTAAATGCTAAGTGTTTAAACTTTAAACGCTCTAACCTTATTACAGGAACTAGTCGTAGACGTTATGATTGTGAACGTCCAGTGTATTGGTCTGATGGATTAAATCCAGACAGATTCATGGACTTAGAAAATCCTCCATTTAAATATACTGAAACAATCAGTAATGGATGTGTTACTAAAGTATATACAACAGAACTTGATTGTGAGGAGATCCGTTTAGCATCTCTTATCAAGCATCCATGTATTGTTTTAGAAAAAGGTAAAGCTAGTGGTACTCTTCCTAATGGATCATACCAAATAGCTATTGCATATACTATCAATAAAGTTAAGGTAACAGACTACCTTGGTTTATCAGAAGTACAATCATTATTTAGTCATCAGAATTTATCTGGTTCTTTAGAAGTAAAGATTAGTTCTGTAGATGAAGACTTTGAAGAATTTGAGTTAGTTATTCTAGCTCAGATAAACGGGCAAACTATTGCTCGTAGGGTTGGATATTATTCTACTAACCAAGGTACTATTTATCTAGATACTCTAAGTAACGATTTTGAAACAATTCCTATTTCTCAGATTGTTGTAAGAACTGAACCTATTGAAAAGTCTGATGCTATCTATACTGTAAATAATTACATGTTACGTGTAGGTACATATAGTAAGACTAAGTTTAACTACCAGCCTCAAGCTAATAGTATTCAAGCTAGATGGGTTGCTGTAGAATATCCTGCTAACTATTATGTAAAAGGTGGTAATAATACTGGATACATGAGAGATGAACAATATGCATTCTTTATTAGATGGGTGTATAATACAGGAGAACGTTCTGAGTCTTATCATATTCCAGGTAGAGGACCAGTATCTACTGACACAGCTTTAGCTAATGGAACAGATGCCTATGAAGCATTAGATGGTATTCAATTAGAAAGATGGCAGATAAGTAATACTGCTACAGTAGAAACAACTACCCCTTCTGTTTTAGCAGATGGTGGTCGTGTTGTAGCTAAAGGTAAAATGGGCTACTGGGAATCTACAGAGCTATATCCTTCTAATAGAGTGGATATATGGGGTAATTTATGTGGTCAGCCTATTAGACATCATAAATTTCCAGATGTTACAATCACTGGTGGTGATGTTGTAAATCACTTTAAAGATGAAGGAAATACTATTGTAATTCTAGGTGTAGAGTTTCAAAATATTACAAAGCCTGTAGATGCTAATGGAAATGTTATTACATCTATTGTAGGTTATGAAATATTACGTGGATCAAGAGAAGGACATAAGACTATTGTAAGTAAAGGTTTGATTAATAACATGAGAGAATACTCTGTTCCTAATCAAACTAATGTTACAGGATTATACCAGAACTATCCGTTTAATGATTTAAGAGAAGATAGTTACTTAACTTCTCAAGAACAGTTAGGAGATAATGGTGGTCCAGATCCTAAATCTTCTAAGTTAAACGCTTATAAGAAAGATGTACTATCTTTTCATGGTCCTGATGTAACATTTAGTACACCGTATTTAAATAGTAGTGAAGTAAAACTTTATCAAGAGATTTATGGTGAGTCTAATGGTAGATTTGAAACTCCATATAAACATCCTAAGTTTAAAATTCCTACAAACTTCTCTGATATCTTAACTAATGTATTAGGAGCAGTAGCAACTATTGCAAAAGTAGTTGGAGCAGTAGCAGGTGCAGATGTTAGGATGGATCTTCAAGGTGATGAGAAATTACCATTTACTCAAAGTTTATTAGCTCCCCATAGAGCTGAGATGATGGCTGGTGCATTTCTTGGTGTATCAAGTGGTTATGTAGGTAGTACAGGTGCACCTGGAACAGATCAAATTGGAGCTGCTAAAAGACAAGCTGCTAATACAGCTATTACAATAGCTAATACTGTAGTGTTAGGAGCAATGGCTGTTATACAGACAAACATTACTTCTGAGCAATTGATGAAGTTATTATTAGCTATTATTCCTTATAATCAATATGCTGCTCAGTATGTTGCTCATGGATACTATAATAAATCTAAAACAACATTAGAAGGTAATAGAAGAAGAAAGATTATTGAGTCTAGTTATGTAGGATCAGACATTCAATCGTTTACTGCAAACTCACAAAACTATACAGTTAATAATTTTAACCGTGGTAAGTTTGTTATACTTAAAACAAACGCAGAAATATCAGATCCAACAGTAGTTGATAATAGTAGATTTTTAATTAGTGAAAAAGATGCTTCTTTATATTCTACATATCAAAGTACAATATCTGGTCACTATGGTGCTTTAAAGATTTCTCTTCCTTCACAATATGGACAGCTAGATAGTTTAAAGCAGTTACCTATTTCTTCATGTATAGAAGATATATCTACCTCTAATGCTACTAAGTTTACATCTAATGTTTATTTTGGTGGTGACGTGTACATTAATAGATTCACTGAAAAGAACAGTATGTTGTTCTTTAATACATGGTTATATGGTGAGCCTAATGGTGCAGAGCTAGATTACACTATGTATTTTAGTATGCCTTATCCTAGATTCTGGGTTAACAATACTGATTTATCTGGTGGATTATTTAAATTAGCTAGTTCGTTTAGAGTGCTAGATCATAGAAAATCTGGTACATTCCATGTTAGTAGAGGATACTTTTATTTATTTAATTCAGGTGTACGTGACTTCTTTGTAGAATCAGAAGTTAATGTAGCATACAGAGACTGGGAAGATCGTCCTGATAAACGTCATTATGATGTAAATGGATTAACTGATTTATCAAGTTTATTTAGATCAGATATAATTAAAGAACCTAACTATTATAAGTACGACTATTCACTAAGTGTGTCTAAATTATTTAATTCTCAGATCACTTGGGGTAATATGCTTGATAGAGACTTTGATCCTAAAAAAGCACAGACATGTTATAGTTACTATCCAAACAGAGTTATTTATTCTCTACCACAACAAGATGAGAGTAAGAAAGATAACTGGAGAGTTTATTTAGCTAATAATTATAAGACTTTTAATAGTCGTGTAACAGCTATTAAGTCTATAAATAAGACTGGTGCTTTGTTCATGATGGCTTATCAAAGTCCTATGCAGTTCATGGGCGTAGAAGAACTCAAGCTTGATGGTACAGGTGCTAAGATTACAATTGGTGATGGAGCTTTATTTAGTGGTCCTCAACAACTTCAAGCTTTAGTAAATGCAGATGAGTCATTTGAGTATGGATCATGCCAAAATAAGTTTGCTAACTTAGGATGTACTCATGGCGTATTCTGGGTTTCTCAGAATCAAGGAAAAGTATTCCAGTATGCTGGACAGCTTAAAGAGATTTCTAGAGAAGGAATGAAGTGGTGGTTTGCTAAATATCTACCTTCTGAATTACTAGCTAAGTACCCTAACTATCCTCATTATGATAACCCTGTAAAAGGTGTAGGGGTACAAATGACTTATGATAATACTAATGAGATAATCTATATCACTAAGAAAGACTATAAACCTTTGTTTGCTGATATGGCTCATGATGGTGACGGTAAGTTCTATAGAACAGTTGCTGGTGTTAAGACATACTATGATTTTAATAATCCTTTAGCATTTGAAAATGCTTCATGGACTATTAGTTATGATCCTAAGAGTCAAACATGGTTATCATTCCATGACTGGAATCCTACATTTACTATTCCAGGTAAAGCTCATTTTATGAGTGTGGATACAAACTCTATATGGAAACATAATGTACGTTGTGATTCTTATGCAAACTTCTATGGTAAAGATTATCCATTTGAGGTGGAGTTTATCTCAGCTACAGGTCAGCAAGTTAACTCTGTAAGAAACATTGAATACTTACTAGAAGTATACAAGACACATAATAACTGTGCAGATAAGTTCCATGTATTAGATCAAAACTTTGATCAAGCTATTATTTCTAACTCAGAACAAGTATCTGGATTACTAGAGTTAAACTTAAAGCCTAAAAACAATCCTGTTGCAGCTTTATCTTATCCTCAGATCCAACCTAACTCTATTAAGATTTTATTCTCTAAAGAAGAGAACAAGTATAGATTTAATCAGTTCTGGGATATTACTAAAGACCGTGGCGAGTTTAATACTACCGTTAATCAGTCTATGTTTATTACAAAAGCTAATGGTTACCAATACGAGATTAACCCTCAGTATGTTAATTACAACAAGGCAGCCTTAGAACGTAAGAAGTTTAGACATAATGTAAATAAGGTGTGGTTAAGAAAATTGAAGAGTGGAGATTTAAAAATGTTATTTAAGATATCTAATCAAAAGTTTATACAGTCACATAGATAATGAATAAGTTATTACAATATATGATTAGTGCTGCTAATGTAAAGGATAGAGTACTTCCTGGGTTACAGAAGATGCAAAGAGCTGGACAAGTAACAGCTAAAGCTCCTGTTGACCCAAGAGTATTTCCTAAAGAAACATTAGAACGTAGACAAAAAGTATATAGAACAGTTCGTCCTACAGATTATACTGATCTTAAAAACTATATAAGATTTGCATTTAATAATGATAGAGATGAATATGATGATGTTCGTAGTGAAGAAGCATTTAAATTATATTTAGGTCTTGAAGATAAACCTAAATACTTTAGACCATCTAAGTATAAACCAACTATTAATGCAGATCCTAATGGTTATTACTATAGTGCAGATGATCAATTAGAGCAAGATATATTTAATAGTTTTAAAGATAAAGTTAAACCAGGTCAGATACTACCTACTGATGAATATTTTGTTGATAGTAAGTTTCCTGGTAATCCTAATGCATTTTGGGAAGGTGACAAACAAATGGTTAAGTTTGAGCCAAACGATGAAAATCCACTTATAGGAAGACCAATGGTTAGTCGTGCTAGAGCACTAGGTCAATTTGTAGTTAGTAGAGGATCTGATAAACAGGGTGATTATTTATCTTATTCTGATCAGTATGATTTTCCTGAAAAGTTACAAAATCAAATGCAGGGATCTCCATATAAAATATATGGTAGAGTGTATTATCCTAAAGCTAAGAAACAACATGGAGGTACTAATTCTTTTTTAGAAACTCTTAAACAAAAGTATGGTGGACAACCGTGTTATAAATGTGGTGGTCAAAAAATGCAAGGTGGTGGTCAAACAATAACTAATCCTTTTTGGGAAGGAAAGTATGACTTTAAACCTATTAACCAAGGTACAGTTAATACTATTAGAGATGAGATAGCAGGATATATTCAATCACCTTTGTATGCAAAGAGACAAGCTATGCATCCTGAAACATATTTAGGTAATAATATGAATTACTTTGAAGATCCTAAGATGTTTCAAGAATCTATTGCTTCTGGTAAAAAGACATATAGACTTATAGATTTATATAATCAACCAGCTCAAATTAAAAAGATTGGAACATTTAAAGACTATTACGATCCTACTAAAAGAAAAACTGTATTAAATAGTTCTAATTTAGAAAGTGTTGTAGCACATGAGCTAGGTCACTCTTTATTTAAAGGTGATCGTTTAAGTACAGCTTTACATTCTGACTATGATAATAGTCAGTATTGGGATAATTTAGCTTCTGATAAAAAACATACTTTTGGTACTAGTTTAAATAAACTAGAAGTTGAGAAATTAAAAAACTTTGCTTATCCCATAGCTAATAATGATGAGCATTATGACAATAGAGGTTTTGGAGATTTTGCTAATGAGTCCTATGCTGATTTAACAGCTATGAGACACTTGATGTATAAGAATGGTCTTACTAAAAAGTTTGGAGATAACATCAATAGAACTATATATGAAAAAGCTTTAAAGAATAAGAACATCCAGAATGATCCTACCTTTAAAAGAATGCAGCAGAAGTATAGTCCTGGTAAGATTATTCTTTTAAATAATACTATTGCACAGAATGAGAATACTCAGCCAAATATTAATATGGCTCAACAAGGTGGACCTATATTAGATCCTCGTGGTCAGTGGGCTTATCCTGGTCAAGTAACTCGTATACCTAGTAGTAATATAACTATGCAAGGAGTTCCTTATCCAGTGTACGGTGTAGGATCTAATGGTCAACAACAGATGATGTATCCAGGACAAGAGTATAATTTTGGTGGAGCATCTTATGTAGATGAGTATCCTATGATGCAAGGTGGTGGTACTGCTTATGTAGATAGTGTACTTAATGCTAATCGTAATTTAGATTGGGTAAAAAGATTATACCAAAAGAATGGTCCTAATCTTCAGATACCTGGACTAAAAGGACCTAGCACCCACTATATGGAATCAGGTGATGGTAGAGTTTATCCTAAAGTAGCTATGGTAAAAGGCAAACTTACATATCTACCAGCAGCAGGTATTGACCCTTTTGATTATGCAGATAGTACTAAAACATATATTCAGTTTCCAACAGATCAGCAAGCTACTTGGTTTGGTAAGAATTATAAACAAGGAACTGGTGTGTTACCAAAGAATGCAAGTGGTGGACAACATGGTGGATTAGATAGATGGTTTGCAGAGAAGTGGGTTGATGTAAAGTCAGGAAAAGCTTGCGGTAGACAAGAAGGAGAGAATAGAGCTTACCCAGCATGTCGTCCTTCTAAAAGAGTATCTAGTCAAACACCTAAAACTTCTTCAGAAATGAGTCCTGCTGAGAAGGCTAAATTTAAGAGGACTAAGACAAGTAGTCAAAGAATCCCATATAATCATAAAAAATAAGTATATTAATCATGGCAAACAAACCTAATAATCCTGCCTTGTGGTCTAGAGCTAAGTCTATGGCTAAACAAAAATTTGATGTCTATCCTAGTGCCTATGCAAATGGATGGGCTGCTAAGTGGTATAAATCTAAAGGTGGTACTTGGCGTAAAGCTGAGTATGGTATGGAAGTAATGGGAGATGGTGGTACACCAGATAACCCAGGCTTTAATGCTTTACCTCCTGCTGTTCAGCAAAAGATTATGGATAACATGGCAGAAGGTGGAGAAAAGATGCCACCAGAAATTGCACGTGCACGTTTTGCAGCTGCAGGTAATCTTGATCAAATGTCTGACTATGGTTATGCTTATGGTGGATATATTCCGGAAATGATGTATGGGGGTAATCAATTTATGGAAGAAGGTGGTGAACCTAATGGTGGCATGGCATTAGGACAAATGGCTGCCGTTGTAGATAAGATGAGTAAGTTACGTCAGTTTGTTTCTCCTGATCAAAATTTAGATCCGTGGATTGCATCTAAGCTTGCTGTAATGGATCATTCAGCTGATGCTATTGCTGATTATATGATGTATAATCTAGAAGCTCAGGGAAAAGGTGAAGAGATGGAAGAAGAAGATGAGATGCAGGAGATGGCTAATGGTGGCTATACTGTAACTAGAAGTAATGATCGTAAAGGTAAAACACATAAAGTAACAGGTCCAGATGGTACAGTTAAATACTTTGGTGATTCTAAACTAGGACAACATCCTAAAGATCCTGAACGTAAGAAAGCATTCTATGCTAGACATAAAAAGAACTTAGAAGCTAATCCTTTCTTTAGAGCTTTTGCAAGAGCTACATGGAAAGATGGTGGTTCTACATATAGTGGTAATGCATTTTATCAAGGTGGTGGATTTATTCCAGAATATGATATGTCATTTCCTGCTAATTATTCTGTAGAGATGATGGAGCAAGGAGGTATTCATTTAGATCCATCTAAGAAAGGAACGTTTAAAGCTCAAGCTACTCGTATGGGTATGGGAGTACAAGAAGCTGCTTCTGCAATACTTAATGCACCAGAAGGAAAGTATAGTCCTGCTATGAGAAAAAAAGCTAACTTTGCTAAGAACTTTGCTAAGCAAGCAGGTGGTCCAGTAGAAGGTGAAGTATTAGATGTATCTCCAGAGCAGTTAGAACTTCTTCGTCAACAAGGTTATCAGTTTGAAATAATGTAATTATGAAAATACGTATTATAAAAAAAGGACTACCTAAAGCTCAGACAGGTTATACTTATAATGGAAGAACGCTAGATCCAAATAATCCAGCTGATGCTGCTATTATAAAGCAACAAGAAGAGCTTATGAATAATGACATTGCTCAAATTCAGTCTTATTATGGTAGTAAACAAAAAACTGTAACTCCTATTAATAACACTCCTTCATTCTTTTCTGGAGTAATGGGACAAAACACATTACCACCTTTACCTAAAGTAACTACTATTAATCCAGATGGATCTAGAAGTACAGTGGGTGATTTTGGTGAACCTACTATGCAGTTTGCTGTAGATAATAGCAAAGGAACTCCTATAAAAGATAGTCCTGCTATTGTTAATCCTAATAAAAGAAAACCTTTATTTAATCAAAACACTGTAGATATGGCTAATAATGTATCTGATTGGTCAGATGCTTTTTTAGCAACAGGAGCTGTTGTGGATTACTTTGGTCAAAATCAAAAACTTAAAGATTTTGAAAGAGCTTATAGGCAAAACCAGTTTGATAATCAAGCTGTTAGTCCTATGTTTAGAGGTAATGCTGATATTAATACTGGTAGATTCCGTGAAAATGTAACACGTAAACCTAATGAGGGCATGTTTCAAATGGGTGGAGAAGAGAATTTTGCTAATACAAGTAATATGATAAAGATTAGAATAACTGGTAAGCCAGAAAACTTAGAGTTTGAATATGGTGGTCAAAATGGCTATGGCTTAGATCTTGGTCAACGTAGAGTACAAACTGAAATGCCAGCCGGTAAAGCTGACTCTGTATCAAGTACTATTCAAGAAGTACCACGTTATGCTGCTAATATAGAAGCAGAAGGTGGTGAAACTATATATGGTGATATAGATGGTGATGGTGGATTAGAACATATGAAGATTAGTGGTAAGCGTCACAGTCAAGGTGGTGTACCTCTTAATGTTCCAGAAGGTAGCTTTATTTTCTCAGATACTAAAAAGATGAAGATTAAAGATCCTGCTATACTAACAATGTTTGGTAAGTCTCCTAAAGCAGGTGGATATACTCCTGCAGAACTTGCTAAGAAATATGATATCAATAAGTATAAAGCTATTGTAGAAGATCCAGAGTCAGATCCTATTTCTAAAGATACAGCTCAACTGATGCTTACAAACTATCGTAAGAAGCTATCAGCATTGGCTACTATACAAGAACAGATGAAAGGATTTCCACAAGGTCTTCCTGCAGTAGCAAAAGGTGTACAAGATGAAATGCCTATTGCAGCATATGGTGGTTATATTCCTGAGTATCAATTAGCTGGTCAAGTTATTGATCCTTTAAACCCATATCAAATTTTTCCTCAAGCTGCTAACTTAGTTCAACAACAAGCTTTATTACAAGACCTAGATAGACGTCAAGCTGCTTCTAAACCTACACGTGTTCCAGATGCTAATGAGATAATTGATCAAACTATATCTCCTAAAACATTAGCTGATCTTAATGATCCAGAATTTGCTAAGTATGATCAGCTACTAAAAAAGTATGATAATAAGTTAGTAAAAGGTTCTTATAATATTAGCAACATGTCTCCAGATGATGCAAAAGAGTTTGCTCGTTTATCTGGTAAGTTTGGTTTTAGTAGAAAAGACGCAAAAGGTAATAGAGTATATAATGTTATTCAAAGTTCTACACCAGGATTAACTTTTAAAAGTAGTAAAGGTAAAAAAGCTGGATTCTTTGGTGGATACAGTCCTGATATGTATGAGCGTAGAGTTGTAGAAGATACATTAGGTGAAGATGCTGTAAAGAATATGAGTGAATTAGATATTCGTAAAGCATATTTTAAAGAACTTGGTGTAGATGTATCTAACTTAAGTGATGAACAATTAAAAAATAAGAAGAGTCTTTATTCTAATAAGAACTTCTTTGAAAAACAGTTCTATCCTAAATTTGCAGAAAAGTTTGTTGGTTCAGACTATCGTACACAATTAGGTGATGACATGATGATTGGTGCTGAGCACTTTGATAGTTATCGTACAAAACCTAAAATGGTTCCAGCTAGATCTCCTATTGGTTATAAGTGTACAGGAGTTGATGAAGCTGGTAATCCAATGATTGTTGAATCATCTTATATGGATGCAGAAGCTATGGCTGCTGATGGAGCTGTAGGATCAAGACAAGCTGCTGCTATGCAATGTACTGGATCAATAACTCCTAATAAAATTACCACTGGTAATAAGACTCCTGAAAGAGCTGGATTCTTAACTCCTGATAAATTAGCATTATTAACTGCAGGATTGGTACCGCCACAGGCTTATCTTCCTTCAGTTGCAGACTTACCTTATAGACAAGGAGATCTTGCCTTAGAGGACTGGTTATCTAAAGCACAACAAAGACAGCAGACATATAACATAGCTGCTAATACATTAGGTCAATATCAGCCTGGTACAGCTATGGCTTCTAACCTTTCTTTCTTAGCAGGTCAAACTGGTGAAGGTGTAGCTCAAGATATTGCTCAAACAGACTCTCGTAACGTAGATAGAGCTAATCAATTTATGGCTCAAGAGTTACAACGTAAAACTGCTAATAATGCTTACAATGCTGCAGCAAGAGATAAACGTTGGGAAGGTTTTGTTACAACTAAGCAAAACTTAGAAAATGCTCGTAGAAAATACTTAGCTGGTATTACTAAAGCAGCCAATAATGCATTTGCTAATAGAATGTATTTAGACATGGTTAACAAAGTTAATCCTATTTATAATGTTGATCCTAGAACAGGTTTATCTTTCTTTAAAGAAGGATATGATCCTAGCAAACTTGGTTCACAAGGTTTTGGTGCAGGTTCTATGGGATCAGTTGGAGCTATGTCTAATTTTCCTACATTAAAAAATCAGTATCTTCGTTTAGGAATGACTGAGGCTAATGCAGAAAAACAAGCTATTGCTCAACTATCTGGTGGAAGAATGACTTACTCAGATACTGACTATGATGGAATACCAAATAGTGTAAGAACTACTATGGCTCAAGGTATGCCAGCTATGTATAATGCAGCCTTAAGTGGTATGGTTGGACCATGGGGTCAATAATTAATTTGTAAACCTATGAAGTTTAGTTCTAAACTTTAAAGATTTTTTTGTATATTTATAATGTAGCATATGGCAACCTACTTACCTAACATAACTGACGTAATTCCAGAGCCAGCTCTGTTTACACCTGACTTCTCTTTTTTAGACAAAATGCTAAGAAGGAGACAGGGACTATATGAGCAAGGATTTGCTCAAGTTAATAGTGCCTATAGTTTTGTAAACAGAGGTGTAACTAATCCGTACAGTGTACAGGTTAGAGATACATTTCTTAAACAAGCTCAAGAGAACCTTAAAAATTTATCCTCTCTAGATTTATCACAACAGCAAAATGTTAAATCAGCTGCTGCTGTATTTGAACCTTTTGTAAAAAACCGTAGTGTTCTTGGTGATATGGCTTTAACAGCTCACTGGGATCAGCAAGAAGGCATTGCAGAATCATTTAGATTAAAAGACGGTGGTAAAGAGTACAGTGATGATAATATCAACTATGTACGTATGCAGAGACAAGCCTTTGCTAAAGATGATATTTCTACTGTAGGTGATTACTATTCTAATAGAAGATCTTTTACTCCATACTATGATTGGAATAAAGAGGTTCAAGATAAAATGAAAGACTTTAAACCTAGTTCTACTAAGGTTGAAAAAGTTAATGGTATGTACATGGTTACTACCAAAGATGCTTCTTATACAAAAGAAGAGATCAATAAGTATTTAAGTTCTGTACTTTCTGATAAAGCTAAACAGCAGATGCGTATTGAAGCTGCTGTTAAATATCCTGATCTTAACTCAGTAGCTGGTTTGTATATTAATCAAGCTTCTGAAGATTTACCTTTAATCAATAACAGAATTAATCAAGTTAACGCTGAGCTTAAAGGAGAGAAAGATCAAACTAAAATTAAAGTTTTACAACAAGAAAGAGATTTTTATACAGAAAGAGCTAAAGAAATAAACGGTAATATTCAGAGTATTCAACAAGGAGATGTTTCATTCCTTAAAAAGAATGCTCAGAAGTTAGCTGAAAATATTTACATTGGTCAAACTGTTGGTCGTATAGCTAATGGTTTTTCTCATACAGATATAGAGCAAACTATTGGTTTTAATCAAGTGGCTATGATGTATGCTCGTATGGCTTTTGATAGAGAAGAAAATGAGAAGACTAGAAAAGCTGCTAAAGAAGAGTTGCCAATGTTGCCTGTTAGCAGAGAAGGTGAGAAAGTAACAACTAGTTATGGCGGCTTAACACAAAAAGTTGCAGATGCTGAAAAAGTTCAAAAATCTACTTTCTTAGAACTTAAAGACTATATTGTTGCTACTGATAGAAATCAAAAGTATGCCGGTAAGACTGGTGCAAACTTAACACAAAATGATGTTGATGCTTGGATTAATAGTCATCCTAATCATCCTAAAGCTATGGCATTTGTTAATGCGTCTAGAGGATTAGAAGTAGCTAAACAATGGAAAGATAACTGGAGTAAAGATGCTGAAAGATATGCTCAAGAACAAATGGGTAGTGATTATGCTCTTTTACAACAGTACCGTCAACAGAAACAAGCTAATATAGCTACATCTACTGGTAAAGTAGAATGGGACCCAGTTGGAAAAACTTATGTTAGAACAATGCCATCATTAGTTCCTAATGGTCAACCTATCAAAATTAATGTAGGTAAGAACTATTATGAGACATCTCCTACTGGAGGATCACGTGCAACTAATGATTTAAGAGTAGCTAATTATACTGCTGGTATTATTGCTGGTGGACAATTAGGTATTGGTGGAAAAAGAGGAGAAGAACTTGAAGCTAAGTTTAGAAGTTTAAAAGAAAAGTTTAATTCGGAAACTAATACAGTTACATCAGTAAATAAACAAGGCTTTACTTTAAGTACTGGTGATACAAGATATAAAACAACTAAAGGGTATTTAGAAGCAATTACTGGATTAGAAGGCAAAGTGTCTGGTATTTCTTGGTTTCCTTCTGCTGATAATTATGAAATGTCATTTAAATTAGATGATGCTTTAGCTACAAATCCTGTAGATAGAACTAAATTAGCTGCAGATTTAAAAGCTAAACTTGGAACTGAACAAGTTACATACAATGATAAAACAGATGTTTTTACTGTAGGTAAAATTGCTCCAACAATTGCTCCAAGATTAGATCCTTTTAATGGTATTAATCCATTACATAGAAGTATATTATCTGGTTTAGAAGTATATTCAGGTACTGCTGGTTCTCAAAGAACTAGTGTTGATTTTAATATTTCTGGAAAAGCAGGAAATCCTACTTTCTTTATTAAAAAATTATATGGTAATACACCTGAAAGTCATAGTTACATTTTACATGTAAACGGTAAACCTGTGGACTATCCTTTCGGTTCAACATTACAAGCTTACTCTACTGCGTCAGCATTAGCTAATAATCCAGATGCATTAGGTACTATATTAAACGCAAAATAATAACTCTGTACTTTTATGGCTGAAAATACTTTTGAGCAAGACTACTTATCTACATTACCTGAAAACACTATAGAAGGTTTGCCTAGTACAGAAGAAGTTCCAGTTGAGAATGCTCCTGTAGAACAAGTACCTATGGATCAGCCTGAACAGCAGTTTGCGGTTCCTCAACAAGATCCACCAAGAAGTAAATATAAATCTTATGATGATGCTCTTAATGCTGTTATTGTACAGGGTGATAGAGCATTTCCTCTTGCTAAAGAATCATGGGTAGATCCTAAAGTTGTACCTTATGAAAAAGCTAGAAAGTACGAAGGTACTGACTATGGTTATATCTATGGTATAGACAATGATAACTTTTACGGTGAGCAAGAAGGTGCATTTAAAACTTTTGGTAAAGGTTTAGGTAGACTTGGATTAGGTATTGTTAGTAAGACTGGTGAAGGTATTGGTTATATTGGTGGTCTATTAGATTCAGATAATTGGGATGCAGATATTATTAGTAAAGCATCTGATAATGGATTTTCTGAAATCTTTAGATCTTTAGACGATAAAGTTAAAAACGATTGGTTACCTACATATCAAGAAGCTGCAGATAGAGATAAAGGTTTTTGGTCAAGAGCATTTACAGATGGTGATTTTTGGATGACTGATGCTGTAGATGGTTTAGCTTTCTTAGCATCAGCTTGGGTTCCTGGTATTGCTTTAAGTAAACTGCAACTAGGAGCTAACTTAGCTAGACTAGCATCTGGTATGCGTATTGGTGTTGGTGCTGCTGAAGCTGCTATTGAAGGAGCTGGAGCTGCAGTTAACTATACCAAGAGTGCAGCTAATGCATTTAGTAAGTTAGATAAGTTTAATGCTTGGGCTTTAGCAACTGCTTCAGAGTCCATGTATGAAGCTAAAGCTGTTAAAGATAAAGTAATGGATTCTTTATCTTATGATGAGTTTGGTAGAACAAGATATAAAGAAGATGGTACTCCTTACTCAGATGAGGAAAAAGCTAGAATAGCAGGGGCTGCTTCTCAAAATACTTTCTTAATGAATGCAGCTTTACTAGCTGCTACAAATGCTGTTGAACTTAAATGGTTAGGTCAAGCTTTTGGTAAGACTCCTGGTATTGCTGGTGCAGTAACAGGTGCTGCTGAACTTGGAGAAAGCATGGGAGTAAGAACAGCTACTTCAGGAATAGAGCGTTTCCTTAGTTCTAAAAAAGGAGCATTCTTAACGGGTGTTGCTGAAGGTGTTGGTGTAGAAGGATACTTAGAAGAAAATGGTCAGTTAGCTATTCAAAGGATTAATGAGGCATACGGAACTAGTGGACGTATGGCTGATCTATCTAATACAAGTGAAGTATTTAAACAATACTTTAAACAAACTGCAGATGCTTTAATGGGTAAAGATACCGAAGCTTCTATCAGTATTGGTATTGGTGGTATCTTAGGAGGTATTGGTGCAGGTATTGGTGGTGTAAGACAATTTAATCGTGATCAAGCAGCTACACAAGCAGCAGTTGAAATGTATAATGCAGCTCAAGAAAACTGGCTTAAGTTTGGTAATATTTATAAAACTAAAGTAGTTGACTCTACAGATGCAGAAGGTAATCCTACAAAAGTAGAAAAGATTGTTTATGATGAAAACAATCAACCTATATTAGATGAGAAAAGAATTGCTGCAGTAACTTCTTCATTCAGAGCAGTAAACTCTGCTTTAGAAGAGTCTACTAAAGTAGATGATAAATTTAAGAAAGACGCATTAAGAGATACAGCTTTTGCACAATTTGTTGTAGCTCATATCAATGCAGGTGTAGAAGGAACTATTGATCAAAAGCTAGATGCTGTAAGAAAGTCTGATCCAGAACAAATAGCTAAATTAGGTTTTGTTTTAGGGGATGATATTGATACACAGATCAATAGATATAAAGGGCTAGCAGCTTCAATTATTAAACAGAACAAGTTAATGAATTCTGATATCATGTTTGATGATACTCAGGATGACGTAGCTCGTAAGAATAAGATGATTAACATGGCTGCTGAACAAGCTGCTTATAAGACTATTCTTAATGACCTGTTAACAGAAGTAACTGAAGTTAAGAATGATTTATTATCTACAGAGAACAGTTCTTTGTCAGATGGTATTGTAGATCAACTTAATGAATATCAGTATAGAATTAAATCTCAAGAAGAAGTTATTGCTGCTATGCAGAAGAAAGGGTTTGTTACAAACCTAGAAACTGTAGCACAAGAAGTTCTTGATGGTTTAAAGAAAAGCTTTGATAAGCTTCAAAAAGATAATGAGACAACTGTTTCATCTCTTCAAAAAGATGAGAATGGTTTCTTTAAGTATGAAAAAGAAGATCGTAACCAACCTGGTATATCAGATAACTTAAACAAGAAGATTAAACTTAAGGGTGAGTTACAGAATCATATTAAGAGTATTGGCTTAGAATGGGCTAAGTATGCAGATACTATCAATGGTAAAGAAAACTTTTTACAGTCTTTGGCTGATGAGATGTTATCTGTAGTAGATAGTCAACTTAAAGAACAAGCTTCTAAACCTAAACCAGTTAGCCAACCTATACCTATTGCTACAAAGAAACTGTCTGTAACTTACAAAACAGAGGATGATGTAGAAAATACTATAGAGTTTAATACTGGAGATGTATATACTGCGACAGATCCAGAAACTGCTGAGGTTACTAAGCTTGAAGTAATGGACATCAATGAAGAAGATAGTAGTGTAACTATTAAACTTAATGATGGTGATCCAGTTGTTATTGATGCTGAAGAGCTAGCTGCTACATTAGATAAAGAAGGCTTTAAGAAACAAGAGACTAAAAAGCCTCGTAAGAAAGCTGTTAAGAAAGATGTAGATGAAGAAGGTCAAGAAGAAACAGAGGAGTTAGAAGATAATGAAACTGTTACTACATTTAGTAAAACTAACAAACAACCTAAGTTTGAAGAGGTTGGTTTTAATAAAACATTTGGACGTCAATACTTAGATGAAGAAGATACTGTACCTAATGAAGAAAATGGTACTGATAGATTCTTTGCATTTACTGCTAAGTACAACTTAGCTAGAAGAGGTTATGCTCTTAAAGTAATTACAGCTGATAATGATACATTTGATATCCGTGACACTGAGTATAACGCTAATGATATTAAAGTTGTTGTAGTTAAGAAACAACCACAACAAGATGGTTCTACTAAGTATGCATATGTAAATGTTAACAATGAACTTATTCCTGAAGGGGAAGAAAATAAAAGTAATATTATCTACCGCTCTTTAGCTGGTATTGACACATGGACTGTTGATCGTGTAAAAAAAGAGTACACTGTAGATTCAGAAACTACGGATGAAGAAATCCAAGCAGCTATTGATGCTGAAAAAGCTTATCAACAATCTATATCTGATCGTATTAAAGCTGGTGAAGAAGTATACTTAGATGTTGTTACAGCAATGCCTGGTGTTCAAAGAATTGAATATACTTCAGCAGTAGGAGAAGATGGTAAGCGTCAACTTGCTAAAGCTGAAGTAGAAGGTCGTGTAATTACAGAGAACCCTGACTTTACAGATTTAAGAAGTGTAAGTAATCCAGATGTAAATATTGGTCTGAGAGTTTCCACAGGTCGTGGTGTTGTAATGGCAGGTGTACAACCAGGTCGTTTGGTTATGCAAGAATACACTATGGAGAATGGTAAGAAGATCTATGGTGATAAAGTAATTCGTGTATTCAACCGTGACTTAACAGATGTAGAGAAAGATACTGTTATTAAAGCATTTGTAAGATTATCAGAACTATATATTCAGAAGTACGGATATAACGCTGCTTCAGGTAAAAAGAAAAAGAAGCCATTATCTACAGCTGATCAAGCTGAAATGAGTATCATTGAAGATTACTTAAAGCATGTACTAAACTGGAGCCGTCCTGTAAAAGGAAAGTCTTCAGATAAATACTTCTGGGTACAGAGTGGTCTTCATAGAGGTAACTTAGTTATTCCTTTTACTAAAGAAGATATTCTTAAGAATAGAGATAAACTTGTTAAAGGTGTAACTCACCACGTTAATAATAAAGCTTTACAAGATAATGATAGTTTTTCTACTATTAAGTTTGTAAAAGGTAAAGCTGTATTAGATAAATCATTTGATACTTATGAAGAATACTTATTAGCTAAGAGAGATGATGGTACAACACCACCAGTTTACTCTTCTTTGCCATTATATAATTCTAACACTCCTCAACGTACTCAAGTACAGATCATGTGGAAAGATCCATCTGTAGTAGAGCCAGAGGTTGAACAAGAAGAAAAAGTATCTAAGAAGAAGCCTATTGCTAAGATAAAAGGTTCTTCTGAGTTAATGGATGATAAGATTGATGAGTTCTTAGACATGTCACGTAATGACATTGATATCAATGGTGTTAAAGTTAGCTTTGTAGTACAAGCAGGTGGTTTTGCAATCAAGATTCAGAAAGGAAACTTTAAGCCAAAGATGTCTAAGACATTTGCTAATCAGAAAGAAATTCAAGATAGCAGAAGTGAGATTCTTAAGAACATTACACAAGCTACTGGATATGTGTATGGTGCAAACCGTGGTTTAAAACAATTAGCTGCTCAAGCAACACAAAAAGCTGCTGAAGCTAAAGTTACAGCTCAACAACCTACTGCTCCTGTAGTACAAGCTACTAAACCTGTAATCAATGTATACTGGAGTGGTCCTGAAAATGAAACTAATACTAAGTTACTTTCTAATTTAGCCCCTCGTACATTTACATGGAATGGTGCTGACTATGGTAGTGTAGAACATGCTTATCAATCTAACAAGTCTGGTACATTTGATCAAGCAACATATGATAAATATGTTGCAGTAGGTGGATATGGTACTAAGATTAGAGGTAAAGCTGTAAAGAAAGGATTTGATAACTTACAACTAATGAGAGACTTAGTTGTAGAATCATTCAAACAAAATCCTACAGATGCTCAACTATTATTAAAGTATAGTGACTTTACTCATACAACTAAAGAAGTAATTGATGAAGCTTTCTTAGAAGGATTAAGACTTGCTCAAAAGAATGCACAAGCTGGTGTTACATCAGATGTTACTCCATCCCAAGAAGTAACTGTGCAAGAAGGTCCTTTCTTTAGTGTAGAAGAAGCAGTAGCTAATGCTGTACCTGAGAATGGTAAACTATATGCATCTGTGTCTCAAATGAATGTTAAGACACAAGAGGTTGTTAAATTAGCTGAAGCTACTATTGCTATTCCTTCTGGTAATATTAATGCAGCTAAAGCATTGTTAACCAAGGCTTTAATTGCACAATTAGATACTGATTCTGAAGAACCTCCTTTCCGTTTAGATATAGGAGAGATGGAAGCTACTGAAGACTTTGCTAAGTTAGCTAAGTTTATGAAAGAAAAGCTTCCTATGTTTCCTGTTAAAAAGATGGGACATCTTATCCATGGAAAAGGTTTAGGTGCATTTATGAGAGGTGCTATTCATATCTATGAGAATGCTGGACTAGGTACTGGTTTCCATGAGGCATTTGAAGCAGTATGGGGTACATTCTTAACACAAGATGAAAAGTTAGAATTAGCTGCTGAATTTAAAGCTCGTGAAGGTTCATTCTACAATAAGTTTACAAAAGATACTAAACCATATTCTCAAGCTAGCTTATACGATGTACGTGAGATGCTTGCAGAAGAGTTTCGTGAGTATATTCTTTTAGATAACTCTATAGGAAATAAGATTGCTAACTTCTTTAAGAATCTATGGAAAGCTATTCAAGGATTATTCAGTATGTCTCCTAAAGACAAAACTGAGATGAATAGTGTTATTAAAGATCTATTCAAGAAGATTGGTGCTGGTGGATTTAAGAATGCTAGATTTATTAAAGATAGTAGACTTACAGGTCCAGCTTATAAAGCTGTAGCTGACTTAACACAAAAAGATACTTCAGATATATTAGAAGGTTTAAACTACTATTTCTTTACAGAATTGTTTAAACAGGGTAATAATATTGATAGCATCTTAGGTAAGTTAGATAAGAAAGAATCTAATGCTTTATTAAATAACTTATGGAATACAGCTACTGAACAAGTTATTGGTAATTTATCTGTAGTGAGTCCTAAGATTAAATCTATTGTAGAAGCATACAAAGATGACTTCTACAGAGAGTTTAAGAAAAACTTAGATCGTTATGGTGTAATCTTCTCTGAGATAGAAGAAGATGAAAATAACGTTACTGATACTTTAGGCATTAGGGACGCTATTACTATAGATCCAAGAAGCATGACGTCTACAAATGTTATGTTGTTAATAGCTTCTTTACCACAGACTTCTGTAGTAAGAGGTAAAACAGTGCTTGTTAAGAACGATCTTAACCAACCACGTCTTGTTAACTCAGATAGAGTACATACAACATTATTAAATGAGTTAAGTAATGTAGTTAGTGTTATAGATAAAGACGGTATCCGTAAGAATACTTTAGATCTAATGTTCCAAAAGTTAGATAAAAAGTATAAGACTGCAGATAATAACTACCGTGAAAACTACGGATGGGTTCGTAATCTTAAGCTACGTCTTAAGTATGAGAATAACTTAGGTATGAAAGTGCCTGCTTCTACACTAAATAAAGAAGATGTATTATTAAGAGTTTCATTTACTAAGAGCTTTAGCAATGCTAGATTCTCTCCTGAGAAGCTTATTGTTTCTGATGAGGGTTATATCTACAATACTAATCCTTTGATTAATATCAATGAGGAAAGAATTCGTAATGAGTGGGCTAACAACTTAAAAGTAGCTGTTCAAAACAAACAAACTAACTTAGTTAAGATTGACTCTGCAGGTCGTATGATGATCAATAGAAAGTCAGATGACTATATTGAGTTAATGGACACTGCTAAAAATAGAAGTAGTTATGATTTAGCTACAGCCTTAAATGCATTAAGCGTTTTAGGTATTGAGTTTAACGCTAGTTTAAATGATTTAGCTCCATTTGAAAATAGTATCCGTGAACAAACGTTACAGATTTTAGATGTAATGAAGTCTGGAGAGATTGAAGACGTTGCAGATTTATTTGGTAGAACAATAGTAGGTGGTAGAATTAATACCCTTATTGCTATTGAGTCTAAATTTAATAGTGAAGATAACATCTTAAGTTACAATAATGCAGAAGGTCAACAGCAGTTTAGTGTTGGTCAGCCATCTCTATTAAGTAACATGATCAACATTTTAAACACTGTATCTTCTCAAGAAGAGCTTGTTCAAACAGCTCCTTGGTTAGGATTCATTGACGAAGATGGTGAAGTTATTCTTCATGCATATCAAACTAACTCTGAACTTCTTAAGAAAGGTGGACGCTTGTTTGATATTAATGGTAAGCGTAAAAATAACTCTGAACTTACATTCCATGTTATATCTGGTTTAGGTATTACAGAGGTTGATGGTAATAACACTGCTAAGCTTCAGTTTCCTGAGCGTGTAGCTAATAAGATTCACTTCTTACTTAACAATGTAGTATTTTCTAATATTAACTCAGATAAGAGTACAGAGTATGGAATTGGAATTCCTGGCAAGCTTATGGCTAGCAGAAGAGATATCCAAAGAATGCTAACTGCAGATGATAAAGGTATTGTAGATATGTACATGAATCATCTATATGATGAGATGTATGCTGCTACTATACAAGCAGATAGTCCTGTAAATATTCAGTACTACCGTGATGCTGTATTTAACTTAGGTCACTTTAGAGATATTGTAGGAGCAGACTTAATTGCTAAGTTTAACAAGCAAGTAATTACTGATGATATGGACTTTGAAGAGTTCATTGAAGAGAATAGAGAGTTACTTGAAGATAAGATTACTACATACATTAACAATAAGACTGAAGATACAGTAGCATTCTTAAAAGATTTAGACATCTTTATTAAACCTGATAGCTTTAAGAGTGACTTGTATATTACAGATGCTATTGACAATGACAGTTTAGATGAAATGTTAGGTATTAAAGATACTCAAACATTAAACTACAAAGCTGGAGGATATGATTCTGAGTTAAAGAGCCGTAGTGGGTATACAGAAGATAACTTAAGAACTATTGCTGCTATCCTTTCTCTAAATGAAGAGTTACTTCTAACAGAGCAGCATAAGTTAATCTATGGTCACCCTGCTTTATATAAAGATTTACCTAAACGTGCTAATGGTGCTACATCTACTAAAGAAGCTTTTGTAGAAGATAGTGACATTGTAGCATGGATGGATGATAATATGGTACGTAATGATGGTAAACTTCGTTCAGAAGAGACTCATCAAACTATCAAGAACATATCATTTAAAGATATGGATGTAGTTAGTGCTTTCCATAAAGATATAGCACAAAGTACATATGCTGAAATGATTGCTTCAGGCATTGTTAAAGAGCAAGCTGAAAAGAAAATTGGTGCTAGATTTGATGAACAAGGTCAGATAACTGGATTCATTCTAAATAAGAAGAAAGAATTTACAGGTATGATTAAAGCTTACATGAATCTAGTAGAGGCTGATGCTATGGCTATGGGTTTACCTGACGTAGTTAGAGATATTCTATTTATGAGCGGTAAGTTTACAGCTCAGCGTGAGGCTCAGTGGGATTATGAAATAGCTTATGAGACTCTTGTACGTTCTGGTGCTATGCCAAATGCTAAAGGAGAGACTATTAAGAAAGGAGACCCACGTTATAAAAAAGCTACTAAAGCTGAAATAGAAGCTGCTCAAGAAACATTTGATAAAGGAAATCCAGGATATGTATTTGAGATGTTAAAGCCTCAGTACTTTGGATATGCTAAAACAGATAATATTACTCACCCAGTATTCTTAAAGCATGCTTTACAACCTAAGTTCTACCGTCACGTAGAAGGCAATCAATTTGAGAAGCTTTATATAGCTGCACAGAAAGATAAGGTTGATGTGATTGGTTTTGAGTCAGGAGAAAAGGTTGGTAACGTTACAACTGCAGAAGGAACATTCTTGCCTATCTATAATGAGCTAGGAGAGGTTAATGTTGTAACATCAAATAAAGGATATGAACTACCTACTGACTTACCTCGTCAAGAGTTATACAGTAGATTCTACGGAATTCAAGTAGAACAATCTAGCAAGCCTAAAGAGTTTGTTGTAAAAGGTACTCAGATTACTAAACAAGTAATGAGTAACTTCTATGAAAATGGTGCTCCTATAAATGAAAGAATTGGTGGTCTTATTCAAGAGTACAATGAGACTATCCGTGAGATGATGAGACTTGGTAAAGAAGAGTTACTAAAAGAACTTGGTCTTGAAAGAAAAGGAGATACTCAGTATGAGGCTAAAGATATATCTAGACTTGTTAAGATCTTAAGAAGAGAAGCTGAAAGTAGAGACTTACCTGATAACATGATTAATGCTATCAACTACATAGTAAATCAAGATGACACACAATCTTTAGAGTATGAGTTTGATACGTTGATTAACCGTGATAAAATAGATAATATTCTTAACTCTATTCTAGACAGTAGAATTATTTCTCAGAAAATGAGAGGTAAGTCTTCTCCACAAGCTGCTAGTACTTTGTACGAAGCTGCACCAAGAAACTATGTTTATCTTAAAGATGGTGTATACAAGACACTTACTAAATCTGAGTTAAAAGGATTAACTGAAGAAGAAAGAGCATCTATCCATATGCAGTCATCAGACCTTAAGTTTTACCACTCTAAAGATGGTAAGATCAAAGGTGTTGAGATGTATATTACTTGGCCGTATAAAGAAGTAACTCCAGAAGAGCTAGGATTAAAACTAGTTAATGGTATTTACTTAATGCCAGAAGGTGGTATCAAGGGAATGGACAACGAATTACTTAAAGCTATTGGTTTCCGTATTCCTACACAAGGTATGAACTCTATAGAGAGTATCATTATTAAAGGATTTACTCCTGCAGCTAATGGTGATATGGTTGTAGTTCCTTCTGAGATTGTTGGTAAGGCTGGATCTGACTTTGATATAGATAAGCTTAATATCTATTTAGGTAACTACTATGTAGATATTCTTGGTAAAAACTATTCAGGTCAAGAATTCAGAGACTTCATGATTAAAGACATGATGTCTGCTGGAGCTGATCAAACTTACGTTAATAATGTAATGAACATTATTACTCCTGAGCAGTTTAAGCAGATTAATGAGTCTACTTATACTGATAGAGGTAAACTTAACAAAGGAGCTAAAACTAGTTTGAGTGATATTAGTGCTTCTAAAGAAACACAAGAAGACCTGGCATTTATTAAGGCTAGTCTTACAAGATATAATGCTTCTGTAAAAGGACAAAAGGTTATACGTTATATTAATCCTACACTAGGAACTAAAGAAAGTCTTCAGAATAAGTTAATTAACATTACTTCTGAACTTATCCTTAGCCCTGAGAACTACGCTCAGCTTGTAGCTCCTAATACTACAGATACACTTAAGGATCTTGCAGAAGAGATTAAAGGTTGGAAAGTTGATGCTGGTACTAAACAACTAGAAGATGAGAAGTCTCCTACTTACTTAAGAACATTTATTGGATCTAACAGTATCCGTGAGCGTTACTTAACAGCTAAGAGAATGGTTGGTATTGCTGCCGTGCATTCTACATTCCATGTAATGGCTCAGGTTAGTGGTCTTAAGTTAAACAATAAATATAGTTCTAAAGGTATATATTATCTTAACGCTAAAGGAGAAGATACTAAGACTATTAATATTAAGCTTGATCACCATGGTGAAGATGAAAATGGTTTATACTCTATCGGACATAGACTAGATAAAGCTGGTGCATTCATTAGTGAATTAATCTCTCAAGCTCTATCTGGCTTTGTGGATGGTGCTAAAGACCCATTTGTATTTGATCTTAACTTCTCATTAAACACAGCTAGTACTTGGTTCTATTTACAACACCATGGCGTACCTGTAGAAGAGATTGCATACTTCTTTAATCAACCAGTATTAGATAGTTTGTTCAAGGAGATTTCTAAAAACCGTTCTTCATTTAAAGTGATTAATGGTGAGAACTTAACTAGAAAAGAATTGTTCTATAAAGTTATTGCACCTTACTATAATAAAGTAGTTGGTGGTGATTTACAAGCTATGTTAGCTGGAGCTGCTCAATCATCTAAAGCTCAAGAGGATGCTTTACAAAATCTTATTCTTGCTGAGCTTAATGAGATTAGAGATGAGATTAAAAAGTTTGATAGTAAAGAATTAATCAAAGCTATCAAAGATGGTAGTAATGCAGATCCAAGATTACAGATTGCTGTATTAATGGACTATGTAGAGTATGAAGCTCAATCTAGATTGATGTCTAACTTCATGCAGGCTATTGGATATGATACTAATAAGACTAAAACTGTACAAGAAAACATGTTACAGATTGGTCGTTGGGAAAGATCTAAACAAGAGAACTTTATTAATAATCCAGAAGCTATTCTAGAGAATACATTCTTAGGAGAGATGAAAGATCAGAAAGAAGATGTCTTTAGTATGTTTAGAAACTTCTTCATTACATTATCTCCTGAGATTCAAGAGGTGTTCCAGCCTTTATATGATAAGATTGACAATCCAGAATTCTTTATCATGAAGGATGATGCTATTAACTTGATTAATAGATACCAAAACTTTGTGATTGCTTACTTACTTCACACTACATCTTATGTAAATGCAGAAGGAAAGCAAGAAGTTCTTAATACAATGTATCAAGACTTATTTACTGGAGAGAATTCTTTTGCTTCTACATTGTACAAATATAAGAATTCAGAAGATCCTAATATCTCTGATAACTTGATTATCAAGGAGTTAGTTCCTATCATGACTGATGATGCTACTAAAACAGACAACATCATGTTATTTAGAAACAAAATGGATACCTTCCAGATAAACAACGTTATAGAGTCTTATAATAACTTAAGAAGCTATGGTGAAAAAACTGGTGATGAAGCTCTTGTAAAATTTGCTGATGACCTAGCTAAATTTAGTATATTGCAGTCAGGTTTACAGTCTAGCTTTATTGACTACAAGAAAGTATTAAGTACTGAGATCTACTCTGAGCTTGTAAAGACAATCTTAGATAGATTTAAGTTAGATCCTGTTATCTCAGTTGATCAAGTATGGAAAAGCTTCCATCAAAATAACTGGTACAACAGATCTATTGTACCTAAAGCACCAGCTTGGGTTAGAATTAAGAATGGTGAATTAGCTATTAGTCCTAATAGTTCTATTACCTTGAATGACTTCTTAATCAAGTATGTACGTGACCCTAAGATTAGTAAAGAAGAGTTTAAGAAGATGAAGAAAGATAAGAGCTTAGCTAATGCTTTCCAACCAATCTTATTCCAAAAAACTGATCAAAAAGATAAGAAAGGTAAGCTTATATATATACCTATCAGTAAGGCTGGAAATAGAAACCGCATGCTTGAGATATATAACAATGATCAAGAATCTATATTACCAGGAAATGTAATGCAGATGGAAACACAAGCTGCTCTAACTGCTGCTGAAGGATATGTATCTGCTAAAGAATTAATGAGACAACCAGGCTTTATTAAAGCTATGGAAGAACTTAAAGGTGAGAAAATTCAAAATAATGGTCTTAAAGCTTTAGCTGAAAATGCTGTTAAAGATATGAAAGAAAATAAAGATATTGAGGATATTATCACTAAGAAAGAAGAAGAATCTGTTAAATGTAATAAAGGTAAATAACTATGGGTTGTAGTATAATTCGTAATCCTGAGACTAAACAAGTAGAAAGAGTATTAGCTCCTAACGGTAAAGACTCTAGACTTTTTGAAGATATCCTTTCTATTTTAGGACAGCCTGCTTATAAAGAGGATGCTCTTAAGCTTTGGGCTCAAGTGTATACCACTAAGTTTAAAGACTGGTTTGGTGATTGGGAAAGGCTTGAGCGTATTAGACGTGAAGACCCAGGCATGGATGCTGGTACTCTTGAGACTATTGCTAAATTTGTATCTACAGATATAGATGAGAATGGTGAGCCAAAACTTAGTAATGGTTTATTTACTGATAGGGATGGTAACGTAAGAATGTTTTATAATGCTTTAGAGACAAATGTAGAACAGCTTAATGAAGACTTTCTTATTAATACGCCTTTTACTACAGATATACGTGAGCCAAAGGAAGAAATAGAACCAACAGTTACCACTGAAACAGTAGAAGAGTTTACTCAACCAGAAGATCTAAAAACTAAAATAACTAAATTTTTAGAAAAGATTGGCGTATCTATTCAATCTGTAAATGTAATCAGAGACGCTCAAGGAAATATAGTTAAAGATGCTGCTGCTAAAGCTAGTATGCTTAATAAGATTATTCAGGTAGTAGATGGTTTAGAATCACTAGATACGTTACCAGAAGAAGCAGCTCACTTTTTTGTTGAGATGTTGGGCCCCGGGCATCCTTTATTTAAAGAGATGTTCTCTAAGATTACAGGATATAAGATATATACAGACACTGTAGAACAGTATAAGAATAAAAGAGAGTATCGTAATAGTGACGGTACTATTAACTTTGACAAGCTTAAGAAAGAAGCTATTGGTAGAGTGATTGCTCAGCATATTCTTAAGATGCAAACTGGATCTGAGACACAAGAACGTATTAACTTCTTGATGAACTGGTGGAATAAACTTTGGAATTTTGTTAAAGAGATCTTTAATAAATCTGAAGACAACCCATTTGAAACAGCTGCAGAAAATATTCTAGATGGTAATACAGAATTCCTAGATACAGATATTGAACTAGATGAAGAATACTATCAGCTAGTTGATCCTGTGCAAGGAATTAAACTAGATCAAGCTAATATTGATCTTGATAATAGTATTGATCCTAGAACTGGACAGAAGAGACACATCTACAAATATAAAGGAGAGAATGCTAAAGGCTCTGTTACTTCTACATATGTAGACAGATGGCTTAAGAAAATATTTAGATCAGATCAGAGATCAGAAAAACAAAAGCTTATTGATTTAAATAAAGCTGAGTTTGGTGATGTAATCCATGAGCAGATTCAGAATATTGTTAATAGCTGGACTTATGATGATGGTACTAAACGTGATGTACAAGGTCCTATTGATATTATTCTACCAGGAGCAGTATACACTAGATTAAACACTTACATTCAATCTGTAATGGCTCAGTATGAACCAGGTACAACATTTATGGCTGAGGTTAAAGTGTTTGACCAGAAGGCTAAGATTGGTGGTAGTATTGACTTATTAGTTGTACAACCTAATGGTGTTGTAGATATCTATGACTGGAAGTCTCAAGAAGTTGGTAAGACTCAAACAGACTTAAAGACATACAAAGAAACTATGTATCGTATACAGCTAGAGAACTATCGTAAGATATTACAGCTGCAGTACGGTTTCCAAAAGTTTGGAAAGATACGTAGTATTCCAATGAGAACTAAGTTTACTATTAAGAACGGTCAGATTGATACTATTAAAGAACTAGAGGTAGGTAATATTGACCCCACTTTAATCCCGGATGATAAGAGCTACTTACTTCCTGTTACTCTTCGTACAGAAAGTACGGGGGATACGCAAATGGATAACCTTTTAGAAAAGCTTAATGGTATCTATGACAAGATTGATAAGACAAGATATACTAAAGAAGAGCTATATAAGAAACGTGAAGAACTAGGTCAGCTTAGAGTTGCTATTAGAGATCTACAACTTAAAAATAAAGTAGATCGTTTAGTAGAACTTGGTCTTCTTGAGTATAAGAAGTACGCAGAGATGCTTGATAGTAAAACTTTAGGTGGTAAAGAACTACAAGAAGCTATTAAAATCCTACAAGTATTTGGTGAATCAGGTGTTCTTCTTTATGATCTAAGAGAGCAGTATTTTAACGTAGCTCAAAACAGTAAAAAGAAAGGTGCTGTTGCTGAATATGAAGAACTTAATAAAAAGTTCTTAACTATGACGTCAAGAGTTAGTAAGCTTATTTCTGACTTAGAAGTATATAGAAAAGAACAAACAGATGGTTTAGCTAAGCGTAATGGTATATTTAATATTCTAGATGCTGAAGCTCCACTTAATTTATATAGAGGATTATTTAGTGCACTTAGTAATATACCACAAAAGAGCTTTAGATTATTTTCTAAAATTCTACGTACTGCACAAAATAATAGAGATGCTAAGTTTGATACAGCTGCAGCTAAAATGGTTCTTCTAAAGAAGAAGTTTCTTACATGGGCTAATGCTAAAGGATTATCTGCAGATAAAGCTATGGAAATGCTTCTTCAGATAGATAAAGATGGTAAATGGAATGGTAACTTCTTAAACAAGTATAAGTCTGAGTTTGGTGAGTTAAAGAAAAAAGCTATACTTGCTGGTGACTCTAAGTGGATTGTAGACAATATGAACTATGATAAAGAGAAGTATGAGGCTGCAGAAAAAAGAACTATAGAAAACTTTAAGAGTATTAGTTATGCATTAGATGAAGCTGTTAATGAAAAGATAGTTGAGAAGAAAATTAAAGAGTGGAAACTTAACTATAAAGTAGTTAATGATAATGGTACAGTTAATGTTAAAGCTCTTCTTAATCCTGAAAACTATTACTTAACTCCTGCTGATCAATGGCTTACAGACAAGTGGTTAAACTTACAAAAGCCTGAAAACCAAGCACTTAAAGATGTATATGATTTCTTCCAAACATTAATTGATGAAGCTGAGGATTTAGGTATGTTAGATAAAAGATCTAAGAACTTTATTCCTTCTGTATTTGCTACAAAACTTGATCAGTTTGCATTTGGTGATATAAGAAACATCTTCTCTACAAAAGGAGTATTTGAAAACCTACAAGTAGATGCTGGTAATAACTATACACCAGAGATTGATCCTACAGATGGTACTGTAATCAATCGTATTCCTGTATACTTTACCTCAGATATTGGAGTAAAGAATGATGAAACAGGAGAAGTAGATTACTCTAAGAAATCTAGAGATCTATTTAAAGTATTTGCTGTATGGTCTGCTCATATGTATAACTATGAAGCTATGCATAATATAGAAGACTCTAGCCAAATGTTATTAGACGTAGAGCGTAACAAAAGAAGCTTAGTTACAGATCAGTTTGGTAATGTTAAAATAGAAAATGGTAAAGCTAAGTCTGCAGATAATAATGACAGAAACGCTAAAATCTTTGAAGAGTTTGTAAATTTCTATTTGTATGATAGAGTTGGTGGTAAGTTTAATGATGCTAAGTTAAATATACTTGGTAAAGAATACTCATTACTAAAGTCAGCACAAGCTGCTATGAAATTCTTTAGTCTTAAAACACTTGCACTAAGTCCATTATCTGGTACAGCACAGTTTGTTGGTGGTACAGGTAATGCTTTGTTTATGGCTCAGAAAGGTATTTACTTTACTAATAGAACATGGGCTAAAGCCATGTACACTGCATCAGGAAGTAAAAAAGCTTGGGCTGCTTTAAAATATATGAATATACTTGGTGAAGGTAATACTAACGTTATGGTAGAAGAGCTTAGTTTATCTGCTGCTAATAGAGTGTTAACTACTGAGAATGCTTATATTATGATGCGTATGGGTGATAAAGCTGTACAGTATCCAGTAGCTATTGCTATGATGATGGAGCATATGGTTCAAGATGGTAAGATTGTAAACATACAGCAGTTTGTTAAAGCTAAGTATAACTACAATAATGAGTTTTATAATCTATCTAGTGCTGAGCGTAAAGCTTTAATGAAGAAGATTGACCAAGAAGTTGGTGAGCTTCAAGATAAAGAAAGTGTTTATGTTAAAGGTCAGATGGATAAAGACGGTAATTTTACTATCCCTGGTATAGAAAAGAACAGTGAAGAGTTTTCTGATTTTAGAAATAAGATTAAAGGTGTTAACAAGCGTATTGTTGGTAACCAATCTAAAGATGATATTAACAATATTAGAACTACTCTACTTGGTCAAGCACTAATGCAGTTTAGATCTTGGATGCCAGAAATGATTGAAGAAAGATTTGAAGGTCTTAAGTATGACGATGAGTTACAAAACTGGACATATGGTAAATTCCATTCATTCTTTGGTCATGTGTTTAGTAAAAAACTACCTAAGCTTCTTAAAGCTATCATGAGTGGTTTTGGTGATGATGCAGTACAATTAGCTAAAGATAAGTATGAAGAACTTAAACGTGAAGCATATGAGAAAGGAGAAGACTTTACTATTACAGAAGGTGAGTTTATAGATATTCATATTGGTAACTTACGTTCTATGGTAGCTGAGCTTATGACTCTTACATCTTTTGCAGCTGCTGTTCTATCAATTGTATCAGGAGATGATAGTAATAGAAGAAATAAAGGAATGAAACAGTATTTATCTAGAGCTCTTAAGAAATACTATAATGAATTTGCATTCTATTATAACCCAATTGAGTTTACTAGACTAACTAAGTCTCCATTACCAGTAATTAGTTTGGCTGAAGATATGTTTAGATTCTTAGGTGCATTAAGTAAAGAAGCAGGAGGTCAATTAACTAATAATGATAAGTGGACAGATTCTGCAAAACCATTAAAGTATTTTACTAAGATGGTCCCTATTGCTAAAGAAGGAATGCTTTTATTTGCTACCTACGATGAAGACTTTAGAAAAGACTGGGATATCAAAATAGAACCAGGATACTAATAAAAAAGGGGGATTAATTATCCCCCTTTAATTTTATATTAACTGTTAGTGTCATAATAACTAGACCTATACTTAAACTTGCATATCTAGTTAAAATAAAACTTTTGTCTGGTCTAATACCGTCACACATATTTAATACCTCACATTCTATACCTAACAGACTTCTGTCTGCACTAAAGAAAGATAGTGATACTGTTGGAATTTTTTCAATCCTCATATTATTTTGTTTTAGTTTCTGTTGTAAATGGGTGCCTACCAATGTAACAATCTTCTGGTAAACCCATATATTTTTTAAATCCGTTAATTAAGCTATGTATATTACTAGCTCCAACAGGATTGTGGCTATGTACAGAACATCCTTTTAAAGGTACATTATTCTGTTGACAGTATTCCACTAACCATTTAGCACACTCTAGACCAGTTTTCTCAGTGTATTCATCATAAGTTGGATGCTGATATCCTAGTGCTAGTTTCTGTCTAAAGTAATCATCCATATGTTCATCAGCCAGATCATGGTCAAATGATATTAAGTCTGGTATTCCATTGTTAGTAATCCACTCAGTAAACTGAGTATAATTTCTAACTACAAACCAAGGTTCGTACCCCGGAATAGTTTCCGTTGGGGTACGTTGGTCATCTAAATAGAGTGCTCTTTTCATAGATTAATCTTTTACAAATACACCGTTAACAGTTTTACCTGTACGGTTTTTGATTTCATTCCAAGCAGCTTCTAAACAATCTGCAGGTTCCATACCTACTTGTTTAGCTAGAATGATTAGTGTTACAAAAGAATCACCAATACCATCTTTAAGCTCTTCTTGTTTGTTTTTAGCTAAAGCTCCAGCAGTTTCTCCTACCTCTTCCATCACCTTAAGCATCTGCTTAGGTGCGTTCTCAGGCTTAAGGATATTCTTGTCTGCTGCCCAGCCTACTACGTTTTCAATCAATGTGTCAAATGTTTGCATGTTGTTCTAATTTTTGAATTCTTGTTTCTAAATTGTTTATAAAGGTACGTAAATCTTGGTTACATTGCTCTAAATATTGTACTCTTTTTGTAAGAGAAACTATGACAGTTCTATATGGAGACAAATCTATTTCAAAACCGTTACTTTGTATATGAGCACCAGCTATCAAAGGTGTAATATATATACCTCTTTTACCTGATAGTTTTAATTGCTCTCTATAAGCATATGGAGTTCCTGCTTCTGCTACAGAATCTACCCATTGGTCATCGTATTGCTGATCAGATATAGATATACGCAACTGATCTCGTAACCAAATAACCATTTCATCATGTAAAAAGAACCTAGGAGCTTGGTCTTTTCGTCTATCTTCTAATATGTCTGTTATCATTTTGTATGTTGTTTAAATAAAAAAGGAGAGTGGTTAGCTCTCCTTTTTCTTATCCTTCACAGCTTGCACATTCTAGTATGTTTCTTGCAAATGATTGAGCACTACTTATACTAAACTGATAGTATAGAGTCTTAACTCCTTGTTCATGAGCAAACAAATATAACTGGTTAATGTCCTTAGCTGGAACTGAAGGGTGGATCATTAGATTTAAAGATTGAGACTGGTCAATAAACTTTTGTCTTGCAGCAGCTTGTATAATAATCTCTTTAGGACTAATCTCTATAAAGGATTTAAATACCTCTTTAGTAGGGAAGTCTAAGTGTTGTACAGAACCATCTTTCTTTAAGATGCTTTCCCAAGTCTCAGGTGTGTTAAGACCATACTTCTCAAGCTCTTCTTCTAAAAAAGGATTCTTGTACACAGTTTTACTCTTAGCCAAGTCTTTTATAAAGTAGTTAGACTTGATAGGCTCAATACCCATAGACACTTGTCCATGAATGAATGAGCTAGACTTAGTTGGAGCTATAGCTACAAGAGTAGTATTAGCATATCCTTCTCTAAGAGAAATATACCCATACTCATCGTATAGCATTTTAGATGTAGCGTCAGATCTTTCTTTAATAGTCTTAAAGATATCTACGTTCATCATTTTAGCCTGCATAGATTCAAACTCTACAAGCTTAGATTGTAAGTAAGAATGAAATCCTAATACACCAAGACCAATAGCTCTATGTTGTTCTGCAAACCTGTGGGCCCTTGCCATCCCTGGAAGTGTAGCAGCTTTAGTAATAAACTCATCAATCACTGCATTAAGAAATAGTGTATAAGTTTCAATAGCATCTGTCTGTTTAATCTTATCCCAGTGTAGTAGATTTAGGGACCCTAGACAACATACAAAAGAGTTGTAACTGTCTGTAGGAAGTTGGATCTCAGAGCATAAATTACTAGCTGTAATTTCTAAGCCTATTTCTTTATAAGGAGAGTTGTTATTAGAGTTATCCTTGAACATAATGTAAGGGAAACCAAACTCATTACGTCTCTGAATAATCTTAGCCCAGATCTTACGCTTGTCTGGATCACCGGCTTTCATGTCTTCAAGCCATGCGTTACCAACTGTTACACCATACTGAAGATTCTGAATAAGATTGCCTTCTGTACCAATGTCTAAGAATTCTAAGATGTCTGGATGTTCTACTGGTAAATATGCAGCACATGCTCCACGTCTTGCTTCTGATTGTTTACAAACATCTACTACTGTATCGTATATACGTGCATAGTGTACAGGTCCATCTGCTGTACCTCCTGTAGAGATTACAGTACCACGGGCCCGGATGTTTCCTAAGTATACACTAGTACCTCCACCATATTTAGACATCATACCAATCTCACGACCTGCATTAAGAATGCTATCTAGATTGTCGTCAACGTTAGATCCGTAACAACTGATGGGTAAACCTTTCTGCTTACCAAAATTAATCCACACTGGTGTAGAAAGACTATAATAACCTTTAGCCATATAGTCTTCAAACTTCTGTGCAAAACCATGGATGCCAAGATACTTCTCAGCTGTCCTAGCTATGTCTTTAATTCTTTGTTCTGGGGACTCTGTAATATAACCTCTTGAGAGGAACTTGCGGCTTTCATCATTAAGCCAATAATAGTTAGAATAGGTCATCTTCTGTGATTGCTTTAGATTTTTTATTATAGTCAATTTGTTTCTTGTAAAAGAAGTCTCCCTCCTTAGTAGCTGTAATCTCTACATCAAACCAGTGTGTTTCTTCCAACTGTTTACTGTTTACTGTAAATAGTGGATTCATGCCGATCTTAGCCAAAGAGTTATTAAATCTATTCATGATGAATGCTTTGATAGTTTCTTTAGGAAGAAAGCTAAGCTCACCTTTTTCAAAGATCCAATCTAGAATACCACACTCAGCTAAGTATGCTTTGTTACAAGCAGAATAAATTAAGTCTTCAAACTCTTTATCAAACCATTCTGGATTTTCTGATTTAATAATATTAATTAACTCAGCTCCAAAATTACCATGGATATCTTCTTCTTTAGAAGTAGCCTCTACTACATTAGAGATACCTTTAAATACATTCTTTTCTTTGTTAAAAGACATCATGATCAAGAACTGGCTAAATAAACTTACATGCTCAATAAACAGTGAGAATAAAAGAACACTCTTAGTATACATTTTATTGTCTTTACTACGAGAACCATCTAAGTATTTCTTTAGATAGTCTATCCTTCCTTTGATTGCCGGTATATCCACTACAGTTTTGAACTCATCTTCAAGTCCTAAGATTCTAAGTAATCTAGCATATGCATCTTTGTGTCTTACTTCTGACTCTGCAAATGTCATACCTACATCACCTACTTCAGTGATGGGCATTCTTTTATACAAGTCAGCCCAGAAAGTCTTAACATTAACTTCTATCTGAGCAATAGCTAACATAGTCTTTTTGATTACCTCTCTTTCTTCATCTGTCACCTTAACTCTAAAGTCATCAATATCTGTAGTAAAGTTATACTCAGTATCAATCCAATAGGAGTGACGGATAGCATCTTTATATGCTAACAGCTGAGGATACTCATACGGTAGAATGTTAACTCTAGGTTCAAAGATGTTTCTTTTCTTGTCTTCAGTGCTCATTATATAGTGTATTTAAGGGTTTATTCTTCTGTTTCTTCTTGCATGTTAGCTAACATCTCATCATTTTTAATTTTGATAATCTTGTCACACTTTTCTTGCCAAGAGTTAGACTCTACTTGGATCATAGGTACTTTAAGATGGTTAACTTTAGCTTGATACATCTCTTCTGGATTATCATCTAAGTGCCATAAGAACTTAGTACCGTCTAAGTACTTGTATTTCCATTCCATACATGTAAAACGTACATGGTGTCTAGGTATACCTAGCTTTTCTACAACACCCCACAAACCAAAGTTTGGATCACCAGTAGTGTTACTAGTAATTTGAGCCCATAGTTCTTCTGGAAATGCTTTAAACCATTTGTGTTGATGGTTAGAATCATAACGTGTAGTTACAACCCACACTTCTATACCTAATTTTATAAGTTTTTTAGCGTACTCCTGAACATCTTCTCGTTCTAAAGTACCGTCAAAGTCAAAGCTTACTTTCATATTGATTGGTTTATCCATTTTATAAAGTTATAAAACAGTGTAAGCATTACTGCAGCTATTATAATCCATAGAAATATAATATCCCAATCTTGCTTACTCTGTTTCATGTTCTAAATAGTTTTTAAATTCTGTTGCTGCTTTAGGATTAGTCTCTTCTAAATAAAATATTGTAGACTCATATCTACCATTTTGTATTTCACGCATAAATACCTCATTAGTGAGGCTATCTTTAACAGTAGATAGACTATCTATCTCTTTCTTTAATACAGGTATTTGTTTGACCTGTTCTTTAAGATCAATTAGAGTATAGAATAATAATCCTAGAGTAGCTATGCTTAATATAGCATTAATATATTTTTTCATTCAGCAGATTTTAATCCACAATAAAGGTCAATATAAGCCATTTCTCTTTCAGCAGTTTTCTTATTCCAACGTTTCTTTTTGCGGAAGTATGCTACTCCCCAATCCATCCACTCTTTACGTTGGTCTTCAGTCATGGTCCACTGCTGATACCAGTTATCTTTTCTACCAATGATATCATCATAGCCAACTTCTGGATAGCCGGCTATGATGAACATTTGATCAATAAGATCTTTTATATGGTTACTCTTTTGACTCATGATAAAAATTTCTGACTTTAGCTCCTAGTTCATTATCATTAGGAGTATTCATTATCATCACTTCAGGTATAAGAATATGGTTTCTATTAGTTCCGTTATTATAACAACTACTGCATAGCTGACCCATACCATCAATATACCCATGTCTCATATCTACATGAGTAGATACATCATATGCGGTTTCTACACCACATGATACGCATTTATCTTTCATAGATTGTTTGGTTTATTTACTAAATAATTCTTTTAGTCTATCTTTAAAAGTAAGAGTAACATTATGAAAATTATTACCATCCCATCTTGTTACAGATCCTTTTCCAGATTTTACAAATGTACAAATTCTACACACTCTCACCTTACCTAATGCTATTTTTAACTGAAATTTTCTTGTATCAGTCTTAAACATAAATAAAGGGTACCAGCGTGTACAATCTGTACAGTGTTTTCCTATTTTCATAGGCTAATTTTAAAGAGTCTCGGTTATATAATATACTTAAAATTATTGAACTTCTAGCACGTTTCCAAAAGAAGTTAGTCCACGATCAAACTTTCCATCATATACACAAGCTGCATTAGAAAATACTGTCTTTGTACGTGAGTAGGTAGAGACACCTTGGTTAGTATCTACTCCATCCATATTATGGATATGACCAAAACAAACTAACTTTAGTGTGTCTTTTAGAGCCCAACATCTTTTAGTAAGTGATAGGTCACCACAGAACTCTAATTGTCCGTGTCTGTCAAACGAAAGATCTCGTATTCCTTTAGGAGGACCGTGAACTATAAGTACATCAGTATCATCTGGTATCTTTGCCCAAACTTCATGAGTCTTTGCTCTGTCTTTCATAAATGCCCAATCTCCAAAAGTAGGTGTAATAGGAGATCCATAAAACTTAATACCATCTATTACAACTTCACTATTTTGTAAATAAGTAATACCACGATCAGTAAATTCACTTGGAGCCCATTTATTTCTTTCTATAGAAGTGTCATGATTACCAGCTACAAATATTTTATGTTTAACTGGGACCATTTCATACCAATTAAGAAAGTTATGTACTTCCTGTATATTTCTACCGACATCTCTCCAATTAGAGCAGTCTCCACTATGGACTACTATGTCTATACCTTCCCAAGTACTTGCAGGGAACTGATTGTGAAACCCATGGGTGTCACTAATGTGCAGTATCTTTGTCATCTTTTAAATAGTTTTGTTCGTTTATATAATTGTTAGCATCATTAATATGATTGCATAGACCATCAGCATGTCCGGCATTATAGTCTTCTACACGCTGCAGCATTTCTCTTTGTAATAAATTACTTACAAGATTATCAAATACTGTAGTAGTTTCATACCTTGATCGTACATAGTCTGCTAGTCTTTCTACAGGAGTTTGTCTGTTCATGTGTTATTTTTTTATCCTTCTTGATACTGCTCACCTTTTTGAGATATTGCATCTAATACTCTGTAAAGAGGTACAAGTATTGTTCCATTAGTATATACTTCTTTATCATCTTTAAAAGCATAGTTCATAATAAAGTTAGCTACTTTAACATCTTTTTCATCCGTAATATACTGTAATCTACTACTTACAGATATATCCTTTTTTATTTCTTCTTTGTTCATAATTTTTTTAAAATATATATCTAATGTTAGTTGGGTCAAAATACTCTGCATAAAGACCAGTAAAATCACTGACCATTTGCTTCTTAAGTAACCATTGATAACGTATATTATCTGGTGCATACTGAGAATCTTTAGCTTCTTGTATATCAGGACGCCATAAGAGACTTTGTACTTCCGGGCTATTACGCTTATGCTGATGTAAATTATGTGTAAGGAATATACACTCACACTTAACATCTATATTAGCAGCTTTAAGTTGTTCAAATAACTTACGGTACTCATCTAACCAACCGTCCGTATATATAATAGGACTGAAGTTAATATGAACTTCCATCTTTTCTTGAAGCTTTGGTATAGAAGCAATACGTTCTTCTATGGTATCTGTATGTGGTTCTAATACATCAGAGTATATCTGAGGCATTAAACTTACCCGGATACGGTGTTTATATTTAACAAGGTCGTAGTTTTTATCTACAAACATGGTTGGATACTTAGTAGCAAATGTAGACTTAGCTCTAGCTTTAGCAAAACTAAAATAGTCAAACACATGCTGCCAGTTATAGTGCTTACTCATTAAAGCTACATCAGTGCTGCATCCTATGTCTACTGTATAGTAGACAGGATCAACCTGATTAATAATCTTAGGCCAGGGTTTTTTATCTACCCAGCCACTAATAGAATCAAAGATATCTACTACATTTTGATTTATATACACTCTATCATGATTGTATCTGCCTACATAACAGTATGAACTCATACAACCACCTAAACACCCGTAGATGAAGTTCGGACTAATAGCATCCGAACTTCTTCCATTATCACGGGTAACAAGGGTTTTTGTTTTTTGATAGATTATCTCCATACTAATAAGTTGGTATACTCATAGGCTCTAGATCATAAGATTTAAGTAAAATATTAAGCTGTGTTGTCAATCCTTGTTTCTTAATACTATCTAAGTCTTCTATCTGTAAGCTAAGTCTAAAATAATGTTCCATTGCTGTAGTAGCAATCTGGAATAGTTCAGTCATATCTTGACCATCGTATACACCATCTTCATGACCATCTTTTTTAATCTTACTAAAGAAGTCATCTACTGGTCTTTGAAGCTCTTGATGTAACTGCTTGGTTAACAACTTAATACGTTGTTTCATTAATGATTTATCAGGAAGAACATTCTCTTCTAAAAAGTTAGTCACCATACCACACAGTGCATAGTAGACTATAAGATTATACATCTTATGATTTCTAGGTAATATTTGTCCCATTATATAATCTTGTGAAACTTTAATATATCTTTAATTTTTTCTGCTAAATCTTCAATAGTACCATCGTTAGGTACATAATGATCAAAGTTATAATCATCTAGACTAGTCTCAGAAGGATGATTATTTACTGGTTTAACACCTGGACGTTCTACACGAATTAGTATACCATCTTTCTTTCTGATAGCATCTGCTTCATTAGGAAAACGTGTATCTGTAATAACCCAATTAGGAAATTCTGTACCAGGTTCATATCCACCTAACGGGCCGTCAGCCCATTGTACATCATCAGGTATGTAATCAGATATAAGAGCATTAACCCATACATTTTCATGTAGACCATCTCTTAATCCATCTGTACCAAGTTTTTGTAAGAAGTTTCTTACAGTCATTGGTACAAACTGTGCTGTTATATAAGAACCTTTCTGAGTATATCTAATAGTAGATCGTATTTCATTCCATTCTTCAGGTAAGTCAGTCTTCTTGAATTCCTGGTCTTCAAATTTATGCTTAGGTATACCTGTAAGCATAGAAGCTATTTCTTTAAGTTTACCTGCCCATTTCTTTATTTCCCAACCGGATTGTTCTTCTAACCACCATTCATGTTCATCTTGAGACTTTATTATATCTTTTAATGAAGTGCTGCTATTATTATAACCAGTTTGGTTATTAGCAACTAAGTATTGTATAATTGTACCAACTAGATCTTTTCCTGACCCACTGTACCCTGAAACACCTATAATCATAATATTAGTTTTAATCGTTAAAGTAAAAATCAGGATGTCTTTCTTCTTCTAAAGCTTTAACTAAGTTGTTATGTCCTTCTAGAGCCTCATCATATGTACAGTATCTACGTTGATACTCATTATGTGTGCCACCAAAAATCATAGATTCAAATAACACTGGATCAGATGGTTCAGTAGGTGTGCCAAAGTTCAAACCATGATCAAAAAATAAAAACACTGTAGATACTCTTTGATCACCTATGTAGTTATTACCTACATGTTTAGTAGGTCCGTTAAAAGAATCTTCTTTAGGATACTCACCATCAGGTAGTACTTCTACACTGTGGTCTTCATTTAGTTTATACCATTTCATAATAAATTATATTAAGGGGGAAAAATGAATTTCCCCCATTAGTTTAAATAAAGTTTACTCCAAAGTCTGCCATTACTTCTTCGTAGTTTTCTGGAACTTCTACAATTGTAGGTTCTACATATTCTACTACAGCATTAGCAGGAAGAATACTATTCTTAAATTCTGTAACAAAGAACTTATGTACTCTTTGATGATCAGATAAATAACTCATAGGATGAGACTCCTTAAGAGCTAATGTAATATGATTGTACATATCCCAGGCACTATCTGGATTAGTACTATAGCTGTGAGTTGGTTTATCAATCTCACGTTTTACTATACCTACCTGAGTAAGTGTAAGGATCTCATCTTCAGCAAATAGTCTACCTAAAATGGTACCTTTTTCTCTTGTAGAAAGAGTAATATCTTTAAGCATTTGCTTGTCTTGAATAAGATCATCATAGTATTTAGAAGCATTAGATAACTGTTCTTGCATAGAGATACTCATATCTGATAATGCTGAGCCACTGTGTCTTCTACGATAGCTACCTAAATCTCCTGATACTACACCATTCATACAGATGAATACTTGTGCACCAACAGCACACTTAAATGCCATAGTCTTGTTATAACTATTTGACCAGACAAACATAAGACCCATGTCTGGATCATTACCTGATTCTAAATGATAAATACCTTGTGCTACATCACCACTAATTGTAGTTTTATATAATTCTTTTGTGATGGTAAAACCAGCTGCTGCCAACTGAGTTCTAGCTTCATCTATAATTGCTCCATGTGGAATAACTGTGTAAGACTTACCATGGTTAGGTAAGTTACAGTTTCTTAAATAATGTTCTGATTCAAAAATTGTTTTTACTGGCATGATTGTATATTAAAATAATGATAGTTGTGTAAATGATAAACTCTTTTCTTTTTCTATCTGATGAATCTCTTTATAGATCTGATCTAGATAGTAACTAGTATTAATCCCATAAGACTCAAAAGGTCTTGTTTCGTTTATTTCGTTTAGAGTAGTTTGTAGCCACTGCCCAGATTCTACTTGAATAAGTCTTCCATCTGCATGACACTTGACTAGTTTACCACCTCTATTAGAAACATAATATCTTACAATCTTTTGTAGTCTTGTAGATACTAACTCACCTTCTTTAAGATCTCTTAACTCAAAGTACCATCCACCCTTAGCTTTTATACCTGCACAATAGTCAAATATACTTTGATTAGCTGCTAAGAAGTCTTCAGGTTTTATCCCTTTTGTAAAGTAAGCATAGATAGCTTTAGGAATAATAAGGAAGCTTTTGTTCTTATGGAATACTGCTACTTTCTTTTTGTCTAGATCCTCCCACTCAAATGCACCTTTGCATTTTACTTTACCTGACTTAGAAACAGCTATGTAATTGTTTACATCTCTGATGATCATCTTAGAATATTCATCATGTTCTAGTTCAAGCATAGTCATCTTACACCAGCGGTCACAGATTTCATGATACTTCTCTACATAAGAGTTTGGTATCAATGTCTCAAGACCATCAGTGTTTTGCATAAGTGGTATAGCTTCAGGAATCTCTTCACAGATCATTTCATAAAGCATACTTAAGCTAAGTTGACCGTTGATAGTAATCTGCATAGTCATACGAGGATCATATAGAAAACTGTTTTCGTCACCTGTTAGACCATATGTACTGTTAAGAATAATCTTGTATACATAGTTCTTAGGATCAGACTTAGGAATCTTCTTACGCTCTTCAAAGAACCATTCGTACAGTTCACAAAACTCTTCTTTAGGTAGATGTGCTGGGTGGAAGCCATTACGAATAGCTAGATTAGGATAGAAAGAAGTAACATCAGAGGTCATAATAGTATACCCAGGCTTAGCTTCATATACTCCTGCATCACGGGCCCCGTGGATACCGCCTAGACCGTAGTCAGTTTTCATACCTCTATAGTCTACAGTGTACTTAAATCCATTCTTAGTGGATATAATTACCTGTGTACGTAGATAATCAAACATTCTTTGGAAGTGATCAGTCTTAAAACTAATGTAAGGAAGTATACACTGACCTAAATAGATCTCTCTATGATGTGTTCTAAGTGTCTTGATATGACCCTTGTCCCATCCTAGTTTCTGTGATAGAAAATGTAAGAACAACTCTTTAGATATTCTAGGCTCTGATGCAGAATAGAGATCAATACCATATTCTTTAGTAAGAGTTTGTCTCAATACTATCTGCTCTTTAGAATGCTCTAGTACTTTCTTAGTACTTAGTACGTCATTTACACAATACTCCGTAATCATTTTAAGCTGCTCATCTGTTTCTACAGGAGCAGTATGATGATGTGGCATCTCTTCTACATTCTCCCAATCCATAGAATACTGTATCCATTTAAGACTACTCATCTTGGCACGATTGTCCCAGTGGTTCATCTTAAACAAATCTATCTGTCTAATTTTTATCTTAGCAGGAGAGTATTCTAAAAAACTATTCTGATCTTTAAGAGAGATTGTCTTCTGTGCAAAAGCATAGATGTCTTTAATAACATCTTCTGTACTAAGAGTTAGTAGCTGACGTTGCTTATCTAGAATATGCTGACTAATCTGAGCGTCAAAAGCTAAACCATTGTAGCTAATATGCCATTGGTTCTTATCTTTACACTCATTAAGAAAGTTTACAAACTCAGGAAGGTCGTTACGATCTTTATATATGATAAAAGTCTTTCTAATAGACTCATCCTTGTAGTGCTGAAATACACCAATAAAACAATTGACTAGTGTTTCATAGTCCATTACCCAATGGGTAGGCTTTTTTTCTTCCATAATTATAATTCAGTTAAGCTGTTTCCCCTTTTTGCCGCCAAAAAAAGGCAGATATTCTGCCTTAATTGGTATATATAAACAGGACAAAATTATGCAGTGATGATACTAGACTGCTTTGGTTCTTCTACTTTCTTTTCTAAATACTGCATGTAGTCAAACGACTCTGCATTAACAGCAAACATGTTTAGAAAGTCAATAATTTCTTGTGGATGCTCAATATAATACTCATAGAAAGTTTGTAGCATCTTTCTTTCTTCTCTATAATCTTTACCGTTAGGTCTCTTTCCAATCTTTAAGAATTGTACATCACCCTCATCAGATAACTTAGGTAACATGTGGAAAGATTCTTTCTTTTCTTTACCGATAACAGCTAACACTTTAGTGCTAACATCAAAGATGCACTCGTTATAAGGGCACTCTGGTGTAATAGGTAACAGCTTAAATGTTTTATCATTACCCCAGCTACTGGTAACTAACATCATTGAATTTTTCATTGGTTTGTTTTAATTATTTATACAAAATTAACTACCTTTTTTTAATATTTCCAAATCTTCTACTGGAATTTTTAAGTTTTCTTTCTCCATATCACAAGGATCACATAGTTCTCCAATCTCCTCTATTACTTTTAGCTCTACGTCTAATAGTTTAGCGTATACAGAAAAGTATTTTTCAGGAAATAAAAAGGTTTCTATGTACTTATACTCACTTGATTTATCACCATAATAAGTTTTAATGGCTCTTTTTAACACAGTGGATAGTTTAGAATACTTCCCAAGGATAAAGTTAAACCAGTCTTTCTCATATATTTTAAAATCAAATACATATAGCTTGTATCCTTGTATAGGGATAACTTCTAAGAACAAAGGATTACTTAAGAGCATCTGCTGCTCAAAAGCTTTAAATCCTTCAGAGTCATCATCAGGAAAGCTACAAACTAACTTTACATCATCTGGACTTACCAATCCTTCTACGGAAAGGTAAGTACCAGACGGTGTATAATTACTAGTACGCTTTATACCCAAAGCAGGAAACAGAAATGATCTAGATTTCTGGAAATATTTTGTGTATAAGCTGTCTATCATTTTATAATTTGATTACAAAACTACACTACCTACTGCAAAATCATGAGGTAGATCGTATCTTTTATTAACATAGTGCCAGTTAGCTGCTGCTAATACCTTATCCATTCTTGTCAACCAGTCTTTTAAAGTAGATTCAGTAACATAGAAAGGATAGGTTTGGAACGCTCTATCAATAACTACAAAGTGAAACTTAAGTTCATATCCAGATTCTATAAGTTGTTGATACTTAATGGCTACCATTGTACAGTATATAACTGCTTGCAACCAATAAGAGTAAAACTCAATAGTTTCTTTAAAGTCTTTTAAGTCTTTACTAGTAGTCTTGATATCGTTGATAAAGATAATTCTTTTATCATGATCTATCACAAGATTATCAATAATTCCTTTTAATCCAAATGGTGCACCACTGTATTCTACAGATAAAGGTAGCTCGTTATATACTTCTTTATTGTCAAACTCAGTTAAACTACAGCCAATTAGATCACATACAGACTTATTGGTCTTTATGATGTCTACAGCATTTTTACAGTAGTCATAAGTTTGCTGATCAATAAGTATCTTATCTCCTTTACTCTTTAGGAAATCCCAATAACTTACTGCTTCAGGTACAATAATCTTATCTAGACGTTGTTGGTCTGTCTTTAGTGACTGATGATAGTTCATATCAATCATTACGTCTAATACAGCCTGATCAAAATCTTTAAGTTCAGTTCTTGTATCACCGTTTTGAGATATCTCTACATGATGAGCATAAACTCTATCAATAACAGCTTTAATAGAATCACCTGGAAGTTTAGATGGGCTAATGACAAACTGATCATTGAACTTATCTTCTTCTAAAAGAAGGGCATGAATAATCTTGCCCTGTACTAAATGAGAGTCAGTACGCTCTTCCTTCATCCCTAATACATACAGCTGATAAAATACAGCTGGATTCCACATGAGCTTGTTAAGGCTACTATAACTAAAATAAAACTTCTTTGCATAGAAGTCATTCTCTAATAATTCTGCAGACTCCTGCATGATATCTTCTAATTCCATAACTATTTTTTAATTTTCTTGCCATACACCAAGTTCTACTAGCTTAGCTCTAATACGTCTTTGAGTAGTAGGATCTACACTCATAGCTTCTTCATACTCTAAAAACTTAATAAGGTCATCAAGCTTTCCTTCTAAATCAGCTATGCTTGTAGGGCATGTTTTGATTGGTTGTTCCATAATATTTATTTGTCTAGTTTTTCTGATACCTCTTCAGGGAGATATCCTAATAAGTTCTTCTTTGGTAAAGACTCTAATAGTTCATAGATAGCTGTTACATCATCCATCTCAAAGTCTTTCCTCATCTGTTCTATAACAGCTTCAATAATTGGGTCTTCCATAGTTTACTTTTGTTTTTCTAGTTGGGTTTTTTCATTATGACAAACTTCACAGAGTACTTGTAGATTATCTTGTTCACAGAACAATCTTTCTACAAACCCTGGAAGGTCTGCTCCACAGTTAAGACTACCTGCACCAACTATATGGTCCACGTTTATTTTCTTTTCTGGAAACCATTGTTTACAAGAATTACACTGGTATTCAAACTTTTGTCTTTTAAGTGGACCTTTGTATGGTCTACGAGATTCTAGTTTACACTGTGTAATTGGTTTCCACCATCTTGATTTTTGACGTAACGTACTTCTAATAAAACTCCAAAATGCAGATTCTGTCATAGTACCTGCGTTTCTAGTCTTAGGAGTAGCTGTTCGTCTAGTTACTTTCTTCTTGGCCATTTAATATTCTTTTATTTAATATAGGTACTAAGCGTACATATACTTCTTTAGGACCAAAGTCCTTAATAGAATCTGATGGATCTTTACTCATTGGTAAAGCAGCATATTCTACTTCAGGATATAGTTCCTTATATCTTTCCATAGCTTTGATACCTGGTTCGTCATAGTCAAAAAGTATAATTACTTTCTTATACTTTTTAATATACTGATCCATGATTTCTTTACGGATGATAGTGTTCTCAGAGTCTGGAGCAATGATATCTATAGTAGGTATCTTAAGACTCTTCAAAGCCATGACATCTTTTAGGGAAGATGTAATTACTAGATAAGGTGCATTCTTAATCTGTTCAGAACCTTGGATGTAGTCTTGAACTTTAATAAACTTTTTATCTAGTGTTTTAGGTTGATAGATTTTGTACAGAGTACCATCATTTTTAAAGTAACCATATAAATAGTTTCCTTTAATGGTTAGATCAATAGGACCATCATCACAATCCTTATGCATAGTGTAACTATCTAATGGTCTTACGTTATGCTCAGTTAGTAATTTAGATCCAATATTAAACTGGGTCCAAAAGTACTGATCTTGTGTGGTCCAGGACCTGAAAACAAACTGACTAACTTTATATTTAGACGCCTGTTTAAATTTCTGTACATCATATCCTCCATTATTATGGAGAACAAAGTCATTATAATTCTCTACTACTAAAGTACAAGCTTTATGATAAGTTAGTCCTGTAATATCTTTTACTAGATCAATTGCAGAACCTCCTTTACCAGAACTAAAGTCTTTGTACTTATACGTATCCTTTGTAGGATCATAGTATATGCACATACTTGGTGTGCGTTCTTTAGAATTAAACAAACTTTTAATCTTTATATCATGCCCGCTAAGCTTTTCACCAAGCTTACAGAAGTGTTCAAATATCCATGATGCAGGAACATCCTTGATGTCATGCACCATATTTTTTATTTTAAACATGATGTAGATTTAAAATGAAGAAGGGGGAGCAATACCTCTCCCCCTGATCTTCTAGCAGCTAATTACATATCAAAATCACTATTCACTGGCTCAAAGCTAGACACTGGCTTATTTTGCAATGCTTTATAGTGATACTGGTTATTCTTATCAAACTTATCAAGCTTAGCTTCTTCTGTAGAAGCAAACTTATATTTAGGTAAAGATAACTTAATGATTGTCTTACCATTATATTCTTCTTCTGTACCTTTTAAGAACCAATATAAATTATGTCCTTTCAAGATGTAGATAGCTTTCTCAACCCAGTCTTCAATGTTAGATGCAGAAATATTATCTACATGATCTCTTAAGCCAAGCTCAGATGCAATAACTGCAAGCTTATACATAATCTCATTCTTAGATACATTACTATCATTGAACTGATCAGTCCAGATAGTTGCAGATACACGGCTTGATTGTCCTGTATATTTAGGACCATCTGGATTATTCTTATCAATAGCCCAACCTTCAAAGCCCTCAGATGCTGGGCCTTCTAATACTAACTCTAAGGTTTTCTTATCACCTTTGTTAGATGTTCTAACTTGCCCACTGTGAATGTGTGCATAAACTACTCCTGCTTGTAGAGATTTAGCTGTACCTCCACCTTGTTTTACTTCTTGTCCTTTTGTACTAAACATGTTCTGTTATTTTATATGTAAATGAAAAATTAAATACTAGTTCTCGTAATCTATAATGCTCTGTCTAACTAAAGCTAAGTCATTGGTAATCTCAAACTCGTCAAACATACCTCTTGGTGCTTTACATGTGTTCTCACCGTTATTAGCTGTTTCAAAAACGTATCTGATATTACCATCTTTGTCCTTCTTAACTTTACCAAACAAAACTATGGAAAATAATCCTTCTAACGTAAGCTTTTCGTCAACCATTTTCTTTACTACCATCCAGTTTCCCGGTGGAATAGACTATATCTTCTAAATTTTGTACTTCCATATCAAACCACAAGCAGATTTGGTTCTACCTCTGCATACATTTGAGATTTGACCCCTTCTACAATTATTAGCTAATGCCGCTTCTTGTATAGAAGAGTATTCTTTAAATGATCCATCTGAATTAACAAGTAATACAGCTTTATGCCGTTTACTTTTTGTTTCTTCTGATTGAATTTTACCTAAGTTATGCTTTCTAATTTTTTCTTTTGTAGTATCAGAAAGCTTTTTTCCTAGGTGTGACTGTTTAATCTTTTGAATAACATATTCTGGTCTTTTTTTTCCTTTTAAGGCTTTAGATCTTTTTAGTTTACTTTCTTCTGACATAATCTGTTTTTGATTACCATCACCTCCAGCTGTCATATTAACTAAATCATATCCCCAAGCTTTAAACTGAGCTATCCAGTATTGTTCAAGATTTTTCCAACACATGTTTATTTTAACAACGTCTAAAATTTCTATTGAAGGAAGTAATCCTTTTAATAGTAATCCTTTAATCCAGGCTTTTTTATGAGTACCTGTTCCGTTATTTAAACTATCATGAATATGTTGGGATAGTCTATATTTTAAAGAACTTTTAGTTTTTCCTATATACTTAACTTCTTTAGTTATAGGATCCGATAGTGTGTAAATTATAGTGTCCATACTACAAGTTACAAAACATTCGGTTAAATACAAAATTTAGTTCACCATTTCCCCCAAGGTTTTCTTGAAGTACTCCCCATCACAGGGATAGTCGTTGAACTTTTATCCTCGGCACCATCCGTAGGATACTTAGCTGCTGATTACCCAATCTCTACCTCTTTTACTATATTACAATCATTACTGTTGTAAGGAGTGTGTAGAGCTCTAAGGGCGTTCCAGTCAATTAGATGAATACAGGCAAAATTTCTTCACCAATAGTTTTAGCTTTAAACTTTTTCTTACCTTCCATATCTGATGATTCTTCAGCATGAGTTAAGATAAATACCATTAAGTCATCTCTTAAATCTTTAGGCATACGTGCAATACGTGCTAAGTTAGCACCAATCTGGGTAAACTTTTCGTAACCCTTCTCGTCTACTCTCTCAAAGAACTCAAAAGAACTCATATACTGAAAGTCATCTATCACTAAGTTCTTAATGTCTGGACGCTTCTCTGAAACATACTTCATGCATGCTTCTATTTGTGTAGATGAACTAGCTGAGTATAAATTACCTTTAGGGTTGTCTTTACTCCACTGAACATACTTCTTTCTCCATCCTTTAAAAGGTAGAGCTTTGTTAGCTACGTTAATGATAAATGTTTCTGCTGGATCAAGTGACTCTATACTAGTAGATTTACCTGAACCTGACTCTGCAATTACTAAAATTCCTTGTGCCATATGTTATTTTGTAGATTTAATTAATTCATTTAACCATGTCTTAGTGCTTACTGGCTTACCTGTTTGGATAGCATAGTAATCTCTAATAGTCATCTCACTATAAGGAGCATCTTCCATAGCTGCAGGAGCTTTATAAGCTTGCATAGGAGTCTTAGGTAAAGATGATGGAAGCGGTGCTTCATCTTCAGGACCAAAGTTAGCTGTCTTTTTAATAGCTACTGATGTAGGATTTACAATCCTTAACTCTTCTAAAGGTACAAGATAAGAACCTTTTTCATTAAGCTCGTACTCTTCTTCAAAAGCTGTGCTAAAAGGTACTCTGTACACTTTACGTTCTGCATCTGCAGGTGTAAGATCACGAGTGATTAACTCAAAGAAGAAACCTTTCTCTTTTCTAAACTCTGAAGAAAAGATACCTACTACCAATCTACCATGCTTGTCATAGAATGGCATCTTCATGTTGAAATCTGTACGTGGGATTTCTAAGTCATCAATTAAGTCTTGATGAAAATCTCTGATTGTCTCAAGCTTTAGTTTCTTAAGCTCTTTAACATCTGTTACTTCATGTGCGTTGTTACTTGTCATACTGTGTGTTTTTGTTTTATAATTCCTGGCCAACATCAGCCGAAGGTACTTGTCTGTTGTTTCTTGGTCCTCTTGGAGCCCACGTTTGTGGCTGCTGTTGAATAATAGCAGGAGGTGGGGACTCAATCATACGTTGTCTTTTAAAGTCTGTTTGTAAGAAAATAATATTCTCATCAGTGGCACCGTTACGTAGCTTTAGTAAATGTAAGAATACATTTTCTTTATCAGCTTTGTAATGTTCAGGTCCGTAGTCTTCTATATTTAAGGTGAACGGTCTACTAATAGCAAAGACTAAGTCTGAGCCTTGCATAAGAGCATCACCACCAAATATATCTGATGAACTAGGATAGTTAGCAATTGTACCTGGAGTTCTACGTGCTACGTCTTCCATTGTACGGTTAAGCTGTGTAAGGATAATAACAATAACAGGAAGCTCACGCTTTACATCAATAAGCATATCTGCTACATTGTAAAGTGTTTGTAACTTTTCTCTCTCATCTGCTGCTTTTTTAACAAGCCAGCTATGGTCAATAGTTACAATCATAGGCTTGCCACCTAATTCATTGAAATAGTGATGGATAGCTTTCTTCATATCAGCAGAAGTAAGAGGCTTCTTAATACGTATCCTTTGGACACCTAATTTTTCTAACTCTTCTGCTTCTTTTAGATAGTTTTCCATTTGCTCATAAGCAAAGTCATCAAGCTGTCTTTTAGAAGATAACACTACGTTATAGTCCATAGCAACTTGTGCCGCAAACTCTCTTGCAGCATAGGACTCATCACCCATCTCAAACTGAAACTCTAGGATAGAAAACTCCTGATCAGGATTTAGTCTTTTAGACTCTCTAAGGATATGACTAATAAACATAGTCTTACCTGCAGCAGGACGTGCACCTATTGTAACTAGGCTACCCCACTCTATACCACCAATGGTTGCGTTATTAATAGCATCCCAAGGTGTTTTTAAGGACTTAATACGTCCTTTACGTCTATCATTAATGTATTTTAGACCTTTGCGTAATCCTTCTGCATGCGTTATAGCACCAAAAGGTCTATCTAATTTTTGATCCATAAAGAGATTGTATTATAAACTTGATAATGACTTACTGAAAACATTATGCACAATGTCTTTAGCTTGTGCCATAGCATTCATACTTCCTGCAAGAGAAGCTCTACTTTCAGCTTGTGCAATTACAGTTTCTAGTATTTCTAAGTTTATAATACGTAGATCAGGTCTGGAAGGATCTACAATAGGGAGAGAGTTAAAGAAGGTCTTTACCTCCTCAGAGTTGTGGGTTGTGTTACTCATGTTAAATTGTTTAATGTAATTCAAATATAGGATAAGTTCTCTAAAAAACAAAATTTTTCTTAGACTTTATCTGTAAACCATTCAGCATTTTGCTTCTTATAATCATCCAAAGCTGGTTTAAGAATATCAGGATTATCTAGTAAGAACTGACAATGATCAGCTAGCTCAGACTTAGTAGTTTTACTTACATTATCTGTCTTTTGTATAAAATAACTGCTGTTCATCATGAATTGATAACCTTTCTTTTCTTTCTCAAAGATATAGTAATCAGTTGCTAAGTGGACAAGTGTCCAGTTAAAATGAGGATAGGTTTTAAAGAATACAATAAACTTCTTCTTTAGTTCTTCCACTGACTGTCTAGCCATAGAACCTGACGGTAATGACTTTGGTGGGAATAACTCTCTATAGTAAGCTATCTTTTCTAAGAACTTATCTCCTAGTACTTCTGTTGCTACCTTTTTTTTAGCTTTGATGAGGAAGGTTTCAAACTCATCTAATATAACCAATGCTTTCTGTGTCAAATGACCCTGCTCATTTATATAACCCTTTGCTCTACATATATTAGCCTCAGCTTCTGGATTAATAATTCCAGTGGGCTTAATTCTGCTTCTACAACAATCAAGAAAGTAAATCTGATTGGGGCTGGTGTTGTACTTGATTAACGTTGTCCATAGTTGGTGGCTCATGTTGTTCTCTAATATATTTAAGGATGGTAAAATACTTTAAACGGAATGGTTCATTGGTCTGTACTAAGTCAGTGAATGCATTTACATTATGGATGACAGTAGTATGGTCTCTATTTCCTAAGAAACTACCAATATCTGTTAGGCTATACTTCATTGTTCTAGCCAAGTGGCAGAATATACAACGTAACTCTACAATATTTCTCTCTCTTAATCGAGAAGCTAGAGGAACAGGTCTTTCAAACTTATAAGGTAGGAAAGGTTCAAACATATTCTTTAAACTTTCTAAGCTCATAGTAGGAATAGACGTATCTCCCTGAACATTACGAGTTGTTAATACAATAGGGTAATACCCTAGCTTATCATAAAAGTAGTCTTTAAACTCTGTAATAAGCTTTTTTTCAAGTTTACTGGCATAACTATTTGTTTCCATGTGTTCTTTTGGTTTTATGCACAAATCTAGGTTAATTCCTGGATATTTTGTATATTATAATGTAGGGTTTATAGAAATTCTACACTTCATACGTTTATATATAAATTTTTAAAAAATGGCTAATACATTTTATGCCCAAAAAGATGCTCTAGGGTATCCTGTACCAGGTACATTAATGAGCGTTGAAACTCCGTCAGCTGTTCCTGCTAACACTTTAGTGATTCCAGCAGCTGATACATTAACAAGCCCAGCAAATATTCGTAAGAATGGGATGAGATACTTTGTAAGAAAGGATAAGAAAGGAAATATCATTCCTAACTCCTTGATTGCTAGTATTAAAAAACCTTCTGGATTAGTTTATGAGTTTCAACCTGCAAGATAATGACTAGAGAAAATCCATCCGTTGCTGCTTTTAAGGTGTGGATATTTCCCTCCTTAGTATCATTAGTTAGTTTACTTATCTGGAATGATGTAAACGAAATAAAAGCTGATGTTAAGTTGTTAATGGCTCAGTCTAATATTGATAAGACAAGAATTGATAACTTAGAACGTCAGTTATATAAAACATCATCAGCTCCTTTTGCTCCAAAGAAAGAAGTACCTGAACGTCAACAACTTGTTGCTGTTCTTAGACATGATGATGAGTATACTAAAAATAAAACAGTTAAGTTATGACATTAAAAGAATGGGTTTTAGACTTATTCAAGGATGAGAGAGGTTCTACATCTATTAAACCAGTAATTGGTTTTATGTGTGCTCTCTTCTTATGCGTTACACTAACGCTTAATAGCTTTAGCCATGGAGATATTAAGCCGTCTGATGCTTTAGTAGACGCTGTTATGTACATCTGTATAGGAGCTATTATTGGTGATACAGGTGACAAGTTCTCATTTAAAAAGAAAACCGATGAATAAAGTATATCTCTTTATTATAGGTGTACTAGTAGTCTTTGTTCTTTTGCAGAATAAAGGTTGTGTAGGTGGAGGAAATCATTCCACATCTGATACTACTGTAGTACATGATACTACCTGGTTTAAAAAGGATAGTTTAATATATTCAAAACCGTTACCGGCAAAGATTATTCATGATAGTTTGTTTATAGCTGGTAAGACAGAATACTTAGCTGATACTAATTATGCTGCTCTAAAGATACAATTTGACAATCTTGTTAAGATGTACACTGCATTAGCTATATACGTAGATAGTGTAAAGCTTGATACACTGGGTTATGTTTCAGTTACAGATTCTGTAAGAGAAAATAAACTTATAGGTAGGGTCTGGAAGTATAACTACAAGATTCCTTTTGTTACTAAGACAGTAACTGTCACTAACCAAGCTCCTGCTAAAACACAATTATACGTGGGTGGTGGTGTAAATACAACACAAACTTTAGGACTAAATTCTGCAGAAGCAGGACTTATGTTAAAAACTAAAGCTGATAAAATTTATGGATTAAAAGCTGAAACTGATATTCACGGTAATATTTCTTATGGCTTCCAGGCGTATTGGAAGATTGGTAAAAAAAATAAATAGTATGAAAAAGATTATTGAATTAGTTAAGAAGTTCTTATTTGGTAACAAAGTACAAAAAGCTGTTGCTACTGCACAAATTGTTAAAGAAGTTAAAAAAGTAGCTCCTAAAGCTGCTTCTAAGAAGAAGAAGTAAACATAAATACATATGAACTTAGATAAACTAAAAGGACATGTTCCGGATACTGTAATTGCACAGATTCCTAATGTCATGGAAAACTTTGGTGTTAATACACCATTAAGATTGGCTCATTTCTTAGCACAATGTGGTCATGAATCTGGTGGATTCAGACTTACTCAAGAAAACCTTAACTATTCAGCTAAAGGTTTAATGGGTATTTTTAAGAAATACTTCCCTACACAAGCATTAGCTGATGCATATGCTCGTAAGCCAGAAAAGATTGCTAACCGTGTGTACGGTGGACGTATGGGTAACGGTCCTGAAGCATCTGGAGAGGGTTTCAAATTCCGTGGAAGAGGATATATCCAATTGACAGGTAAATCTAACTATGCTGCTTTTGATTTAGCAGTAGCTGATGATATTTTAGCTAATCCTGATTTAGTGTCTACTAAACATGCATTAGCATCTGCAGCTTGGTTCTGGAAAAAGAACGGACTTAATCTTATTGCTGATACTGGATCTAGTGCTGAAGTAGTAACTAAAATTACTAAGCGTGTTAATGGTGGGACTATTGGTTTACCAGATCGTATTAAGCATTTTAAAGAGTATCACGCATTACTTGCATAAAACTAA